AATTACTTAGCGTAATGTGTAACTTTTACAATTTTCATGTCTGAAAGCATTGATTTTACTTGGTTTTCTTAACCATCAATATTTTATTTTGTTATTTTTGCACCAATTTTGCACCAGTGTATTTTAAATTGCTTTATTCATCTTCTCAATTTCGTCACCCAATTGTTCATCCGTAACATGAACATAAAGATCCATTGTTACTTGAATTGTAGAATGTCCAAGCATCTTCTGTAATGATTTAGGTTGTACTCCTTTTTCAATACATCGTGTGGCAAATGTATGTCTGAGCGAGTGCATATAACAATGTTCAAATTCTTCATACTGCCCATCAACACTGTTAATCATTCTGTCTTTATTTATATTAGCAACAATTCGCACCATCGTGGTTCTAAAAGTTGATGTTCCAACAGGATTACCATTGATGGTTGTAAATACAAGTCCATTCCATCTTGAAACCCATTTGTCATTTTGAAATTTAAGTCTGTTTTGCACTTGTTTTTGATCGTTAAGGACTTTGATTGCCTCATCTGTTAAAGGTATCTTTCTTTTGCTTAATCTTGATTTTGGTGTTCCAAAAAAGAAACCGCCCTTCTGTTTGTCTTGCAAGAGAGTTCTGTTTACATACAAATAGTGATTATCAAAATCTATATCATCCCATTTTAGTCCACCGACTTCTCCGGCTCTTAACCCGGTTTCAAGAACTAAGCAATATGCATTATAGTAAAGAGTGTTTTTTGCATATTCTTTAAATATTTTTTGTTCTTCTCTTGTTAAAACTCGTCTTTCTATTAAGTCAATGTCACGTTTTTTAATTTTTAGGTTATTTGCCGGATTCTTACTGATATAATTATTTTCTACTGCACATTTGAATATTGCGTGCATTGTAATAGCTGTCAACTCCATAGTTCCATACGAATATTTACCACTATCAAACATTTGGTTGAGAATTTTTTGGCAATGGATTTGTTTAACATCTGTTAATTTTATATCTCCAATGGCATTTTTTATAATGTATTTATAACGATGTCTATAATTATTAGTCGTATTATCTTTTACAATTCCTTCTTTATAATTCTCAATCCAGTAATTATACCATTCATCTACAGTCATATTATTATTGCTTAGAATATTATCTAAATATTTTTCTTTTGACAACCATTCTCTTGCTTCTGTTATTTTATCAAAATTCTTTTCTGCACGTTTACCATCTTTTTTAGTAAATCGAGCTTGATACCTACCATCCTTTCGTTGATTCAACCCCACACCAAGTTCTTTACCTTTTAAATCTTTACCCATCTGTACTCCTTTCTATGGGTAAAAGACCAAACCTGTAATAACTATATCACAAAATTTGGTCTTTTACAATTTTAAATATATGAACGTTTTTCTAAGTATTTTTCTAACTGTTTACGCTTGAACAGAATCGTTTTACCGTTATGTAATGTGTAATCATTACCATTTTCTTTTGCTAATTCATACAGTTTGTCTCTTCCTATATTAAAGTAAATAATTGCTTCTGAAACGGTTAGATTAAATTTCTCGCTTAATGGTACTTTTGTTGCACTATCCATATTACGCTTTTCCTGTAGAACCAAAACCACCTCTGTTTGTTCCGTCCAAGTGTTCCACTTCTTCAAACTCAATCTCTGGCTGAATTTTATTGATACGGAACTGACATATTCTATCATTTTTATGAATTACTGTGGTATCCATAGCAATCACAGGAAGTTTCCATTCATCTGCATCTCCCGAATATGAATTATCAATTACTGCGAAACAATTCGTCTGTAAGATCTTGAAATTCTTATATGTACTGCTACGAGGTACAATATTGGCTTCATATCCGTCTGGAAGCTTCATTCCAACTCCAAGTGGGATCAAACGAAATTCACCTTTCTTCAGATGGATTGTTTCGGCTGAACGAAGGTCAATCCAATCCCCTTTGCTGATTTTCTCAATTTTATCAATGTTCTTATCAAAGTATTTAATCTTAATTTTCTCCATTTGTTTTATTCTCCTTGTCTTTGAAAATTTTGTTTATATCTTGAATATAGTTAAACATATCTTTTATTATTGGATATATAGCTATGAATACAATAATTGCGCCAACTATGACTCCAAGAAAAAATAACAGAAACCCCATAATACTATTCATTTATAACACCTTTAACCTCATCTACATAAGCATCAAACCCATTGTCGCAATCTCTTGTCTTAACCATTACCATTCCGCTTTGAACAAATACTGCTTCTACAGTACATTCAACAAGAACTTTATCGCCCTTTTTTAATTTGTATAAATCTTCCATTTCCATATTTGTATTACCTCCTTAATTACAATATAAAACTATTTTGTTCTGAGCAAGAGATTGTTTTACATCAATTACACTTTGGTTCTTTGAACCTCTGAATCTCAATGATAGATCTTTCTGCTCATCTATATATTCTCCGTCTACAAGAATATCTACATTAGAAATTATCTTTTTTCTCTTTTCCCACGCTTCAATGTCTTTTTTATCTAAAACAACATAATCAGCTTGTAATCCTGCAAAAGAACACATAATGTCATTCCAACAAAAGCCAGTATATAACCAAATGGTTTTCTCAGGGAAGGAAATACGGATTTCTTTAATTAAATCTAAAACCACATCTAAATTCTGTTCAGCTAAACACTCACCACCGAGGAATGATACTCGTTTTATATATGGTCTATCAATTAATTTCATAAATTTATCTTTTACTTCTTCTGTCCATTCTTTTCCACCATTAAAATCCCATGTATCAGAATTAAAACAGTTTTTACAGTGAAATGGACAACCTTGGACGAAGAGGGAGACTCCAACTCCCTCTCCGTTAGAAATATCAAGATTACGCATACTTGAATATCTCATATTATTCCTCCTCAATATCGTCAAGATGCGGTACTCTATCATGAATATCACCAAGTCTACCCTGATTCCATCCATTACGTGCCGTACCTTTGTATCCACAAGTTCTACGAGTAATATCCATAGTCATTACATCTCTATTACCACAATTAGGGCACTCCCAAATCAACTTACCACCTTCATCAATAAGCTTGATTTCTTTGCTCCATCCACATTTCTGACAATAATCACTCTTGGTATTTAATTCAGCATACATATTATTGTTATAAATGAATTTTATCACTTCAAGTACAGCAGGAATATTATTCTCCATATTCGGACACTCGATATATGAAATACTTCCACCTGGACTTAATCTTTGGAATTTAGCTTCAATACGAAGCTTCTCAAAGGCATCAATATGTATAAATACTGGGATATGATAAGAATTTGTGATGTATGTACGATCTGTAACTCCTTCAATAATGCCAAATCTCTCTTTTAGTTTTTTTGCAAACTTTTCCGTAGTCGCCTCCAATGGAGTTCCGTATAAGCTGTAATCAATATTTTCATCTATTTTCCATTGAGAGCATTTATCATTTAATGCTTGCATTACTTCAAGACCGAATTTTTCTCCAATACCCTCATCACAATGATAATGTCCAGTCATATACTTAACACATTCAGCAAGTCCTGCATATCCAAGAGAAAGAGTTGAATAACCACCAAATAATAACTTATCTATAGTTTCTCCTTTCTCAAGTCTCGCAAATGCACCATTCTGCCATAAGATAGGGGCTACGTCAGACTTTGTTCCTCTTAATCTTTGATGTCTAATTTTTAAAGCCTTATGACAAAGTTCTGTACGCTCATCAAATATCTTCCAAAATTCATCAATATTACCACCAGATGATAATGCAATATCTGGTAAAGATACTGTTACAACCCCACAATTAAAACGTCCATAAAATTTTGGTTTACAATTTTCATCATGCCATACAGTTAAAGCCGATCTGCACCCCATTACGGGATAACAATTACCATCTTTCATTTCTTTCATAATTTTTTCAGAAATGTAATCGGGTGTTAATCGTTTAATAGAACACTTAGCAGCAAGTTCAGTAAGATACCAATACTTATCTCCTTCATGGATATTATCTTCTTGTAATACATAAATAACTTTTGGAAAAGCTGGTGTAATATATACACCTTCTTCATTCTTAACACCAAGAAGACTCTGTTTTAATTCTTCTTCGATAAGTAAAGCTAAATCATCTTTTTCCTGCTGATTATGTGCTTCATTCAGATACATAAATAATGTAATAAATGGTGCTTGTCCGTTGGTTGTCATCAGCGTGGTTATCTGATACTGAATTGTCTGAATACCTTTTTCGATCTCTTTCGCAAGACGTTTTTTTACAATGTATTCAACAGCCTCACCATCAATTTCATAACCAGTTTCTTCATGCTCTGCAATTACTTCCTCTCTAATTTTACGTCTGGAAATATCTACAAATGGTGCAAGATGTGCTAAAGAAATACTCTGCCCCCCATACTGACTTGACGCCACCTGTGCAATAATCTGAGTTGCTACAGTACATGCTGTGGAAAAGCTGTGTGGTTTTTCAATAAGTGTTTCAGAAATTACTGTACCATTCTGTAACATATCTTCAAGGTTAATTAAACAACAATTGTTCATATACTGAATTAAATAATCCATATCATGAACATGAATCAATCCATCATCATGTGCTTGTACAATTTCTGGTGGTAAGATATATCTCCTTGATGCGTCTTTGCTAACAATTCCTGCAAGATAATCTCTTTGTGTAGTGTTTAATCTTGGGTTTTTATTAGAATTTTCATTATTCCAATAGTCACTTTCACCGCTTAACAACTCTGCAATTTCAGTATCAATAGTATTCTCATTTTCTCTCTGAAACTCACGAATACTTCTATATCCTTCGTATGCTTTTGCAGTAAGTCTCTGCTTCTTAGTAATCAATTTATCATAAACCATTGATTCAATATCAGAAATACTCACATCTTCTTTATTGTTACATTCTTCTTCAATCTCGTCTGCAATGTCTTCTGCAATCTTTGGTTTTATAATACCTGAACCATTTTTCATAGCTTTAAGAATTGCAGTTGAGATTTTTGATTTGTCAAAATCAACCTCTGAACAATCTCTTTTAATAACTACCAATCTATTTTATCTCCTTCCTATTTCTCCCACGTTAAAATTACAAAATTCCAATCCTTTTTATCGCCAGATGGATATTCATAAGCAGTTAGTTCATGTGCAGCATCACCCTCAAGCTCTTTATCTGCTAAAACCAATGCATCATCACGCATTCCGTCCAAAATTTCTTTTACTTCTTTTACTGTTAAACACATATACAATTCTCCTTTTTAACTTCATAAGAAATCAACCTTTCTTTTCATTTTTAATAAAATCTGTAAAGCCATTATCCTCGTGACAAGTATATTCGAAATTATAATAACTTTGTCTCACTGGATTTGGTTTTGCGATGGCACGAAAACAATCTCCTTTTACTGGACAATGTAAACTGCTACATAACGTCATATCTGGTATAATTACCTCCAATCTATTCTTCACAAACTAAAACAGTATGCATAACAGAATCATCTAAATTAGCATGAGTTCGTTTCTGCTTAACTGTTCTAATATAATATTCTCTGTCACCAACTTGAACTGTTACGAAATTGTCTTTATCATATAACGCATCAGCAAGACTTCGACAACTCATATATCCTGTGTATATCTCAATCACTTCCTTTCCTAATATCTAACCATATAAAAATCCTTCACATACTGCACAACATCATCAGCATGAAGCATTAGATTCGTTGCCAAACATTCCTTGATCCAAGGGTGAGTCTTGTCAAAAATAGCATTATTTCTTTTGTGTTCTAATATTTCTGGCACGTTTGCATATGTAATAACAGGGATATTTAATCTATTTGCTTCATAAACCTCGATTGCTGTTCCGATACTTTCATTGATACCATTAATGTTCGCAATCACAATATCGCTTTGACGTACCATATTGAGATCAAACTGCATAATTTCCTTATTTGTATGACCTTCTATGTTATCAAAGTCAAAGTAATCAGCAGGATTGATGACTTGAATCATTGAGTTACAACATTCTGCTGCTATTTCAAGTTTCTTCCTTAAAGCTTCTCGCCATGTGTCATATTCAGTTTTTGTAAGACCACCCATACGTCCAGCTAAGTAAATAGTTAATTTATTACTCATCCGCTTTCTCCTTTAAAATTTTTTTATACCAATAGTTAACATTACTGATAACATCCTCAATATCATCAGATTGATTATTGTATACGATTCTATCCGCAAGCATTTCAGCACCATTAAAATCCTTAATATCAGCTTCCATACGTCTTTCAACTTCCTTTGGGTTATCACCACGAATGGATAATCTCTGTTTAATCGTGTTTAAATTACTATATAAGTAGATGACAACCATTGGAATCTCTTTTGCTTGCAAATCTCTCACACCATCAGGCGTAAGAATCGCTACTGTATCATCGTCTGTGTCATAACAATCCGTTAATGCAGTGCCATAATACCAAACACCTTGCTCAGTATTATATTTCTCCCATTCTGCAAAAAATCCATCTTCAATTTTCTGTTCGAAATCTTCTTGGGAAATAAAATGATATGTAATGTCCTGGTTTTCGTTTTTTCGTGATGGTCGAGATGTAAATGTTACCAGACTTTTATAACCATGTTCTTTTACTAATTTATCTCGCACAAATGTTTTACCACTTGCGCTTTTACCAATTAAACAGAGTATAATCAATCACCTTCTTCCAAGATATTTGTAATTCTACCATCTTCAATTAGCGTTGTTTTGCCATATTTGAATAAATTCATGCAATCTTCTAATGTAATTTCATCTAATTCTAATACCTGTGAATAATTAGTCATTCTTTTTTACCTCGTATTTCTTACAAATTTCAGCAAATTCACTTATCTCATTTTCATCATCAGAGTAAATGGTCATCTCTAATGGCTTACAATGAGATATATTTAGTAATCCTAACATAGATTTTGCGTCAACGACATGTACTCCATATCTTGCGTCAACTTCACTATTCATCCTGTTAATTGCAACCACAAAGTCTTTTGCATCGTTAATACTTTCCAAATCCAATTTATACGTTCTTTCCATTTTCTTTTTCACCTCTCTAAAACAAACCCCACTAATAAACATTAGATCACCTTTTCATATACTTTAATTTGCCTTACAGTGGATTCCCATTCTGGACAGCAACTAGATATATCGCCATCTCGTTTAGCATTTCTGTTCAATGCTTGTCTGTCTACAATAAATTCACTTAAACAATTTGTAGATATTGTAACGATATTCGCAGAATCGGTGTGTTTATTTGCCTTCTGATCTGACATAATACAAGGAATCACTTCATCATTTGCCAATATCAAATCAAAATACTGTCCAATTTCACATCCAAAATGTGAACCAAGAGCTACACAATATCTCCCATTTACCATGCGAATACCATAATCACCTGTATAAGCAATTTGTTGAAGTTTGTACTGCTTACTCCCTCTACTGGTAATTGCTGTGTATGGCATCCAAGTTTTATTTTTAACACATGGAACATTGTAAATCATGTAATTGATTGGTTTATCAGATACATAGTCTTTATGGATATAACCAATTTTGTTATCAAGATCGACAGTATACCAAACATCATTCGTAAGTTTATTTTCAATGATAATAACTTTTTCATTAAACGAAACTTGTTTAATAACTTCTGAGTTCTTACTTGGCTGCTCTCGGATGTTTACATATGTGCTAGTTACATATTTTTCCTTGTACTTAATTTTCTCTTTTGATTGAGATAACAAGTTTAATTGATTGCTGAACCCTGCCGTAAGACAGGGTGCAACCGTTATGCAAGGTTTTTCATTACAAACCTCTGCTTGTGCTGTTGGAACAGAAGTTGTAAGAACTACAAGAACAACCATTCCAAATGTCATTTTTCGTAATAAAATACATTGCCTCCTTTGTGCTATTAATATGTTACATTTGTATATTCTCTGTTTGAATTGGGAATATTTAGCGAATTGTTAATTATAAGAAGGTTCAGATTTGTCATTTCTCACGATTTCAAAAATAGGGAACTGAACCGAAATTCCACCATTTTTATTCTTTGTTTCACCTTTGAATTTAATCTGCACAATTTTACCAATAATCTCATTAGGATTGTTCCAATAGTAATTTCTCTGCTCATCAGTAAATCCAGATCCTACACCGAGTTCATATCCTTTGTAATCACATTTAATTAGTCCAAGAGTTCCTTTATATTTACCATCACCCTCAGCAATATCAGTGCAACGAATATCGGCATGTTTAAATGACTTCACTTTAAGAATTCCATTATTACGTTTATTTTTCCATTTGGTATCCTTATTGAGCATCAGCCCTTCCCAACCATCTTTGTCAGCTTTATCAAGCAATGGTTGAATAACTGATTTATCACTTCCTTCATATATAATAGAAACAACTTCAAGATTATCTGTATTTAAGCGAGAAATCGCTGTTGTTAGTGGATTTAAAATTTGTTCTCTACGAGCTTTATATTTTAATTTACTCTCGCCATTTTCAAATTCTTCGTTTGGGATACATTCATAGATTACAAATTTAATGCAAGATTTATCAGAATCGTCAGAATTGATAATACCAGTTCCAATTTGGAAATTGTCATTATCAGAAAGATTATCATAATTTTTACGAATCAATTCACCATTAAACATATAATTTTCATGGTTTGGCAATCGTTCAATATCTTTAATGATATGGTCAAGACCTGTAAATGGTTTACCCTGACGACTAATTAGCTTTCCTTTATAATAAGCACAATTATTACCATTAAGTTTTTGAGATAAAGCAAACCATTCACCATCTTTAGGTTCATTCTTCTCGGAAATTGGATATGCTTGCTGTACGTCCCATGATGGAATCAAACCATGAATCACACTATTTACAACTTTTTTATCACAACCAAGACGAAATTTCTTTGTAACCATCTGTTTGTAAAAAACTTGATATTCTTCTGGTTGGTTTTCGATAAATCCTTGTATAGTTCCAATATCCATATCACTACCTGAATTAAAATCTGATAAGTATTTTATAACTTCTTTGAAAGAGTTCAATTCTGTTCCTGACATACCAACAAATTTGTTTAATTTCTTATCACTGATACCAGTTACCACATTTGAATCAAGTAGAAAAACCAAACACTTTTTAAATAACTCATTATCCTTGTTGGCTTCAATAATTGTTTTCTTACCATTTGTACTGCTTGTATTTTGTATCTGTTTGAAAATTTTAATTACTTCTTCCATTTAACCCCTCCTTCACGGCTTTAAAATCATCACAAAAATAATAAGTATTAAAATTGTTGCAATGTAAATAGCAATATTAGCAGCAACTTCTAAAGTAAAGAAGTTCATCAATATAACACCAGTTATTGCAAGAAAACCTGTCCATAATGAAATAGCTATGAATGAAAGACAAATAACACATAATAAAACTTTGAATATTTTCGTAAATTTATTCATCGGAATTCTCCTTTTTTAACAAACTCCATCCTTGATACCACATTGATTTAGAATTAGCATGTTGTTTGAATAATTCTATTAATTCATCTGATTCAGGAAAGAATGGATCTCTATGTAATATACTATTGATATACCCAAGAGCATTTAATAAGAATTGTCCTGGTCGCATATCTGGAAATGACCTCTTATGTATCTCACATAATTGCGAGTAAAATGAGTCTAATTTTTCTAGATTTCTTATTATAATCACCTCCTATGAAATGAACATTTCTTTCGATTTTTTGTCCTCTAAAACCCTTATAAATCAAGGGTTTTCAGACTCGATATCATCAAAAATCACTGGAATTCTTGTTTTAAGCTCTTTTAACAGCTCAATAGTCACTTCTCTCATCTGTGGATGCGCTGTCTTAGGAACTCTAAGCCTAAAGAAGTTTCTCCATTCTCTATAGTTTGCAGTAATAGTAATTTCTGTCTTTGTGCTGTTTGGTAATACAGAACGAGCAATTTGTGGTGTTGCTCCCAACTCTAACATTCTCATATAATGTTTCTCTGCGTCTTCCATAGCAGACACCCACTCAGTATACACTTCTGTTAATTCCTCAGAAGACATATTTCTCATTTTTGTATCAAGATTCATACCAGGAGTAATATCAATGTATGCGCATTCTCCTCCGAATTTATTATTGGAGTAATTACAATAACGAGTTGATTCCTGTGCAAATGATGCAATTCTATGTCTAACTAACTCATGAGATACACCCCTATCAACTGTAAATTTCACAGATAAAGATGAATGTTCAATCATTGCTTCGTGACCATTTCTAATAAGCATACCAACAAATTTCTTTGCAGATTCACCATCTTCTGTAATACGATCTTCTGACTTATAACATACTCGTCCAATTTTTTCGATATGCTGTAACTCCTTAATTCCACCTTCTGAGATAGGTGTCAAAATTTCAAATCCTGCTCTAATTTTTTTCATGTTTTTAATCTCCTTTATTTATATATTTTGACTTCTAATGAAAGTCCAATTTTTACTGTTATTTATCTTCTAAACTATCAAAGAATTTTTCCAACTTACTCAAAACGACTAAACAATCACCATTATCAGAAAATTCTTCCTCATAATCTATAATACTATTATCAATACACCATCTTTTGATTTGTTCGATTGTCTGAGTTTTCAACTTTTTATCATACTCATATGTATCAACTTCTTTATAATATGGACAATCTGTTCTTTCTCAATTGCAAGGAACTGAATTTGTACCTTCCTGACAAAACATGCTACATTCAGCACAATCTGAACCAAATTCCTCGTCCGTTATAATTACTTTATCGTCATCTCTATACCAACTTATATTAATCACCTCTTTCGTTATATTATTCTCTTTTTATTTGTGAAATGATGAGCGACTTGCTCTAAGAAATGTAATAAAAATTATATAGAAATCGTAGCAATGAAATAATGGTTTACTTGGATTTTAATGACTGACTGCAAATATTTCACAGTCTCCTGAATATAAGTCTTTGCAATCAACAAAATCACTAATATGATCCTTAAAACCTTCTGCAATTCTATCATCTATTTCTTTTTCAATAGTATCATGAACCCATTTATAAGCTTCTAAATCTTCTTTATTTGAAAAGTAAACTACATATGGTATGATATTGAATGGACGTAATAAAAATTCAATTCGTTCAGCATCATCAATTTTTTCAAACTCAGATAACACAATATTATAGGCGTAAACAGGTGATTTCTTATCCCACTTATCATAAGTAAGACGATTCAAGAATGCATTTTTTATTGTATCTTTTTTTGACATTATTTCTTTTTTCAATAATTCATCTCTATTCATTTGCCATCTCCTTATTTCCAATTAAAATATTGTGTGTCCTTACATGTAGGACATTTAATGTTGTAAGAACCAAGTCCATCGTGTATAACTCCCATTTGCGAAGTGCAATTACATTCATTCTTTTCTACTTCAAAAATCGTGCCACAATTCTCACATGTTATTCTTTTTGTGACAGGTTTTAATTCGCCTTGTTTAATGATTTTCATGTTGTTCTACTCCTTATATATTCTTTCATAATCTTGCAAGCTACTTCACAAGCCTCATTAACATTTTCGATTGCTTTGTCTTTGTTGAAACCTACATAGTATTCAATCTCTGCAATAGCATCTGCTGAAGTTTCAGGATCAAGAATACGAATTGCTTATTCTATTGACATCTCACTCATATAATCTTCTCCATATCATAATTTTCTCTGATATAATCACACAGTTCATTCATAGTGGAAATGATATGCTCATCTTCCTTTAAGCAAGGATGAATATTGCACATACAAGAACCTTTCGCTCCATTTTCTTTGAATAGCTTCCAATTGAATGTAATCCACAACAGAGGAACTTTAGTAAGATTTTTCGTAAATAATCGTGTTAGAATTTTCATAGATTATTACCTCCTACTGTATTATTCTCTACAGTTGAGCCAATAAACTTCTTACTGGTTCTCTACTCATATTTTCTTTTGCCCATGAAATATAACCAGGATCAATCTCTTTGATTTGTGGAAGCGTCTTTCCTGAATATTTTCCGAATGTAATTACATAAGAATCAATATCTGGTAACTCTTCCTTTGGAATATCAACACCACCTAATGCAGAAACTACATCATCAGAATATGTCATATCAAGATTAGACCTACTTGCTAAATAATCACACATATGTACAAAGAACTGCTCGTCATTTTCAGGCTTTGGTAATACTGTCTTACTTCTCTTTGTAGAAGTCCATTCGCCAGAATGACTTTCACATAATCTTGCAATATATGCTTTTGTATCAGCGTCTACATCATGTTCAACAGATGTATTTCTCACCCACTCACCTGCAAGCATCGGATGTTCGTGTACCGTATATCGAGAACCATTTAGCCCACATTTAATTGCATCATGAAAAATTGGTGTGCAGCGTAAACAATCTCGCTGTCGCTCATTGGTCTTTTCTTTTACATACTCTAATCCAAGAACATAATTCATTACTTCTGCAAACATTAAAATATGAAAAATCTGACCATGCGGCTGACACTGTGTTTTATTATGATACTTAAATGATGTGCTACTTGGAATTGTGAAGATATAATCTGGAATCTCCTTAATCATATCAGTACAATAATCTCTAATCTCATCTGTCTCAAACTTATTTAATAGTCCTTCAAAAATTTTTACCTTGCCCATATTCTCTCCTTTACTTTAATATCTTGGAATCCAAACAATTTTTACATAATTCGTATATCATCCTGCCCATATATTCTCTTTCTACAAAATAAATATGCATGTTATTTCTGCTTTGCCATGTAAGCAATGTTCTAAAAAACGATGTCGGATTCAATTTCGATTTATAGTTCTCTGTAAAAATATCCTCTATGCTGTCATTCTCTATAAGAAGATAATTTTTCTCTATATTAATCATTCGATTAAATTCTTTAAAAATTCTGTCATCATCTTTAGTTGCATTTGCTATGTTACCAGCTAACTCACTTACAGAATTCTTTCGTTCAATACAAAGTTCGTCACTAAAATAGGTGTCGATTGAGAAGCCCAATTCAGGGCAACTCTCAACCATAAGACCATAATCACCTGTTTTCAATGCTCTTGACTTCCATTTGATGTTATTCCTATCAAACCAATCAGTAACATTTTTATTAGTATTCTCACGAGTGTCTACTAATACAACCATGTGCGACAGTAATTCTTTATACTTTTTGTCTGTATAATACTGTTTCATTTACATCTCCTAACAAATTTGATACTCGGAAACCCACCATTCTTGTTCATCTGTTTCTTGCCATTCACCATCAACCTTTTTCATTTTTTGTTTTTTATATTGGTTCGTGACTTTTACAATATCTCCACGTCTGATAGGATTCTGTTTGAATATTTTCTTGCTAATTTTTACTGGAATTGTGTTACCATTTGCCAATGCATACAGCTTCAATCGTGGGGAATAGTCAACATTAAGATCCAATGCCACACAATAACCTGCTAGCTTTTTATCAACAATATCTACATACCCAAGATTTTCTATCTGATAAGCAATCTTTGTTCGCATATCAGTTTTCTCATTTGTGACATTCTGCAAGAGTTTATTAAGTAGTTTTACACTATCTAATTCCATAAACGTCTTCTGAGTTTCCTTGCCAGAACATTCTCTTAGTACGTCAAAATCAAGTCCATACTCTAGTGCCTTATCCTTCTTCATCTGTTTCTTGCCATAATATTTTGAAAACAAATCACTACAAGTAAGTAGATAACGAATACCACCAAATTCTTCAAAGAAATCGAGTTTAATCAAGATTTCAAGTTTTCTGCTATCAACTTTGAGGTCAGAAATTCTTGCCAATAAGTCAATAAATGTATTAAATTTCTCATCTTTAATGGAATATAAATCATTTGCAGCGTCTTCATTTAGGAACTTTACAGAAGCAATACCCTTGTAAATACCATCTTTATCACAAGAATACTTTGCAGTAGAATGTCTGAATTTGATGCTATGAATTGTAATACCAAGTTGTTTTGCTAATTCTGTACCAAGCATAATGTCATCTTCATTATTGGCATTATTTAGATACGCAGTAATAAATTCTTTCGGATAATAATATCTGAGATAAGCACACATATAACCAATCATTGAGTATCCTGTTGAATGGTTAAAACCAAACTGGTAATTAGAGCTGTCCTCTATAATCTTCAAAAAGGCTTGTGCTTCTTTTTCTGCAATTTCTCTAGGCTGAGAGGACATATTACAATATCCTTCAAGAATAGATGGTAACGCAGCTTCAAGACGATCTTTTTGTTTACGTCCAATAGCTCTACGAATATTATCAGCATCGCTACCACTCAAGCCACAAATATTTGTAAGGAATTTAATTGTATCCTCCTGAAATATAAGGAATCCATGATTATCTTCCAACAATTTATCAATCAACTCTGATGGATTTTTGTTCGGTTCATGAGCTAATAACCTATCTCTATACGATTCTCCTGAAGGTCTGATTGAAGCATTTACAAGTGACAAGTCATTTACGCAATGACATTCAAACTTTTTCATTGAATCGTAAGCAAATTTTGATTCAAACTGAAATATTCCTACTGGGCTATCTGCTATATGCGCCCAAACCTTTTCATCATTCCAGTTGACTGTATGGGATTTCGGATACGGAATATGTGCTAATTCACATGTATCTTTGATAATTTCTATGTTTTTCAGACCAAGCAAATCGTATTTTACGAGGGATACTTCATGAATTTCTTCCATATTAATACTCAAAATACGTTTACCATCCTTAGACCAGAATGTTCCATAATTATCAGGTAGTGTTACTGGACTTACAATAATACCTGCTGGATGCATCGACTGAGAAATTGCCGTTCCTACAAGACCGTCAAAATAATAAAATAACTTAGGATATTGTTTTTCTTTTAAGTCCTTCAAAGACTTTTCGTTATACTCAAGTTTACTTTTAAGTTCTTCCAAGTCTTTTAAACACTTTTCATTATTTTCATATCCATCAATAGATTCAATTTTCTTAATCTTGTCATTGCAATCAGTAATACCATCGGTAAATAATGAATACTGAGCTTTTACTTGCTTGACATCTCCAAGTGGCATATTTAAAGCTCGTCCAATCTCATCAATAGTACCTTTATCAGAAATTGTACCGATGGCTAATACATAAGCTGTTTTATCAGCACCAAACTTTTCAATGATATGCTCATATACTAAATGTCTTTGTGATGGTGCAATATCCAAATCAATATCACCAATCTCTTTTCTATCCTCATTGGCAAATCGAGAGAACACCGTATTCCATACTACAGGGTTTACATCAATAATATCTGTTAAATATGCAATAGTTGAACCACCAACAGAACCTCTACAAAAACCAATTGGTATACCATTATCCCAACACCAACATACCAATTCTGACATGAAAAGCATGAATCCAACCATACCAATCTTCTTGAATACTCGAAGTTCTTCTTTTATATTCTCCTCATATCGTGGATCTGGTTGAATAATTCCTTTGTCAAGCTTTTCATGATACATTCTATAGATACGCTCTACAAATACCTCTTCTTCATTGTCATAGAGAATCGGATATTTAAAAGCTGTATCTAATTCGTAATCTGTAACAGAATCAGCCATACGGTTAGTGTTCTCGATAGCTTCCAACACAACATTCATAGGTAAAGAGCCTTGCTGTTTGAACATATCAACTAACTCGTCATACGATTTATATGTAAGGTCAAATTCATCTTCGTTTGAAAACTCAATATGTTTTGCTTTCTGAAGAATACTCCTACACTCAGCCTTGTAACTATCAATACTATGTGTATCTGTTCCTGCTATTAAAGGCTTGTTGTATTTCTTTGATGCCTCATAAAGCATTTTGTTATATCGAATCTGATCCATAGACTTAACATGTGGCTGAATTTCATAATAGTCATATGTTTTCATCAGTTTGTCATATACAATCTTTGCATTTTCCAATTCTGATTTTGCTTCTTCTATCTGTAAATCAAATGCATTATTGGATTTTTCAATACATTGTTCTACATATATTTCATAAGATGTGTTATGAATAATTGTGTCATCTTCAATCCACTGATTTCTTGCAGCTTCTGAATTTAGTTCTGTATAAAGTCTGTTAGCTTCTGTTTCTTTATTTTTTTCTAATTCAGCTATTTTTTCATCAACCTGTTTTCCAATAAAATTAGGATATTTACTCAATGGAGATGCAAGACATGCAGAAATTTTAATGACATTATCAGAAATATTAAAAAATTCATCGAATGTAATTCTTGGCTTATAGTACATATGGTCTGATTGTGTAGACAAGTCAACCAATGTGTTTATTTCTTTTACACCTTCAAAATTCTTTGCTATAAGAATTGTATGGTAATTATCTCTTTGTTTTGGCTCAAGCGCTGCGGTCAAATAAACCTCAACGCCATGTAGATATTTTAAACCTTTGCTATTTGCATACATTTTCTTCTCAATATTATTGTAAATATTGCCATGCTCTGTAAAACAAATAGCTTTCTGTCCAAGTTCTACTGCCTTGTCTACATATAACTTATAATTTGTACAACTATCTAATAAAGAATCTTCTGTATGCAAATGATATACTGTATAGTTACTGATAATATCACCTCCTACTCATATGAGTCAGTTTCAGGGTTATAATGTCTATTGTCGATTTCATTCTTCTTGCTCGTTGGTTGTGGTTTGTATTCACATGCATGATTTCTCTGACCGCAAAGATAATGACAATAGTAATAATCTGGATTAGGTCGCCACTCTTTTTCTTTTTCAATCAGTTCAAGAGTATCTTTTGCCCACTGAATAGCCTCATCGTACTCTTCTTGAACCCAAGGCACTTCTATCCACTTTTGATCCTTAAACATGTTCCATTTAAGTTTTGAAACAGAGCCATATTCTTTTATTACAGGGATTGAATATAAATAAAGCTGTCGTTTGAAATCTAAGAAGTGCTGTTGGTCAGATTTGCTAATCTTACCATTTTTCAGAATTTTAATACTTGCGGATTTATGGTCAATAATAATAATCTCACCAGTTTCTTTATCCTTTACAAGTAAATCTATATATCCGATAAAATCCTTGTCGTTAATTTTAAATTCTACTTTTTTCTCAACTCCAAGAACTTCATATTTTTCTAAATCAAGGTCAATGTTATCAAGGTAATCAATACCTTTGTCATAATATGATTGCCTAATATTTACGAATTTATTTGGTGGAGCATCGTGAGGAACATCCTCATCGAAGTGTTCCTCATAATACTCATTCAATTCAAACAAGGAAAGTTCACCCTTTTCATATTTTTCAAGGATTTTATGAATAAGTGAACCATATTCTCCAAAAAAACCATTCTCAGATTTATTACATTCTAAGTAATGGAGTTTCCATTCGTAAGGGCAATTATAATATGAATTCAGTCTTGAAAACGACCATTGCATCGTTCCAAGTAAAAAATCTAATTCTTCATCCATCATAATAATTTATTCTCCTTATTTGTCTGGAAATGTGTTATCTATGCTTCTGTCAACATATGGAAGCCTGTCGGTATATACATTGTCATCCCATGCAAATTTTGCGTCATATTCATCGTAATCTGTATAAAATCTACGTGATGTCAGGTCATACCATAATCCCATCTGGAAGTCTGCCTTGCCAAGTAATCTGTCTTTTATTACAGTTAAAACCACATCGTAGTTATGCCATTTAGATTTCGGATCATTTTTCTCTTTTTTGGAAACTCTTCTAAGACCTATGGATCTCATAGCAAGATTGATAATATTAGAAGTACCAGATATGTCATACATTTCAATATCAGAATTTGTATCTTGTGTTTTTCTTGGATGTGCTATCAGAACAACAGCCACGTTGAATTTAGCAGTAAACTTAATAAGTGCATTTATCAGATTTGTTTGTGCCGTATTTTTGTCACTTTCAGAACAATTCAAGTCAATCATCATAAGATTGTCAAGTACAATCAGCTTGCATCCAAACTTTCTAACACATTCTTCAGCAGATTTTAAAACTGAATCTACATCATTTGGCTCATCATCTCTATAGATGAAAAGCTTCTTATTATAATGTGCTTGCATCTTCTTTTGTATTGCTTGTGGAACTATGTAATATTTACGGTTGTCTCGACTTGTCCTTTCAACCATATTTCTTCTGCCAGCGATAATTGTATTAAACCAGTTTGCACTCATTCTTTCTGGCATTTCCTTGCTAAACAAAAATACAGGACTACCATCATCAATAGTCCTTGCTATTGTCTGATCAATAATACTTGTCTTACCACTACCAGGTCTTCCTGATAATACCGTCAATGTTCCATAGAAGATTTTTAACAACTCATCGTCTAATGGTTTAATGCCAGTTTTTACACCATCCATCTGAGAAATATCAAGTTCCTCAATCTCTGAATAATCAACAACACTTTTTACAGGAACATCTTTTGCTTCTGAAATAAGATTCATAACAAATTCTTTTCCTCCAACTTGTAAACAATCATTGGTATCCTTTAGTGGAACTCTCTTACCATTCTCTTTTTCAAAGAATTCAGGTGTTGATATATATTTTGTTCGCCATGTACCAAGACGATAAATACATTCTTTTCTCATTTTAATGCCTGCTTCATCGTTGTCAGACCAGATAATAATAGATTCAAAATTGTTTAACCAATCCCAATTTTCTTCAATCCAATGAAGATTGCCAGCACCAAGAGGAACACTTACTGTATTGATATATCCTGCCTCAATAGCACTCGCACAATCTGTCTCGCCTTCTGTTATAAGTAACGGCTTTGACGTATTAACTCTATTCATATTAAACAAAAGTGCTGATGTATCAGCATCTTTTTGACACCACGTTTTAGGCTGACCAGAATGTTTTTCAACAGTTCTTGCAGGTCTATACTTAACCATAGTCAAAACATCATTTGTATCATAAAAGTTAAATACTCCGTTACCATGTGAATCCTCTCGAATATCCAAATAGTCAATTACATTTTTTGAAATGCCACGCTTTCCCCAATAGTCAACTACATGCTCTTTTTCATTTATTGGTTCTTCATGTGGATATTTATAATTGTGACGAGTTCTTACATCCTTTTCGCCAAAACTGTATTCGATACCAGCTTTCTCGAATAGATACTTGGCAGCTTCTAAGAATGTGTTTCCTTTTTCCATTAAGACATCAATAATATCTACCGTTTTATTACATCCAAAACAATGAAAAGTCTTATTTTTCTTGTTATATATAAAGCTTGCAGTGTCCTCATTATGATAAGGACAACAGGCTTTCAGATTTTTGTCATCAAAATTTTCTAATTCAAGTAGTTCTGCCATTAAAAAGGCATTATTATCGCCAAGTTTATCTTTAGCTTTTTCGATGTCAGTTTTTTCGATTAGCAATTACTCACCGCCTATGCTTTAAATTCTTTTTCGTAAAATAGCTTTCTAAGTCCATATAGAATCTGAACAGGTTTTGTTGAATAATATAATTTCGATGATTCAATATTTTTTCTGATAAACTCTATAGGTACTTTGTTTTTAAAAACCATTGTGTTTATTGCTCTATATGCAATAGGGAACTGTGTTTTATCTTCTATACAATCCATATAAACATCTACACAGTCTTTAATTTCTTGTTTCATACCTGCACAATCCCAATGGTAATGTTTCTTGTTTATTACCACGGACTCAGAGGCTTTAACCTTTTGTCCGTGGTGTAAACAATACTTGTATGCGCAGACATATTCTCTTTCTTTTTTATCTGCCATATCTACCTCTTTTAATTAAATGGAAGTTCTTCATCAATGCTATCTGGAGTATTCATAAAACTTGTGTCAGTTGGTGCATTTGAATTGGCGGTGTTGTTTGTTGTATTACCATCAGCAGAAGCCTTACTCTCTGCAAACTCAACCTGCTCAACAACAACATCTGTTGTGTATACTTTCTGACCATCTTTATTTGTATAAGAACCAGTCTGAATGCGTCCTTCTACAACAAACTTTGTACCCTTATGACCATACTTCTCGATAAACTCACCAGTTTTACCAAATGCTACACAATTGATAAAATCTGCTGTCTGATCTCCGTCTTTCTTAAATCTACGGTCAACGGCAAGAGAAAATCTTGCCACTGCTGATGTATTATCTCCCTGTGAATATCTTACCTCTGGATCTCTTGTTAAGCGTCCCATTAAAATTACCTTATTCATCTATTCTTGTCCTCCTTATAATTACGCCTGTACTGGCTGAATTTCCTTAATCTTTGCTAAACAATCCTTTGCTTTCTTCACATCCTTAATTGCATTTGGATTTCCACTAGGAACAAATTCTTTTAATGTCGCCATTAATGTCTTATTTTTTGTTCCTCCAAGCTGAGTACACATTGAGATAATCTCCTTCTTAATAGCAGTAATATCTTCTGTTGACTCTGCCGTTGCTGTAGCTGCTGTAAACTTTGGTCTTGTTGGCTCAATATCTGAAGTATTAGCCCACTTAATAATTTTCTGACCATGTGCTTCTGTAAGAAGCGTTGCATTGTCATTCTCGAAAATGTGTGTATTATCTTTCTGTGGCTCTGCCATGTGTGTCTTCTGGTCTACTGTAAAAGTACAAGTAAACTCATATTCAAAACCATCTCTCTGCTTTGCACCAACACCAAGCTTCTTAACGCTTGTCTTACCTCTGTCATCCTTCTCAATCTCATACTGATCCTTACCTCTCATAGTAGCAATTAAGTGAATAGGGCTTGTTGCAAGCTTATTGATAAATGCGTCATGTCTTGGAGTTACCTTTCCCCATGCCTGATATGTACCGCCAGCTTTCTGCTGTAATTCAAGACATCCACCTTTACCATCCCACTCAGGAGAAGTGCTATCCATAAGAAGAATGTCATATCCTTCATTTACTGCAAAATCAATTGCATCTGAAAACTGCTCTGGATTGAAAGGCTCTACGAGGTCAATAATGTCATAATCAAACTCGTTAGCGTAATATCTACCTCTTGCTCCCTCTGTATTAGCCATTAAGATTCTGCAAGGTTTTCCTGTAATCTTTTCAAGTTCCTCTTTCATTCCTGTAGCAAGTCTTAATGCTGAATAAGTCTTACCACCGCCTGAAGGTGCCATGAGTGCTACCTTTGTGTAAATCTTTTCTCTTACTGCTTTCTGTACCTTAAATGCCATTTAAAGTATCCTCCTTTAATATAAAAATTTTTATTGATAACTTATATATAAACGCCCTTCTCAGGACGGAACATGGAAGTAAATCTATATGAAAATTTATCCATAAACAGTGATTTTTGAGTGCAATAACCCAAGGGTATGCTGCTAACCACCCATATTTTTATTCGCTGTTCAGTTGTTCGTATGTGGAAATTTTGACTTGATTAAGTCGGATCAACTATTCGATATGCTAATCTTTTATCTGTAAAGATTTCTTCTCTATTGTCTTTTAATTTTGTGATATTACAAGATAAGTGCATTTCATCATATTTAAGATTTGAAATTTTACAATTAGATTGGATACTGTTTCCTTTCATAACTTTTGATTTGAAGAAAACTACTTTACCATCATAATTTTTATGTGCTTTACAATATTCATCCCAATTGTCTGCCTCAACCACTCTTGATTGATGATCTCTGATGATATTATTTTCATCAATGATTAGATTTGTTTCAATTACTTCTATGTATATCACCTCACTTATATATTCTCTGTTCGTTTTAATTCACTTGTGTTTGTTTTAATCAAGCTCTTCTGCCTCTAAATCATATAATTCTGCAACGGAAATGTGTTCATTTTCTTCTAATGTTGATTCTGCATTTTTAAAACTATTCTATATTATTTCATATACATCTTCGTTTTCTTTACAGTCCACTTTTACATATCCATCAAATCTCACTCTATATTTCATATTATCTACCTCCTAAAATTTTCCAATGAAACAGTGAATTACTGTGACTGTTTCACTTACTTATTCTCTGTTTTACTCTTATTATCCAATTCTTTTAATGTTTCCGTTATTTTCAAAACTTCTTCGTTAATACATTCATTCAATTCCTTTTGATATTGTTCAATACTTTTCTTATATTTTTTCAATAGCATTGAAATTACCAGATTCACCTCATCTTCTGTTAGTATGTTTTCCGTATTGGAGTGTTTTGAATGAATAAATAATTTTGCTGATGAATCAGTATCATTGTTATAAGATTTAATGTTATCAATAACAATTTTTGCATTACTGCTTATTGAATCAATATTACTAATAAAACAACGGCAAGCGTTATATATTCGATTATCCATATCCACCTCTTACTTATTCTCTATTCGATTTTCATTTTTATTGGAAATTGTTTGGTTGATTAACCAATAAGATAAAGCATTCCGATTATATAATGTAAAGTCTGGTCTGTAGTATATGTAATCTTATTCCATCTTGCTTTCAACGGATCAATAATCAGATGTGAAATAAAGATTACTGCCAACTGCCATGTCCAACCGAATACTACTAGAAATGGAACACAATACAATGCACAATGTACAAATAAATGATACCAATTCTTTCCTTTTGTTTGTGCAATAAAATCACATTGTAATACATAATCACCAATTAAGTGACATAGCACAATCAATACAATTGTGTGTAAATTTAAATTCACCATACTCACATTTCTCATCTCCAACTATTTATTCTCTGTTTCAGGTTCTTCTAAAACTGCAATGCTCAAAGTTCCTGTATCACAATTTCTACCCATTCTTGTCTTAAATCCAAGTTCATTCAATTCTTTGTCTAATTCGTATAGATCATTTTCATCTGTACTGTAAATCTTACTACCTTTACAAATCTCGACAGCTCTTACATAATTTTTATCTTGCCAAGCCGAACTAATATATAACCATTGGTCTGTATCTACTTTAGATATTTTATTTCGTGGAACTACTGTGAATGGTTTAAGAATTTCTTCGATTTCATCTTTATGTTCTATGTAATTATCTACTGGATCTCGTATCAAATTAAGACACGCTCTACAACCTCTTTTATATTCCATAATATTATTCTCCAATCTGCACCAAGAAATGTCAGTTTACTTGGGTTTAAAACATGCCATTAAATCTATTATTGAATCTATCATTAAAATTTTTGGTCATATTCTTCATCTGACGCTTTGTAGAACAATAAACAATAAATTTAAGTACAAGAAGCAATCCACCAATACCAAACAAAATATACTCAACAATTGTTGGAATTACTAAAATTGCATTTGCTTTTAATACCTCTGTTACAATTCCTAAAATAATAAATACGCACCACATAATTTTATATTCTCCCTTCGTTTTAATTTAATAAGCTTTTATCAATAATCTGAAAGTTTGCTCTGTGAATATATAATGCTTTACCGTCAATCATAAGTTTTGTAGTCTTAGGTAAATCTTGACATACCTGCCAATACACTTCATCGCCTGAATAAGCACAAATCGGATCGCCTAACTGAGACTGAATTACAACTACTCTTGATTTACCAAAGTAATTCTTATATTTATTTACAACACTTGCAATTATTACATTGTCTCCCAAACTGCCATCTGTTGTACTATTGATAACTTCTGGACTCTTAAAGTCTACCTCTGGATTTAATCCTTTCTCTGAAAAAATCATTGTACTTCCACAACTCTCTACCTCTTTACCATCAATGGTAACTGTCACTACACTAGATAATGTCTGTGTATATCCCCATCCACCATCAGAACTATACGACTGTTCTTTGACAATGTTGGATGCAAGATCAATTTTCTGACCACTCATGTCCATGAACTTTTCACCTTCATTAGAATAAAACGAAGCATTATATGTATTACCTGTGATTGAACCATTTAGTTCATTTACTTCGTTATCTAATAATGCACATCCTGACAAACTTCCTACTGCTAACGCAGCAACTAAAATTGCTGTTACAATTTTCTTTTTCATGTGTTCCTCCTTTATATTCTCTTATTTCGTTCCCAAGAAATCGAAATTTACTACGCTTCATATTCTATTGCAGCCAACACTTCTCTGTACGGTGTTTCCATTGTTTTTGTACTTCCCCATTGGGTATATGTTCCTTTCAAACCTGTGTTAAATGGTTTTACAACTTCATACTTACAATATTTTGTAGAATTATTCAAAAATGCCAATCCTTCATGACAAGCCAACATATCGTGCTGACGCTTTTTATCTTTAACATCATATGTATCAAATAATTCTTTATATTTCTCATCTGACCATATTCCAACTCTTGTATTTCTGAAATCATGACACACATTTTTACCAACAAGTATTATATTGGATATTCTCTCTTTCCCAGCTTTTAAGACATAATCAGTTGCATTTACATCGCAATTAAAATTAAACGTCCTGACTGTTTCTTTTCCTTTAAATTTATCCAGTTCAAATGAAGCAATGTTCGTACCAACAAAACCACCATTCATCACTAGCCAATCAATGTGGTGCATTTTAATATAATCAGCAACAAGCGTTAATGCTCCACCAACAAATACATATTTTGCAACTGGTGGCATTTTCTTTAATACTTGAACGCCTAAACTTTCAAGTATATCTTTTCTTTTCAATCCATCTTCTGTCGTTGGGTATGGATCGCATACAACACATTTTAATACTCCTTCGTTATATAAATAATGAGCTGCAACAACATCATCCACATCAGCATCTAATTCTGCAATATATACTATTTCTTTATCCAACTTTTCACCTCCCAAGGAAACCGATATTTCTTGTCTATTTTATCACTATATATAGTAGTTTAAATTTATCTAACTACTATATATAGTATGTATTTTTTATGAAATATACTACCTATTGTATTATTCTCTCTTTTACTCCAATAAAGCAGCAATCTCATCAATTTCCAGCTCTGTTTTCTTATCATCAGAGAGCAACTTGTCCAGCTTGCTTTCCATTTTCTTCAAATCAGACTCTTCTTTCTTCAGACCAGATACCTCTAACTTACTCTTAATATCTTTAATCCATGCTGTCACACTGTATCCTGAAATTTCAAAATCAACCATATTAAGATCATTTGCAGACATTAAATATGAATTCAATCTAATTAAAAGTAATAACAACGCATCATCTGAACACACGTTAAGATTAATTGTCATTCCATCCATATTAAGAACGCAATTTGTTTCAGGAATAAACCTAACCTTCTTCTCAGAAATTGATTTCTTCTTAGTTTCAATCTGTTTCTTTAATTCTAAAATTCTGTCATCATTTTTACTCATTAAACTCGTACTCCTTTTCATATTCTCTGCCATTTGCTAAATATTTTTGAATATACATTGGTTTCATCACTTCAAAAATCTTTTCTAATGTAACTGGAATCATATGCTTTTCTTCTATGTCTTTATATGGATAATTGTTTGATTTAACCATTTTAGATGTGGTCGGAAAAATATTGGTTACTTCACTATAATCTCTGTAGTACCTACTCGTATTATCTTTTATACGAACAATAAATAAGTTATTATTTTTGTCTTCTGGATAAATCTCAAACTCATATTTATTTCTACCGTAATATTCACTTATAAATTGTCTTTCGCTCCAACGACCAGAAGATGATCTTTTCTCAAACTCTTCAAAAGTGAGATATTTATATTCGTTTTTTGAGCTGTCGTATGGAGAATACTCACGGCTTCTTTCTAAATTATTGTAGATATTTGTATATTTTTCGCTGCATTTGTTATCAATACACTTGATAAATTTATTCTTTGGTAAAGATTTATAATGTTCAAAAATACCATTATGCCAAAACCAAAAATGTTTACCTTTATTTGTTCCTTCCCAATAGTCAAAAGCTTCAAATTTACCCATATAAATCCAGTTCTCATCATCTTTTGTGAGATATGTAGCACCGATAATTAAATCTTTTGCTTTAATGGTTTCATTATTATGGATAATTTTATTAAACTCACTAATCTGTTTATAATCAGGCGACTCAACTGGCATAAGAACTAAATCCTTACCGTCCCATCCATATATAAATTCTCCTTCAAGCCCCTTACCCTTAATACAGTTTGCATTTTCGAGAATATACAATAAATTTTCAATGGTAATTTCAAACTCAAATCCTCTTGGATCATACACTCTACAATAAGCATGTCTATGATCCCATCCTGTAGAGTAATCACCAGCTTTCTTATTGAGTACAAATCCTTCTGTTGGGACATTATCATATTCATTATTTGGGATATTCTTATCTCGCCAACCATTCCACGAAGTCTCTTTTCGCAGCTTACCTTTCTCATCGTAGTAGATTACATAAGCAAGCTTTCCTGTATATGTTTCTGAACGATTTTGATATCCAACATTTATCGTTTTAGGAACAAAAATGCTACTGTTCATTCTGTTGTCTTCTCCTTTCGTTGTATAAAATCATTTTCGCAAGAAACGAATCTTTCTTGTTCTCAGTTCACATCATTATGTGTTTCGCCATCTGAGTAATAAATGTTCCAATCCTTGAATAACTCAATCAACTTATCATTATCCCAATCATATTCATTAAAATGTGTAATGGCGATTGATTTTTTATCTCCAAAGTTTCCTATATCTTTTGAGCATCTACTATATAATTCTCCTAAATCAAGTGTTCCATATCTTAATGTATCCTGGAATGGATTTGGTACATTTGTTTTGTCAAACATATATTCGTTGATAAATCTCTTATTACATTCAGATGGAAATTTGCCAGCACCATGTCTTGTTAAATAAGTACGAGATACATAACAAGTTTCAACATTTATTTCATCATTCCATTCAACATTTTCAATTATTCTCTTGGGATTTTTAATACCTGTATTAGACGGTGTTAGATGTGGAAAATATTCTGTATTATTCTGATCGAGTAAAAGTCCTTGTGCAGCTTCAAATACAATATTGTCAAACTGATTTAAGAAATAATTATTTGATATAGCCAATGAGTGATTATTCATAAAATCCCAATCATCTAAAAAGTGTTCAAATATACCATTATCAAGGAATATTCTTGACCATTCATCTGTTAATGTAATATTCTCTCTTTCAAATTGTTCTAAGTAATATTCCCTGATATGGTTATCTACATCAGTTATGCCAGCTTTATATCTTTTGATAGTTTCAAAAATTCCCAAGCCACAACTACCATGTTTATTTTTCCCACGATTTTCTTCTATAATCTGATTTGCCATCATATCAAAAGGTGTAGTCAACATACAGTTTTGATTGATATAAGCATTTGGAATATATCCTAATTTCATCAATTCATCATATTCCTGCTTAAAAATAATTGGATTAACAATAAAATCCTCAGATAAATATGTACTTGCATGATTGAATGTTCCAGATCCAAAATGATGAAAGACATGTCTGATTCCATCAGGCGTTGTTACGGTATGTCCTCTCTGAGCACCACCATTTGAACAAACAACAATACTATTAGGTTTCTGTGAGAAATAATCTGTCATTAATCCTTTTCCACAATCTCCAAAGTTAGCACCTATCACAATCTTAATGTCTTTCATCTTTTAAATCTCCTATCCTACCAAGTAATTCCTTCTGAGTTAGAAGGTGTAGTAACTGTATCTGCTACATTATTCTCTGCTTCATTAACAATAATATCTACAATCTCATTTGTAATACTATCCATAGTCACTCTTCTAAAATGTGTATCATCAAGATACTTCTTGTAAGACTTTTCAATCTCCTTTTCATCCCATCTGTAACCATGATTTACATCTAAATGATAAATGTTAAACTTCTGAGAAGCCTCTTCGTATAAATCCTTAGTTTCTACATCAGACTGAAGATTATCCCCTGTCACCTCTGATAAACCATGACCTCTACCCTTAAATGGAAGATATGGATTTAACTGCTCATCACCCATCGTAATAATAATTCCTTTTCTTCCACGATTTAGACAATCAAGCTTTGTATGGCGAGAACCGAAATACCATGCTGCTGTGTAGGATTCATAGCTATTTCCACCACCGCCAAATTCAAAATAAATCTTGTCAAGCTGTTCAGCAATACGAATATCTGACTCAAACTGTGAAGCCTGAATTGGACAGCTATCACAAGCTAAATCACCAATACCCATGATAAGGAATTCAACATCTGTAACCTTTTCATATAACTTAGTCATAATTACATTCAACTTCTTTGCTACCTCAACAGCAGCCTGTCCCATAGAACCAGTTACATCAAGTGCAAGAATAACTGGAATTGTGTTTGGATGTTCCTCTGTATCGCAACACTCTCTAATAACATTCTTAGGATCAAGTGCAGAATCAATATTTCTTGCCTTAAACATGTCCTGATTAGAATAAGAACCTCTAATCATACCATCCGTTGAAACACTCATACCCTTTGTTGTTGAATAACTTACATAACTATCTCTTGTCCATGAACCACATCCCATATTATGCTTCCTCCTCTTCATTTACTTCTGTATCATCGTCATCATTGCTACTCATATCAAAGTCGAACATTCCGTCAAACATATCACCCATATTTCCACCCATCATCATAAGTGGTAACATAGAACTCATTCCACCATTGCCATTCATCATGCCAGTAGAACCATTATCACCTTTCATCATCTGAGAAAGCATCATATACTTGAAGATATTATTTGTACCTTTCTTACCCTTGATAATGTCACTACCAAACATTGAAACAATCTTGCCGTAAAAATATGTATTACCCATAAATACATGTCTTTCAGGAAGTACAGTTTCGATTGTTGAGTCCTCATAATTAATAACCGTAATCTTTGTCTTATCAGCTTCAATAACACATCTAGGCTTGCCATTTACAAGAATAATGTCACCCTTCTCTACCTTATTAGTTGGAATAATAAAGAAGAATTCCTCTCCAATATCAAATACAAAGTTACTACAGTTTGTGAGCTTGCCAGTCTTTATGTTATATGTCTTATAACCACCATTTGTCTTAACTGCAATTCCACCATTCATAGAAAGTCTACACATTCCACTTCCTACCTTGCCAAACATACCATTTAAAAAATTGTTCATCATATTTATTTCCTCCTATGATATAAAATTATTGTTTACAATTACTTATTCTCTCAATTCATCCAACACTCTCATCAAAACATGCCTTGTAAGATTTTTAACATCACCACTATAAAGTCCACATTCAATGTCACAAGCCTTTAGAACTTCATTAAGTGTTTTATTTCTTTCTTCACTTAGTAGCCTCTTACAGTTCTCATACTGAATATCATTTGTTTCGTAAGCATTTCTAAGATTGCTTTCTAAGCAGCGAATAATTCTTATTAGCTCATCTTTTGTCATATGTTTTAAAGAGCTGTCTGCCAAAATATGTTTCCCATCGCCTATCGCCATATACTTATTCTCCAATCTTCTCAGCTACTTTTGCTTCACATATTCCACAAATACAGCCATTTTTCTCATCATACTTTTCAAGTTCACTAATGAGATTGCTACAACACCAACTTGATTCATTAAGATGAAACTCAATCATGTCGTCATCCCAATCTGAAGGAAAATCCATTGGTAGATTTATTGTCCACTGTATAGTTTTGGTTTGTCTGTCTGCCATATAGTTATTCTCCTTATGCACCTGTATTCGCTGTCAACACACACTGTTCTTCATTCATATCAATCTCTGTAATGGTAATCTCTTGACACTTCTTGAAGTCATCTGAACTTACTCTTGCTTTTCTTTCAGCATGTCGTTCATCTTCTGCAATAATTACCATTGCATAATCTTGACACCAATTAGTTACAGGTCGTTCTACTAAATATACTTTCATGTTATTCTCCTATTTGCATTTGAAAACTTTCTTTCGTATTTTCTAAAAACAAACCCTTATCAATGCTCCATCCACCACAATGACTCAATATTTCTTCCCTAGCATTTCTAAACTCATTCAAATGGTTTCTGAAATAATTAATTGCATCATTTTCGCATTGGAATTCATCATCATATTCCCAAAAGAAGTGTCTTTGATTCGTTGCAAAAAATGAATCTGTATCTAAACAATATGCTATAATCCATGTTGCGTATTTATCTGAAAAATTTTCATTGCCTTTTAATTCTTGATACATATTCATACCTCCAATTTTCATAAGAAAGAAAAATTTCTTCCTATGATTCAAACTGATAATCTTTGTTACTTACAAATTTGTCAATCTTTCCATCTTTGAAAAATACAAATTCTGCATAAAAATCATCTATATTTTCTGACATTGCACATGAAACATACTCATCAGATTCCTCATCATATTTTTCAAACCATCTCTCAACGCCATCATCAACTGTTGTATTTTTAAAAACAAAATATGGAAATTCATTTTCGTCAATTGACAAAATATCATTTGCTATTTCAGTAAATCTTTCAATAATATGTTCTCTTTTTAAAACGGGGATATTATCTTCTTCTGATACATCATAAGTATCATTTTGTTTTAAGAATTGCATAATAGAATCTGAAATAATCTGTTTATCAGATGTATGAAAAATCTGTTGGTTTGACATCTCCCAACAAACCATATCAGGTGTGTTATCGCACTCATTAATGGATTTATTAGTTCTTGTCCATACATCATTTCCGTCCATTCCAATAATTCCCTTTTTAAAACCAAATGGTGTTTGAATATAGTCATGAATATATTTGTCTGGCAAGACACTCCAAATTATAGGAGAAAACCACCATGAATTTACATATTCAAATATTTCTTCTCCTGTATAGTCTTTTCTTATTCCATAAACACTACTACTGCTCATTTATTTTCTCCTTTCAAATCAAAATCCACCTTGAAGACCACTCCAATCAGAATTACATCTGCTAAACTCTTCATGCTTTACCTTCGTAATAACCTCGTTCACGAAGTTCTTTTTCAAAATATTCTACAAATGCCCAATTACAATCTATGCCATCTCCATCCGTAGAGCATTCATTTCCACATTCTTCACAAATATTACAATCATATCCATAAGGATAATTTTTATTAACTATCGGAGATGTTCTGATAATATTTGCAATTTGCCACAAAATATCATGATGCCACGGAGTTGTATCAAGGATAAAATATTTTTGGTTTTCTATATCATCTTGTTTCAATGCCTTATTTATAATTGATAGTTTATACTCTAAATTTTCTTTTTCTTTTAATAATTGTTTCTTTGTCATTTTCTCCTCTAATTATTTATTCTCTACTTTTCATTCATTTTCTTTACGAATTCTCGATACTTTCTTGTATATTCATAAGAATCACCGAAAATATTGTTTACTGCTTTATATAATTTTGGTTCATACTTCTGAATCACTTCTAATTCATTTTCAAAATCTCTACCAAATGGACAACCAGCACAACCTGTTCTTGGCAAGCCATACTCCGTATAACATCTACTATGTTCAATATTGTATGCTTTTTCATAATCAACCTTATCTGAATCTTTATACCAGAATAGAGGTCTGTAATTATCACAGCCACCAACCTTTTCATCAAAACAACTTTTATAAGCTGTTGCCCTTGCACCACCTTCTGCTTTTCTAATCCCTACGATTTGTAAATCAATTGGTAATAACCCATTACCACAAATACCTTCTCTTAAAATTTTATGTGCAACATCTTTCTTCGCATATTGACAGCACTTATTAGAAATCTTAAAAGTTGGTGGATTTGCAACCATGAATTCTTTTAAATATTTGTTGCGTGATATATTAAAATGACTTCCTTCACCCTTTTCTCCACACCACCACTCTAATGCTGATTTACATTTTGGATATTTTTTATACAAAATATCAAAATTTTCGTCTTCCCATTGAAAATTGTGACTTTGTAATCTTTGAATAAATTCGCTGACCTGCTTAGATAAAAATGGTTGTCCATACTGTTTACATGACAATGGAATTGGTTTAATTGCTTTATATCTAAGAATTTTTATATTATATTTCTCTTCAAGATAATCAAGATGCTCTTTTGTAGCTTGGTACTCAAGACCAGTATCGAAGCACACATAATCAACTTTATCATCTTTATCGCATCGCCATACAATATCAAGCATTACATCACTGTCTGATCCACCTGAGATTGAACAAAGAATTCTATTATATTTTGGGTTATTTATTTTTGACCATGCCCTTATTAAATTGTCTCCTATTACTGAATTTACAGGACAATCCTGCAATAATTCTTCAATTGTATTAGCTTTCTGTACCAATATGTACTTTCCTCACTGAAATTTATTTCATTTCAATGAGGTAAAGCCATACTTAGTGAGTGTCTTTTTACGCCACTATCACATTCCTTTTTCGATTCATACAAACCAATGATCCGTTTTTATGAATCATTGTGACAACCTTTGCTAATTAAAGGTACTAAATACATATGGTAAAAAACTAACCAAGTGGTAGCACAGCCTCGCAGATTCGCTCAATACTGTTGACTTCACATTTTGTCATTTTATGATTTGGATTGTCTTTGTTATAATCCTGAATAAACATGTCTATCCAAAAATCTACATACTCATCTTCTGACTCTGAGTTCATTACAACGTATCTATCAACTGTCTTATAATTTCCTTTTTCTGTTACATAAGATAGATTTATCTTGTAAACTGGCAGAGTGATTTTTGTTTTTAAGAAATTCTTTGGATGAATATTTTTTAATTTTTGTTTTAAATCTTCATCAAAAATTTCAAATGTATCAATCCCAGTCGTCAACGAGCAATTTTCAAAAAACTCACTTGGATGCACTACTTTTCACCACCTTTCTGATATTTTATTCTCTTGTTTGTTGGGATTCCCATAGCCGAATGGCTTAGATATGATTAAAATTTTCAAAAGAAAGATTGGTTTACTGCGAAACCATTACTTACTCTTCTTTACGGAAGTATTATTAACTGACTTCTGAATGTTCTTCAAAAGCTGAATATTATCGTTAATCATAAGTGCTAATGCCTGATCCTCTGTAAAACCAACACTTACATATGCATCAAACATATTCTTCTTGATTCTCGCCTGAATTGCAGGATATTCAGTATTCTCAGAATAATCCTTTGCAATAATCATAAGTTCCTTCAGAACATCATATACAGGCTCTTTATACTTTGTAATGTATGTCTTTACTACCTCTCCTAAACTTTCTGGGTTCTCTGCTAATAATCTTAAAATTGTTTCCATGTTTAATATTCTCCTTTATAATTTTTTGTTATTCTCCAAACTCACAAGTATCACATGTTGAAAAGCATTTATCATGGTCTATGCAACATTGTGCTCTGTTGTCATCTTCAAATTCTTCTTTCTTAAAATTTATACAAAATGATTCACATCTACAAGTCAACATAGACGCAATAACCATTCCGTGAATGATAGCTAATTTGCACTGATTATCGTCTCTAAATACAGTAGAATCAACCATTTTATTAAATTCTGCTGAAGCAATATAATCCAATACTTTTTGCTGCAATTCTGTTGAATCAATAAACCTCTTATAATTATTCACTTAATTACCTCTTTTCTAAAATCCAAAGATATGTTGCATTCTTGTGAAGTTACCACAACTAATTACAATATTTTTCAATACCTTGTGTCATGATATCTCTTAATTCATCTTCTTCATATGTAGAGCCAAACTGCGACCAACTACATTCTGTATCATTGTGTACTAACGCAAGTTTAAATACACTGCCACCATAATTCTTATATGCATCTAATTTGATAGCTTTAATATGAGGAATTTCTAAATACCAATTATGCTCTTTATATTCAAACTGGATATTAGTAGCTTGACCAAAATTATAATCAATGAATTTAACGTTATTCATATACTCAATATCAAGAAGTTTTTTAATATAATCAATATACCAATCATACATTTCCTTTTCTTTATACTTCTTTCTTTTATCAAGTTTGTTACCATCAGTATCCTGATTCTTTGATAACATATTTAACCATTCTCTACACATTTTAATTGTAGACGGCTGATCGAGTAGCATATACTGAATGTTCTCTTTATAAGTGCGAAATGCCTGTTGTTCAATAAGATCATATTCATTTTTTACATCATCCAATGCTTGTTTCTTTGCTGACAATCTTCTTTCTGCTTGTGCAAACTTATTTAATGAACCCATTTCATATTCGCCATTATAGCTATATGTATCATTTTTATATACTAAAGACATTAATTCACCTCTTTTATTTTTTCTAACTCCTATCCTCTCTTTGCGTCCAAAGAAAACCTGAATTTACTTACCAATAGTTACTAGAATTATTATCATTATGTTCAAAATCATCTGCTGTTTCTGAACACTCTCTTGATAATTTCATTGTATCTTCATCATTCCAACCATATTCTGAATCAAGTCTATTAAGTCCTAAATGTTTCTTAATGTCATCCTGATTGGCTAAAATCTGACTCAATGCCTGAAATAACAATCTTGTTTCTTCGTCTCTCATATATCAAACCTACTTTCTGTTTACCCATTCCTTAAACTCATTAAAATCATCCTTTGTAAGCACAATATCAGAATAATAGAAATCTTTATTTCTAATAATCGCCCAAATCTTCTTCAACTTCTCAAAAAATGGTCTTTGCTGTGTATAAAAATTACCGTTTGTATATGTTAAAAAAGCATATTCGCCATCTCCACAATCATGAATCTTAAAGTGGATACCTTCATCGCAGCCACATTTGCAACTTACAATCAACTCATCATCTTTGAAATTTTTAAATACTGCCATCTTAATCTCCTTTACTTACAATTTCCAAGTCCAACCTTGTAATAGTCTTTTTTAAATATTTCCATAACAATCTTCTCTACTTAAAATTTCCAAAATATCATCTTTCATATCAATAGTAACTTCTTTTTTAAATCTCCCTATAGTATCATATAGAGATAGATAATATTTATTTCCACGCTGCTCTAAGTCAAGATTCTCATTCTCGAATAATAATACTCGTCTCTGTTTCTGCATTGGTTCATTCTCTACCTTCAAGTTATTTAATGCGTCTTTTGAACCTACAAAGACTGGTGATTTTAATTCTTCAAGAATACAGCTAATATCATCATCTAAATGATTATCGTCATTCGTATGACTATCAACTGCTCTAATAACATCTTTCTCAAATAATAATCTGTTCTCCATTTATTATTCTCCTTTCCTAAAGAAATGCTTCTTTCCTGCTAATCAAATAATCCATATCCAAATTGATGATTTAATTCATCATTCCAATAACCATTGATATATTCATATTCCTGCTCAATTAGTTTGTATGTAAAATCTTCTTGCATAGATAAAGCAATAAAATTCATAATAAGTTTCGCACAGTCTTCATCACACTCAATGTAATATTTATCATTATCTTCGTAATATTCTATTCCATTAAAACAGTTAGCCTTATCTAAAATTTCAAATGCTGTTTTACTAATACCATCTTCCTCATATTCAGTCCACACCTGTCTCTCGTTTCCATATCCTAACCCAAGACCTGTATAATCTTTATTATGATTAAATGTAACGCCTAACTTTTTACAGCTATCTTTATATGCTTGTCTAATTTTGTGTACATCGTAATTACATTCAAATAAAAAATCCTTTGAAATTCCATGTCCATCATCTGACCAATCACCTAATACTAATTTATAAATCATATGTTCTCCTTTTCTAATCATTTTTATTAACTCAATTAAATTATGTTATTATTCTCCCATCTGGTCTACAATACTCTGCAACTTGTCAATAAATGCTTGTGCTGATTCTTTGCCACAATATATATGATTGAAATCTGACGGAATTATCGTAAGTTTCGCTTCTCCAAAAACCTTATAGCTTTCATATGCACTCAAAAAATCATACATAGTTCCCATATCAATATAATCAAGATTTGGCTGTAAACAAATCACATCACCTTTCTGTGGATGCAATTTTCTAACCTTAATAAGTGTTTGCTTGAATAATTTCTTTTTCTGTCGCTTGTTCATATCATTATTCTCCTTCAAATATTACCCTTATTGGTTTTATAGTTTTATCGGTTGTTGGTATAAGAAACACCTTGTCATCTCCAACCTGATCTTTAAATGTTTTTGGAACTTCAACAAATGTAACTCTTTTTGACCTATCACTATCCAGCCACTCTTTGAATTTATCGAGATTTTCTTTTTCAGAAATTGCAGTACAAGGACTTACTTTATCTATCAGCTCTAAAAATTTTTGTCTTTCTTCTTGTGATAAATCCATATTGCTATTCTCCTATTCACTCACTCTAAATACATTCGCATCACCAACTGCCAAATCTTTTACTTCTACAAAAGAATTAAAACCATCCTCCATAGTTGTAATCAGTATCTCATCGAACAAGTCTTCCATCATGCAAAAGAATCGTACAGACGGATGAAATCCTGGATATTCTTTCAAACGGTGTTTATTAACTCTACCCCTTAATATAGGAAGCCCATGTCTTCTACGTTTATTATTATCCCAATGAATAGGATTGGCATAAAATGCTTTCTTCTTTCGTCTGTACTCTTCTAATTCTTCTCTTGCAAGTTTATCAATCTCTTTTTCTCGTTCTGTTCTCGGAGGATTGCCATGAATGATATTGTCAAATTGTTTTCTGATATTATCATTTGCTTTTGCTTTTTCTGAATCACTCATCTTATCAAAGTTTTGAGCTACATCTAATAGTGTGTTTTTCAAATTGTTATTTTCCAATTTCTATATACTCCATTATCCAACTATCGTATTTATTTTCTTTAATCAACTGCTGATATAAATTTATCCATCCTTGTGCTGAAAGACCTTCGTACTTTCAAACGCATTCTTTCCAATATCTGTGTACAAAATGACCTCTTGTTTTTAATTCAATACATTTCACACATTTATCGTATAATTTCTTAGAATACCAATTTGATCTACTTCTGTTCCAGCCATCTATAAATGCTTCAGTCGGATCATACCTGCTTCTCATATCAGTAAGAGTTCTGTCGTATAACTCAGTTTTTGCATTGTATAAACAATGAAGCAGAAAGTAGATGTCTTCATAATTATTTTTAAACTCCCATTCTTCAATATTTAAATCAAAATACATTATTCTCCATTCCTTACTACATCAAACTTAATTGGTAACATAGCTGTAAATCTACTCTTCATCCAAGGTTTTTCTTTTGTTGCAAATTCATTACCAAATTCTTCTGCCAATACAAAATCTCCGACAGTATAGATGATAGAATATCCAGTTAAATCTTTTGGAATCTCCTTATTTACATTGCAGGTTTTAAGATGAATCATTTTGTCTATGCACTCACTCATTAAATCTTGAAAAAATACAAACGTTCCATCACAATTGCAACGCTGCATTGTGAAATATTCAAAATCTGCATCTGGATCATGCTTAATAATTACATTAAAATAAGGTTTATCACCTTTAAGATAAGGAACATCTATTAAAATTGTTCCATCTTTAGTGTAATTAACAACCGTAAATAACTCTCGTATATCCTGCTCAATCATGGATTCATATTTATTATTTTCCATACCATTGCACTGACCTGATGCAATTCGTTCTTTTACAAATTCTAATGATTTACCCATAATTCACCTCCTCTAATGAAACGTGGTTTTACTGTGATTTTCAACCTCTGGAAGCCTTGATTTTAGAGCATTTCAGAGATTGAAATTTTAATTTACTGTATATTCGCCCTCCTAAATCAATACAAGCTTTGTATAATCGGGCTTTAGATTACTCTTGTGCCAAACAGCGTGCATATATTCAATAGAATCTGTACTACCACGTTTAGGTACTCCATCTTTATCAAAAATCGTATATCCATCTTTATCTTTCTTATCTGTAAAACCAATTCTGATATGATGTACAAAAGCCCATTCAGGCATATATTTTTCAAAGAACCATTCTCTTGATTGACTACCAAAGAAATTAAGTCGAAGTAACATAATCACATATCCATCATCGTCTACATCCTGTAACGCTTTTTCTATAATATCCGTTGCAATAGCAAACGGTGGATTTGTAATAATGATATTAGGTTTGTAAGGTAACTTTTCCTTTAAATAATCACACTTATTTTCAGCAAAACTATCTTCTCGTAAATCATATGTATGTATTTCACAATCCCCATAAATATTCTTAATGGCTGTTGGATAGCTCATAGGGTGATATGCATCTTTGTCTGTTTTGGGATTACCACCTGAAGTTGGATCAACGATAATAGAATTGTTCCAGTTTAACGGAACAACTTTTTGAAATGATTTTAAAAATAATTCAATATCACTAATAGGAGTGACATAATAATCTGCAATATGTTCATCTCTTGCATTACTTCTATTTGTACTACTCAAATTTGTTCACCATTAGTAGCTGCGCAGCTTTACTCACATGTGAACGTTTTTCCTTTCCTTAATTGTAATTACGTTATTATATTCTCTGTTATTTCTTTCTTATGTCCCATAAATAAGGGCTGCTACATCCACAATTATGAATACCGTCTCCAAGAACACATCTTCTACAATCTTCGTATTCTTCATGTGTTCTACAATACTCTTTAACTGTATTTATAGCATTTATGATTTCTTCATTTATGGATTCTGGTTCAATATACTCTCTTTCTTCAATTCTCATAATCAATCACCTTTGTCCTAAATATTGTACAGTTTTCGTGACAAGCCAAGAAACCAAAATTTCTTGTTAGTTTTACTTTTCACTATATGTAAATAACTTCTCGATTCTAATATTCTTATCATCACTTTTTTCTTTATTACTATCTAAAAGTGTTTTCGTTTCTTTCTGCCAAATGCACTTAAAATCATCAGGCATGTTATATTCACTAATTAAAACAGTATTATTTACACTTGCCTTCTTAACCCATTCGTAAAATTCTTCATATGGGAAGCCTCCAGTTGAATACTTTGTTGTATCACGATATGGAATGTCACAATAAATAACATAGTTTTTAATTTTGTCTAATGGGATATCTCTGAAGTCGAATACTTCAAATTGAATATTTTTAAGATTTGGGATTTGTTTGATAGTATTTTTATATGCCTCTAAGGAATAATTACGTTTTCCAACTTTATCTCTTCTGTATCCACCAAACCATTTTCCACCATATGAAAGCTGAAAACCAACATACCCAATTAAATAATCTGGATATTTTTCTTTATTGTTCTTAATATCTTTATATTTTTCTTCTGTAATTTCTTCTGGCGGTATCCAACCTTCTGATAACTTTTTAAGTACAGCAATTAAATATTTATGATTGTCTGTACCTATCTTTTTATTACATTTAATTTTATCAATCATATTAGCACCTCCAACAAAAGGCTCTAAATATCCTTCCGTCTCATTAGTTATATATGACTGAATAATTGGTGCTAAATCTTTACTTAATCTATTTTTGCTGCCAACGTATTTCATAAATTACTTGGAGTAAGGAATTCCTTCTTGTGTACACAAACCTCGTCTCCTTTCAGTATTTTATTCTCTTAATTAAGTTACACTTATCAATAAATCTTGATTTATGTATTCAGCCACTCTCTTACTTCCAACCTCAAAAATATCCTTGTCCTTCTCAAAACATATGTAATTTCTACCTGTATTCAAAGCTGCGACTGCCGTTGTACAACTTCCTGCGCATGAATCAAGAACTAAATCTCCTGGATTGGTATAGGTCTTAATAAAATACTCACACGCTTCAATAGGTTTTTGGCACTGATGCAAGCTACTTTTCTGAGTATCCCATTTGAACTGTAGAACATCTCTTGGATATCTTTGTGTACTACCACCACCTGAAATACCAGTCTTTGTAGCACCATAACAGCTACCATCTGTCGTATGCTTTGTATAAGAATGAACAGGCGTATGTCCTTCTGTCATTTGTGGATTGTATATAGGGAGTTTCTTATAGAAAATCAAGACATTTTCGTGTGCCTTCATAGGCATTTTCTTGGCATTTAGATGACCAGTTGCTTTGGTCTTTTCGATAATCCATTCATAGCGATATAGCTTTTCATTACTACAAGCGAGTCTCTTATCAAAAGGTGACTGTGCCCATAATGCAATACAACCATCATCTTTGACGATTCTCTCGTATTGTTCCCATAACGGCTCGAATGGAATTAACACATCCCATGAATTCTGGGTTGTTGAAAATGGCAGATCCGTGAAGATAAAATCTATTGATTTATTATCAATCTTTTTCATACCTTCAAGACAATCTTCGTTGTATATTTTGTTAATCTCTAACATTTCTTACTCAGAGCAAATCCAGATTTAATGCTGCAGCAAATCTCATGCTCCTTTCAATGTATTATTCTCTTAATCAGTTAATATGAAATGTATATACTGACCAATATGCTCCTTTAGTTCTGTTTCTAAATCATGACCACCAATAATCAAGTTATCAATATTAAATCCAGTAATAGTCCATTCTGAATACCCTACATAATGTCCTTGAGTTAATAAATTGCCAGTTACCATATAGCTCTCAAAATTCATCTGTGCTTCTTCTAATGTACACACTTCATCTGAAAACCAACATCTTAAATTCGCATTTTCAATTGTTGTAATCTTTCTTCCAAGTCCTTCATCAACTTTCATATAATTAAAATAGTCCATAATTTCTTCTGCAAGACTTAAATATTGCCAACTGTAGGATTCTTCAACTCTTTTCTGCGAAATTCCTAAATTATTCTCTTCGTCATACCCAAGCCAACCATGTAAAATTAACTCCATTTCTGCCTCCTAACTTCCAAGGAAACTTCGGTTTACTGCGTTTTTTGTAATATCATTTATTTACTATGGTAAGTCAACAATATTGTATCTAACAGTACCATCGTCATATTTCTTGGTTTCTAATATTCCATCAGCATATTCTCCAATTTTGTCTGAATATTTGTTATATGTATTACTACCAGAAATATTATATTCTACACCGTTATATTCAACAGTAATTCTATAAACTGCTGGATGCGATTGTGGTAACATCGTTTTAGTCGCAGGACTATAATACATTGTTGTATAAGCAGCCATGTGATATTCATCTATTATTTTTACTTGAACTGTAGATGTTTCGGTACTAATGCATTTTGCACAGCCAGTTAATATAAACATAAATGCTAATAGTAAAGCCAAACTATATAAAATTTTCTTCTTCATATGATTTACTCATCCTCCTTCAACACAAGAATTGCTTTATAATATTTACTATTGCATGAACTGGATTCTACTTTGTATCCATCATCCAAATAATCATTCATGGCATTCTCAAAATCATTGCTATTTTCCATTTCTAAAATTACACATTTCTTCATATGATTTATTCTCCTTTGCCATACCCAGTCTCTTCAAGGAACTCATCAAATTCCTCTTTTGTCATATTGTTTGGATAATACATGTCAACCACCATATCAAACGGCTTTAAATAATTATCCAACACATCTTCAGCGTCTTCTTTTGCTTCCTGCATTTTCATATTGATATAATCTTCTCTTGTCATATTCCATGCTGTAGGACAATCCGTGACACTCGAAAATCTACAATATAATCCGTTTGGTTGCTTTGATACAAATCCTGCCATACTCACTCTCTTTCTTTGGAATATTTTCCCAATATTTTATCATCTATTTTTTTACATTTATTAAACCCTTTGGTATATCCAATTAAATATGTAATATAAGAAAAGCAGATTAATAAAATTAACCATAACATCATAATTATAACTATATATTTAACCATTTCTTACCTCACAATCTTACAAGGAAATCTATGTTTCTTGGTAAAAATATTACCATATATAGTGTCTATATTTTCTATAAACACTATATATGGTATCTCATTTACACCCGATACATAAAACTTGGCATTGGCTGTAATTTAAACAGATTTTTCTCATGCATTGAATCAATCTTAGCTTTTACTTCCTCATTTGGCTCAATCCCATCTCTGATATATGCATCTAATTCAGCATATGAGAAGCCAAAACTCTGCTCATCCGTCAGCCCAGTCAAACCGTCTTGCGGTGTTTTATGAACTAATTCGTCTGGTAGACCTAATTCTTTTGCCAAAGCAATCACTTCGGTTTTTGTAAGATTTGCAAGTGGACTCAGATCTCCTGCACTATCTCCGTAACGTGTATCGAATCCAACATAAGACTCACTCATATTACATGTATTAACAACACGACCATTTAAAGATTGTGAGATTGCATATAATGTAGCCATACGAATTCTTGCAGGTAAATTAATAGTCGTCTGGTCACTAATTTTGATATCATCAGGGAACTGATTATTAATTCCAGTAACAGCCTCTCGAATATTCATAGTATAACTTTTAATTTCAAGATGTCTGATAAGCATATTGGCATATTCAATATCTGACTGTTCTCCACAAGGCATTTTAATACCAAAAACTCTATCCTTCCCTAATGCTGCCACGCACAATGCCGTAACAACAGAAGAATCGACACCTCCTGAAATACCAACAATAGCATTACAACCTTTACCATTTTTTTCAAACCAGTTCAAGATCCATTCAGTGATCTCATTTTTTACTTTCTTAACGTCAAAATTATGCATATTGATATCTCCTTATAATTTAATCTGTTATTTCCACTTTATAATCACATAATGCGTTATATGCGACTATAGGGAAATTGTCATATTTTTCTTTATAATAATTCGCAACTTCTTTTATGTATTTTTCTTTTTCTGTTTTGTATGCCCGGAATGCTTCTTCTGGTGTATTAAATACACCTATATGTATTGGTTTTTTCGTATTCTTTTTATTTTCATTTAACTTTGAAACTTGAGCAATAAACTTTCCGAGTCTTTTATTGAAATATACTCCTATTGGATAATTACCTCTTTTTGCATTATTTTTTGTAAAAAGAATGTTAATACGTTCAGGAATAAATATACATGTGTCCTTAGAATATATTGTGTTATTTTTATATAATATATCTTTATCTAAACACATTTTTTCATTTCCGCATTCATAATAATTTTGGTTAAACCATTTTGAGAAATTTGACAAATAAAACCATTCATCTTCTACTTTGCATCTTTTATATCTAGGATATCTCGATAAATCCACATCATTATAACAACGTTTTAACATACCAGCCCAATATGAAAACTCTTTTGTAATCTGTCCATTCTTTTTAATTTCTTCATTACCTATAATTCCATACTTAAATTCTGTAGGTAAAAAATAATCAACAGTAGTTCCTTTTTTAAAATTTGAATAACATTGATGGTATACAATGTTATTTGTGTCTAAAAATTGAATATCAATATCTCTGGAATTGTTATATTTAATTATTTTCATTCTTTCACCCTGTTTATTAATAACTACCTGTCTAAGTCTTTCCTTTGCTTGTGATTCAGATATTTTAAACATAGGATTATCTATTTTTAAATGTGTTTCTTCTATTATATATTCTCCTTTCTACATTCGATTCATCACATCATAAAACCGAATTAAATACTCATATACATTTTTAGGAACTAATTCTTTTACCTTTTCAAATTCACCTTTTTCACATAAATCCCTAACCAAACTTGAAGAAGTATGATTTTCTGGTATCTGAATTTCTGTGAAGTGATCTTTATATTCCATAAGATTTGCTTCTCTTAAAGCAGTCTCAAGATTCTGACCTTCTCTCACACATGCTACAAAATTATATTCCTCAACAAACGGTTTCCAATTATACCAAGTTGTAAGTGTTTCAATATTATCCATTCCTAAACAAATATAGTATTCGTTGAAGATATAATCTTTTTCATTCATATCTCTTATCTGAGTAATAGTATTGTATGTCCTCTGTGGAAAGAAGCTGGTTGTTTCAACTTCGGATGCCCACATATTATTTTCATCACAATTTGGCATTGAATTAATCAGCGATACTCGACAATATCCAGGTATCAAAGTCTTTTTCTTCGCAACATATGTATCATGTGCAGGAATAAACAATATAGCATCGGCATTAACCGCTTTTTTAGCACTCAATGCCATATCAACATGGGCGTTGGTAATTGGATTAAAGCTTCCTGGTATAAGTAAAATTTTATTCATGATTCATTCTCCAATTAATACATCTCTTTAAATAATCAACATAATCAGGGTTTTTACACATGCCTTTACCTTCTACATCAGACACTTTTGCAACATCCATACCGTTACATTTAGTGGTTTTCATTACAATATTTAAAGCAGGAACATCCGTGTCATTACTCAAATAAGTACCAATTCCAAATGCAACGTTTACTCTATTATGGAAGTGTCTGAATAACTTATCAGCTCTTTCAAAATCAAGACTGTCACTAAACAGAAGTGTCTTTGTCTTAGGATTGATACCAAGTGACTCATAATGATTAATCATCTTTTCACCCCATTCAATCGGATCGCCACTATCATGTCTTACACCACTGAATAATGTTACATATGTCAACTGAAAATCTTTCAAGAAACAATCAGTTGTAATTGTATCTGTGAGCGCAATACCATTTAACACACCATACTCTCTAACCCATGCGTCTAGGGCATACCAGTTTGAATATGCCGGATTATGCTTGTGATTGCCCTGACCAGAACACATAATCCATTCATGAGCCATAGTTCCAACAGGCGTGAGATTATATTTCTTTGCGAGATATACATTAGATGTACCAACAAATTTAGATGGACTGTGTAATGTATCATTCAAATGTGAAAACTTCTCAACAGCTAACTCCTGTGCTTCAGCAGAAAGTCTTCTTCTAAGACCAAATTCAGAAAATGTACCAGCATACCAATGACCACTTCTGAGATTTTCATACTTTTCATTTAATCTCTTTTTGAAACTATTAAGCAATTCCTCATAGTTATATGCCATTCTGAAATATACTTCGTTTACAATCGCAAGTGTAGGAATCTCATACATAGAGGTATTAAGCCATGTACCAAATGTTTCGATAGAAAGACCACAATCTGAATCTGTTGTAATTTCAAAATCCTCATATCTTGGCTGCCACAATCTCAGAAAATCAACATATGAACCTTTCATCCATTTGATATTATCAATATAAGTAAGTTCATCTTCTGTGAATCTCATACCACAATATAATTTAATCTGTCTACGGATCTCTTCTACCATTTCTGGTGTAAAATGAACATCCTTATTACGACATTTAAAACTCCAAGTGGTTTTATAATCGCTAAACTGATGATAAATAGCCTGTCCCATTGACAATTTGTAGGCATCTGTCTCCAACAAACTTGTAATAATCTGCTCCATATTATTTTCCTTCTTTCTTGATTTGATTAAATATTGTTCTAATATTATATTCTCTGTTTTCGTACTCATAAAACAGATTAATGTACTTATCAATAAAAGCCATGTCATTTGGATGCATTGCAATTGGTTTACTTTTCTTAGATTCCCACCATTTTAATTCCTTCTCAAAATTAAATGATTTACCATGATATGCTCTACCTGCTCCAAGATAATCACAAAGCATTTCTTTTTTATACTTCATTGGCATTTCAATAGGATTTCCACCATTATCAAAATTGTCCTGCCAATATTCGTAATGATGCTTGTTTCTTCCTTTATGGTGTATCCAAGCTGCTGACCAACCGTTCTCTTTCTTACAAGCATCTATTGGACTTGAAGTACCTTGATAATACTTAACACTCTCCCAAAATTCTGTTGGAGAAAATTTAGATAAATCATGTACTAACCCTTGAAATGGAATTCCCACTTTACAGCAATAGTAGAACACCCAATGTTTATGCGTACAGATTTTCTTAAAATGTCTAAAAGTATTAATGATATAATTCTTACACTTCATTATTCTCTCCAATTACTTCAATCTGACACATCTTCATAGTTGCTAATGCAGCCTTGTGAGTATCAGGTGTGACACCTGCGCAACAGCTTGCATCTACTGTAATATCAATCTCAGGATAATTTGCTCTAATAATAAGTGCATTTGAAACCACACAGATTTCGGTGCATAATCCGCAAATCTCAACGCTTTCAAATCCAAAATCCTTCCAGTTTAACCAACCGAATGTAGGCTTATCAATCAGAATATCGTTTTCAATATCAAAATCTAACTTATCGGAAATCTGCCAACCAATAGTATTCTTTACACAGTGAGTAACAGGAAGATGCTTGCCCTCATATGTTTCTAAATAATTCTCAGGATGTGTATCTCTTGTAAAAATTACCTGCTTACCAGCATCCTTATACTTCTTAATTTTCTTTGCTACGTTTGATACAATCGACTGTGCTTCCTTTGTGCCAAGTGTTCCATCAATAAAATCATTTTGCATGTCTACAACAATTAATGTTTCTCTCATTTTGTTACCTCTCTTCTTTGTTCTTTCATTACCAAATGGCTAACGTTTACTGCTTCTCTCATAGCTTCTGCAAACTCATAAGCACAATCAGAAGTAAATCTTTCCTGCACTTTTGCAATATCATTTGTATCAACTTCACTATGAATCCTTGCGTCAATAATATATTTTCCGTCTTTACATTGAATATCTATCATTGTTTAATTCCACCTTTCCATTTCATAAAAGCAACATAAATCAACCGCATGATTTCTTTGAATAGTAAGATTATCCACTTTTCCCTTTAGTTCTTTATTTTCTTTTTCAAGTGCAGTTATTCTATTTCTTAATACATCTTCTGTTGAGAACTTCTGAGTTCCAATCTGCTTATAATCAGACGAAACAGTTTTAACAGAATAATTGCTAATATAATCTGTTGTCCCATCAGAATATGTAATTGTTGGCTCAAAGAATCCACGCTTCTTACACTCATCACAATGGCAAATGGATGAAATATATCCAATTTTACCTTCGTTATTTTCTACAAAATCGCCCTCATGGAATTGAATATCTGTTGTATTATTCTCTTCTGGAACAATTGGATCTCTGAACCTAAGAGTTATACCATCAATAGTTCGAACAGTTCCAATGTGTAAATAGCCCAGATTTTCATACTCTTTAATCGTTTTGCGAGCATCATTTAAACTTACTTTAACTATCATTTATTTCTCCTTATCTGAATAATCGTATCGCCAACTTGCAATATCCACGTCACTTCTATATCCATCACACCCATCTGCATCAAATATAAATTCATAATATGTGTGTCCCATCCACTGATGATATTTGTGTTCTGTTCCATTTTTATCTTTTACAATTATCCATTTTCTCTCTTCTGGATAATCGTCTCTGTTGTGCCATACGTGGTTATCTGCTTCTAAGCCTAACCATTTACCATTTTTATATCGAATACCTGTAATTTCATATTCCTTATCATCTATAAATACAACTGCTTTTGTATGGTTAAGAATGTAAATTGGCTGTTTAATAATTTTCTTCCACAAATTATATAAATTCATCTACACACCTCCTAAATTTTTCAGAAGAAATTCCGCTTTCTTTCGCTCTTGATTTTTATACAATATATAGTATTTGTTGTAATTTTTTGATACTATATATTGTATATATTATTTTAACTTTCTACTGTCATAGATGTTTCCCATACCATAACCATGAGTACAAGCCATTAGTGTGAAACAAATACCCTCTATTCCTATAACTCTACCGCCAATAAGACTATTCTCACTTACAGTTCCAACTCTTTATACATCGTTTTCATAAGTTACATTTTGAATAGAGGGCAAATTAAAATTTTTTGCCACCGTATACAAGTAACTGAACCCACCAGCATTACCTACAGGCTGTGCCAATAAACACATTGCTACATGATCTGAATCATATACTCTATTACCCTGACGAAATTGCTTTCCAAAATTTATTTCACCGACACCACCAACTAACTGTGGTTTATCACCACAAGCAGAACTTAATCCACTTGTGGCTGATGAAAATTTACCATCTTCTCATCTGTACAAATATATGTATTGTCATACTGAGCCTTATATAAATGCTCAATCAACAAAGAGATGCAAGTTGTCACTATACTGTTACCGCTTTGTTTATATCCCTGAGTATCAGACATTCCAACTGCTTTACAGTTCTCATAGTCAATATCATCAAATCCCATGAGCCTGTGGCACTCTTTTGGCGTAAGCTTTCTCACAACTTTTAAATTGTCTCTCTCTTCTTCGACCATTGGTTGTCGATTTCCTCCTTGACATGTTGTTATTGTTGGAGAAATATAATCTTTGTCCCAAACATTTCCTGCGAATCCAGTTCCTTTATCTTCACCATAAATATTAAAAAGTCTTTTTATATTATTTGAGTCTGCAAGAATCTGTTTTGGCTGTTTATAATCGGTTGCCACTAAAGTACCCATTACTGAATCCTGCTGATAAACTAAATCTCTCTGACCAATAGTTCTGAATTCAGGTTTTGTAGTGCCAACAATATTCTTTTCAAATTTTGGATCTGTTATCTGAAGTCTTTTCTGTACTTCATCAGATAAGAAATATTTCTCCAAAACAGTATTGTCTGTTTCTAATAAATCCTTTAATCTGATTCCTGTATCAAAAGGCAATGGAAATTCAAAAGACTTGGTATCAATATCCTTACGAATAGAGATACAAAAGATTCTATTACGATTCTGTGGGATACCGGTATTCTTTGCATTGATTGTCTGATAATATGAGTTATATCCCAAGTTATCAAGTCGAATCAACCAATCCTTGAAACTATCAATATACTTCTTTGATACAAGAGCATCTACATTCTCCATAAGCAAATACTTTGGTAATGTATTATTCTCTTTTGCTTTTACAAGAAGTCTTTCAACTTCATACAATAAACCTGAACGAGTTGATTTAATGTTGTGACTGCCACAATTAGGGCAAGTATAACGAGTATCTACATCTAATTCTGATGGATCATATTCACAACCACAATCATGACATGTCCACTTTAATCCTTCCTGCTTACCAGCGATGGAAAGATCGGTACATGGCGTTGAGTATGTAAGTAAGTCGCAATATGGTAAAGACTCAATCTGCATCATATCACCAAGATTATGTGAAATATGGTCTGCTAACCAATATTTCTCAATACCTTTTATCTTGTTCTTCTTTCGTGAAAGCTTTTCCCAATCATACGGAACATCTTTCTTAAAATCATATCCAAGTCTCTTATCTGTAAGCTGTCTTACCATTTCTTCTTTACTTGGATAATCTTCATAGTTTTCAATCATTTCATTAGTCAAGCCACAATGAATTGCAGCATAACTAACTACTACTTCTTTGTCTAAATCTGCTGTTGCAATCATATTTGCATTAAATAGATGAGTATTATCAATTCCCTTCATCTGCGCACCAATACCACTACAAAGCTCAATTACACTTAACTCACAATAATTATTTTTTTCTTTATTCTCTGTCAAAATCCTTTAATCTACAGAGATTGCGCAATCATTTATCCTAGAATTTACTGTTAAATCCTTTCATTTTTAATATTATTTTGTTGTAAAATCACTCGAAAATAGGCACGTCTGCCTAATCGAGTGAAAAAATATTTCTTGTTACTTTTTTGAAATTTATTTTGATATTTCTGTTTCAATGACTATTCTTATAGTGTTATAACGATAATTAGAAAATTGTTTTACAGTACATAACATATATTTTTTATCATTTATGTCCAATAAATGCTTTCCATTAGACAAAATATAATAGCCATTTTTATAAATACTTAACAAATCACCTAATGTCATTTTTGTCCTTTCGTTGGTGTTATAACATTCTTAATGGAAAATTTGGCTGAATCGCCAAGATAGAAATTTCTATATATGATTATTCTTCGCCTTGAAATGATTTAATTCGATTTTCTAAATAATCAATCTCATCATTCCAATGATCTATTAGCATGTCTTCGATTTGATGCTTTGCATCTTCTATACTGTCTGCAAACAATGTATCATATTCAACATTTAGTTCTTTTGATACATATATAAATATGTTTTCGTCCGTCTCATCTTGTACAAAACCAGCCACTATATTTTCATCATCTTCTTCATAAAATTGACTAAAATGTAATTTATAACATTCCTTACCAAAGTCATTCTTTTCACCTGTTTCCCAATATTTCTTCACTTTATCACCTCGCTAACTTTGAACCATAATATGTGATGTGTGCCTTCACTTTGAAATACTCACCACAATTATGACATTTGACTTTTACTTCTTTGCACCAACCTTGTGTTACCAAATTCATCAAATCATATTCCATAACTCCATCTTGATATTCTTTCTTGCAATATGGACATTTTGGATATGTAAATTTGCTTTTATTCACCCTATCACCTCTCTTTACAATATCCTAATAATCTGTTCATACAAGCAAACATCTCTGTCGTTGATTGCCTTATTCAAATGCATATGACCAAACAAATGCTTTTTATATTCAGTTGCAGCTTTTACTTCTTCCAAATAATTAGTCAACACATCTGGTTTATACAACCCTTTACCACCCATAAGATATAACTCTGACGTAGAAGGACTATGCGTAATAATATAATCGACTACATTGTTGTTCTCTTCCAGTACGTTTAATCCATGCTGCATTTCCTGTTCTGTTGGTAATTCCTCTTCCCACCACGATAATCCCTTAACACGGTACATATACTTACCTTGCTTATCTAATTTTCTTGCTTTTTCTCGCCAATCTTCATCATCATAATCAAGAATGCCATCCTGAATATCATGACTTGATGCTCCACCAAAAGCAAAGAATTTCTTATCTTCAATGGTAAATACTTCACCACGCATTAAATGTAATACATTGGATCTGACTTCATGAACTTTACCGCCACGCCATTCTTTTATAGGATAAGTTGCAAGTCTTTTATGATTTTCGTGATTTCCGTCAACAAATACAGTTGTAAATGGTTTCTGATTTAACCAATCTAACCAATATTTTTCATTTTTTGTTTCATCTCTTTGCCATACAAGACCAAAATCACCAAGAATAATTACAGTGTTCTCACCTTTATTTTCAGAAAAATCTTTCTGTTCATAGAAACTATCTTTACTTAATCGTGTAGGATTTCCATGTATATCACCTGTTACAAATACTGCCATATTTCACCTCACTTATTCGTTATCATATCCAAAAACAACAACTCATCTTTCTTCAATGTAATGTCATAATCTTTCCATTTTTCCATCAGTTCTCTTATATCAAATCCATGCTCTGCAATTACCGCATAGCCATGAGGAGTTTTATGGCAGTCATTGTGAATACCTAATAATCCCAAATCTGTTCTAAATTGACCAAGTAATTCTTTGTCATCCACATCAAAATCAAACAGCCATTTACTCTCATCACGATTTTGTACCTGCTGTGCAACAGATGCTAATGTGCGATTAAGCTGTGTCATACTTGGTTTGTCTCTCAACAGACGGATAATAAATTCTTCTCTGATTTTTTCTTCATTTCTTGAATTAACTGACCTGTATAACTTTGTCTGTTCGCCAGGAAGTCCTTTGGTTGCAAAACTCTTAAAAGCATCAATCACCTTATCTTCGTTCTCTTTGTATTCAAGGATTGTCTTGGCTCGTTCCTTAAAGTTTGGAATATCCTTGTTGTCCTTGTTACGAGAACGCATTAGATATACATATAAGTTTGACATTGTATTATTCTCCTTACTTATTTAAAACAATCAAAATGTTACTCAAATATAAAGCATAGAATACTAAATATCCACCACCTGCCAAGAACAGCAATTTGAATACAAAGTTAATAACATTCTTTTTCGTCCATGTTATCCCAACAATAAGGTTAAAAATTCCCATAATCAATAAAATAATGTTTAAAATATTCATATTTCATCTCCAAAATTCCGCAAGAAATGTGCGTTTCTTAACAAATTATTTATCTAGAATTTTATACCTATTTGGAAATAAGGAATCATCCAATACAGCAGATATTTCAATTTTGGTTCTTTTGTATCTATCTTTATCTGGCGCTAATACCCTATTCCCATCAGAATCATTTGCAATTTCAAATACATACTGAACAGTTCTGTCGCCTCTGCACATTGTGCTCAATGATACTATTGCACCGACTCCATTTTCTTTTTCATATTCCTCTAATTTTTCAATTATTTCATGTGTACTTGCCACTTTTAATTCAAACATTTTGTACCTCCGCATTCTTTTTTACCTGCTAAACAAATATTCATCACACTTATATCCGTTCTGATTTAACCAGTCTGCAACTAAATGTCTGTGACAAAAATCCGTTGGTTTTTCGTAACAAATTAAACAAATGTCGCATTCACCAACATTAAAACCATAACATATCCTTGATAAATCCAGAATAACATCTGTTGCTTTTAATTTACTTAACACTTGCTCGTTAAAACATTTAATGTAATATTCGTTGTCATGATTTTTCTTCCATTCCATAAAGAAATCATATCTTGGCGCAAGTTTCTTATACTGCAATCCTGTATACCAATCAGGTGCTTTACCACAAATGCTAATTGGAACAATATTATCTGGCAAGGATTTTAACTTTGCAAAATAACTCGTATAAATCACTCTTTATTATCCTCCCAACCTTCACCAACATAGGCTAATCTGTTTCTAACTGGCATAGTATATACCTCTCTTTCTATAAAAAAAGGACTGACCAACTGTTCGTCAGCCAGCCCATAAAAACATTACTCTAACTCTGCAAGTGCCTTATCCAGTTCCTCATCAGACATATTTTCAAGTGCTGCATCCTGTCTCTTAGCCTTGATTTCAAGCAATCTCTGTCTCATCTCGGCATTTTTCTTAGCGTCTTCTCTCTTCTTTTTCTCATCCAGCTTCACACTAACAATATACTTGACAATTTCAATCTTATTAGAAATCTCCTCATCTTCCTTTGACTTGGTATTCAGAAGACTTTCTTCCTCAGACTTCTTTGCTTCTGCATTGAGTGTTTTAAACACTGAGTCCAGATTTGTGAGAGACAAATCCCACAAATCAATTACGTTAATCATTCCTCTAAATGGGAACTGATAGTTTGCTCTTGTTGCATTGATAAATAATTCGTTGTTTGTCATAATAATAATCTCCTTTTCTAATTAAAACTTAATCTTCATTACACGCTCTGTTGCACCCTTAACCTTAACAACTAAATCTGCTCTCTTTGTCATAGAGAATCCAATTCCTGAAAGCTGATCATCAGTATCTTCTACATGACACTTAGCACCTAAAGCCTCAAATACTCTCTTGTGCTTTTCAAGGTCACTCTTTAAGAACTCATTGTAGTAACCGTTTGGCTCTTCGTTATTCACACAATCCTTCAGGAAGAAGAACAAATGTCTATGACCAATTCCATCCTGCTCATCAAAGTAGTTTGGACTATAACTAATTACTGATACAGGTACAAACTGATTTGTATTTACGCCCCAAATCTCACGACTTGAAATAGATGAATTACCTGCTAGTTTTTCCTTAATTGAGAAATTGCCATTCGAATCAAGTGTTACTTCTGCAACCTGAACCTTTTCACCTGTTCTCATTGAGTTACTATAGTCAAACTTATAAATTTCGCCATTAAACTCAATCTCGGCTCTGAATCCATGTCTTACACTTCCTGAATACTGATGTACAAAGAACTTATAAACACCTGGCTTCATTCTTGATAAATCTTCCCAAGTAATATTCTCCACTGCAATCTTTCCACATGGATCAATGACATCAACATCTAACTGACCACCCATAGAAGTAATTCTTGGTGCTTTATAACTGCCATAGTAGATTTCTGTACCATTTGGCTCAATACAATGTGCATCAAGGTCGTAATTATCATGACTATCTTCGTTCCACTGAATAGAAAATCTGAGAATCCCATCAACATTACCGCCAGCCGCTTTTACATTCTGTTTCATATCTGAGTCTGTAATGTTTCCTGAATAAGCCCAAGATAATCCATTGTTCCACTTGAACATTGTCTTAGCATCTGGATTAACTGGTGCAATCATAGACACAAAGTTCTTCTCATGCTTATTCTCTACAAATGCTTCAATCTCCTTTGCAGTTGGAAGTACCTTATCAATAAAATCCTGTGCTGAAATTTCCTCAACCTTTGAGAACTTCTTAGGACTTACAGCTACATCCTTCTCCATCTGACCGAAAATGTCATCAGCTCCAACCATTCTTCTTGCAGCACTCTTATTTGAAAACAGTACATTGTTGACAGTAATATCATTCAGATTAGCAAATCTTCTCTGTAATGAATCCATATATCCAAGTTCTGTGATTGTCTTCTTTGCATCTTCGAGCATCTTCTTTGTGAAAATAGCCTTTGGTCTTTTATAATTGCTCGGAGCAGTAATCTGTTCATACTTCTTAACGGCAGTATCTAAGTCCATATCCTCGCTTACATTGATAAGAAGTGTACCAATAGAATGATTTCTAATTCTACCAATAGCCATACCTGCTGTTACTGACTTCTCCCAAGCATATAATTCCTTCTCTGAATCAGAACTAAGCTTATCATATTCCTTCTTATATCTCTTGAACTCTGTGAGAATACTCTTCCATTCTTCGCCCTTATAAAGAGTATTGGAATTGATAAGTTCAAGGATTGTATCAAGTGACTCCATAGTAATTTCATCAAGAGAACGCTTAAATACATTCCTTGTATCTCTAAACTGTCCCCTAACTTCCTCATTAGAACGACTTGTTCTATTTACAAACTTGCTTGGTAACTCTAAAAAGAAATGATCCCACTGATGAGACTTGCCATTAATTTCCTCAAAGTTAAAATCTGTACCAATCTTAGGAAACTTAGTTGTGTAAATATCTGTTACTGTATGAGCCTTTACAAATGCATCAAGTGCGTCACATACTGGCTGATATGTTGTATCACCAAGTTCTAACTCCCAAATTGTATGAATCTGATTATTCTTAATTGTAACGGCAGAACCAATATTCTTGATAAACTGTCTACAACAACTGCAATTATGTTCTCTACGCTCTCTGAAAATCTCATTAGTGCCAGCAGGGAAACTATCAAGATATGTATTCCATAACTCATCTTTGTCCACATTTACCTCAAATAAATGTGTTGCTTCTCTCTGCATTTCATCAAAATGCTTCTGTAATGCCTTCTTAAACTTCATAAATCCATCCATATTGTTACCTCTTCTTTCTTATATTTGTTTTTATTAATTGTTTTACTTATAAACTTTTCGCATAAGCATCAACTTGACCTTGCAACATCTTTATAATCAATCTTTTCTTTGCTAGAATATATCCTGTTCTTAAATCAAATTGATCTGTTTTACAACAAGTAGCTTCTGCTCTATATCCACCACATTTGACTTGAACTTTTTTTCCATTGCTTCTATAAAATATATTCATTGTAATTGTTCCATCACCAAAATGATTAATTGAACGCCTTTCTGGATCTTTAAACCATTTACTCCACGCTCTCTTTTCAACCTTTTCAAAATATTTCTCGAACTCATCATAAGACATACAACCTGCTATAGTGTCATCTAAATAGAATGTAATATGTCCATTGTCAATATGTGAGATTCTAAAAATCTGTCCAATTTTGTTAAATCCCTCTGGGATTTCTTTTACTAATTTAATCTTGTCTCCTACTAAAATCATAATTTTCTCCTTCCTAAGAAATGAAAATTTCTTCCTGTTATATTGGAAATCGTTCTTGTGTATTTTCTAAAAACATATCACTGTTTGGTTTCCAGCCTCCTGAGTTCGCAAGAATATCTTTTCTAATTCGTGCAAATTCATCTATATGACTTCTAAAATAATCAATAGCATCTCTTTCTCGTAAAAACTCTGTGTCATATTCCCAAAAGAAATGTCTCTGATTTGTCACAAAAAATGAATTAGTATCTAAACAATAAGCAATAATCCATGATGAATATGCATCATTAAAGTTTTCGTTTTCTTTTAACTCTTTGTACATCCATTTACCTCCATTAAAAGGGAAATTTTAATAATCTATTCTCCTTAAAATTCAATTTTCTGCCCTACAAATTTCTGAATCTGTTCATTTACATCAATTGGATAAGATTTTACAACATAATCTGTATCAACTTTTACTTTAGTAATAATGTTGTTATCATCAAAACAAATTTCTCCAAGTGTGCCACCTGGTATTCTAATTACCAAACATTTTTCATTAATACAATATCTATCAGCAAGTATATAATGTTTCCAACAACCATCTGCGTTAATTCCTGCCAACTTATCCAGCTCTGATGTAATATCGCAAAAATATTCTTCCATTTCACTATATTTGCTGTTAGGATATTTATTTACTAACTTCATGTATATACCTCACTTCCTATGAAACAAAACTTTCTTGTTATAAAAACATTTTAATTTCTGCTTGATATAATGAATCATATCCTTGTATTAATTTCCAAACACAAAAATTATGATCGTTACCTTTATCTACAAACAATACGCAACTCTCATTTATATCTTCTATACAATAATTTTCTTTGATATAATCAATATCAATACCATTTTCTAATTTACAGTAATAGATATTGAATTTTTCTCTATGAATATAATCTCCAATCATCGTTGTTAATAATAAACAAAACATAGCTGGCAGTTGTAAAATAAAGAGCAACACTAATGCTTCTTCTGTATCTGTCACAAAGAATTGCCTTATTGCACATATCTCCAATAAGATAATCATAATCACAAATAAAATTCCAAAAAACAGATACCACTTATTAGCTGACCACACCTCTTTTGTTTTAATTTTTGTTTTGTCCATTTATTTTCACCTCACAATCTAAAGAAATTTTACTTCGATATTTCTATTTTAATTTCAGTACCTTCATAATTACCTGTTATGTGCCTTTTTGCTACAGATATTCCCTCTTGATATTCATTAATAACATTCTCTAAAGATTCCATAATGTCATAAAAATCTTTAAGTAGCCAAGGATGCGTATAAGATATATGAATTCCATCACATAAAAATCTCCAAAGAAAATTTTTCGCTTCGCTTTTACAACACCAATCTTCTTCATTTTTAAATTCCACAAAACCTATGTAATCGTAATGTTCAAAATCATCAACTACTACATTTCTGTTAAAACAACCAAGTTCTTCAGCATTCCTTAAACTGTAATCTCCGTCTGTATATAATGTATAACTAATCTTTATTTGCATCTTCTCACCTCTCTTCCAAAGAAACGAACTTTACTGTGACAATAAATAACTTCTTTGATCTATATAAAATTCTTTATGCCACCTATCCATTAATTCATAATGATTTTGTTCCATACGACAAGATGAACCATTATATCCATCGTATTCTTTCCAGATAATTTCTTCTGCCAAGATATGTAACTCCTTGTGTGATAACGATTTTAGAAAATCTCTAAATGTTACATAATTTATTCTCTTGTCTAATACTTTCTTAAGTTTTGTTTTTCTTCTAAACATCCTTTTCACCTCACAATCCAAAGAAAGAGAATTTTACTGCTAAAATACAGCACTACTCTCACCCTGATTAATTTCTTTACACTTCTGCTCACACTCTTCCAATGTCTTAAATAAAGAACTTTCTACTCTGTTTCTGATATTGATATATTCTCCAATGGAATCAACTTTATATTTAATTGTTGTTACATCATCCCAGATACTAGCTACAATCCTTCTAATTTTAACTTTATGAGGTGTAACCACTGTCTGTTTACATACAATTTTTCCTGTTGTATTACACTGTTTACATGGAATTCCATATCCACTGTAAAGAATCTTCTTTGTTCCTTTACATACTGGACAAACAACTTCTACATTTTCTCTTGCGTATGTATAACATTCTTCACCTATCTCAAATTTATTATCTATTGTTTTCATTGTTGTTTTATTCCTTTCGATTAATTTTATATAGTAAACAGAAACCATACTCACAAAGAATATAAGAATTGCCAGACTCGGCTATGTATTTGATAGAATAATCGGACGTTTTCTGATTTCTGTTGCTAACAAGTTTTTATACAGCCATTTTCTGAACATATTTGTCAAAACTGTTTTTCATATATGTAAAGTTTGTTTTCTGTGAAGGACTAAAATTTGTCTGATTCTTATACTTCTGAATCCACTTTTCAAATTCTTCGTCCTGCTCTTTCGTACAAGCATAAGCCATAATTGCAATTACAGCTCTTTCACATTGCTGATATACAGGCTCGTCCACCTTTACGCAATCCTCAACCATATCCCTGTAAAACTCAATATCCTCTTCTGTAGCGTCAGGATTTGCATTTTCCTGAACAAAAGAAAGAGTTGTTTCTTTTGGATTTACTGTTAAATTTTCTTGATCAATATGCAAATAATCCATCATCAAAGCAGTATATGTATCAATTTTAGCTTGAATAATCTTTTTATCAGATGTGCCAGGTTCTTTGTCAAGCATATCGTAGCTCCATTCACCAACTACTTTTTCATGCAATTCATTTACAAGAGCGTTCACGAACTCTGCGAATTTGTTATCTTCAACGCCAAGTTTTGTAAAATTGTGGAATGTAGCAACCCAACAAAGGATATCTTTGAATACGAATACATTCTGAAATTTGTTTCCACAAACTTTTGCAATACGATTTCCATATTCATTTACCTTTTCAAACTCATCAAACGAAGAGTTTTCTTCAAGGTATTCATTTCTATCATTTGGTGTCTTTTTCCAATCATTAAGATGGAATGTAGCCATTACAGAATTTGCAACAGTTTGTTCATATGTTCCGTTCTTTCTCATTGACTTTGAATAAGCAACACAATTTTTGTAGAACTCATTATTTGCGATATTCTTAATTTTTCTTGCATATGTAGGAATCCAAGTAAGAGCTTTTTGGTTAGAACCCATGCTCTTATTGCGGTTATAACGTCTCACAAGTTTACTTATTTCCTGCATAGTGCAATTCTGATGAATTACAATTCGAATCTGATAATCATCGAATTTCTTCTTTAATTCATCTGGTAGCTGTTCAAATGTCTTATTCTTAATATCAAATTCACGATTTTCCCAAAGAATACTGCCATCTTCATCCTTGATAAGATGTCCTTCCTCGTCTCTCATTTTCGCTTGATACTGAATAACACTATTTTCAAATGATTTTGTTGTTTTCCAGTTCATATGACGGAACTTATTTAAAGCTGTAGTTCTTTGAATACCATCAACGATATATTGCTGTGTTAAATCTCCGCCTAATTCCTCTTCGCCAAGAATAATAGGAGGAATGTAATCTTCTGTAAGTACGGTAACAATAAGTTCATTCATTGCAGGATTATCCCAACAAAACATTCTCTGTACATCCTGATTTTCTGAAATATCCTCGCTATTTACACTTGCCAAATATGAAGATAATGATACTGTTTGCTCTCTAACTTTCTTTGCCATAATAAATTCCTCCTAAATATTATTTTTGCTTTTAATTATTAGATGGATCATCAGAGACTCGAACTCTGAACCGTCCGGTTATGAGCCGGATGCGCTAACCATTGCGCCAATGATCCACAACAGGGCTAGTTGGATTCGAACCAACAAATGCAGGAATCAAAATCCTGTGCCTTACCGCTTGGCGATAGCCCTATAAGTGTGAAATTAATCACACTATATAATTCTCTTTTTTACATTAATTCTCTTACATTTTCATATGCTTGAATTGCAGCCAAATTTTGTGAATATTCTTTTTCGCTCATATGTAATAATTCTCTTATTTCTTTTGCTTTATATCCATTAGATAATAGCGAAACGATTTTGCGTTGTGTATATGATAACTTATCCAAATATCTTTGGATCTTAGTACCTTTAAACAAATATTCACAAGCAGTTTCATATGTATCAAACTTTGATGGAATGGTTTCTCCAAGTTCCAACCCATCTTCTGTAACAAGATTACTTGTACTCTCAAGTTTCTTAGCAGGAATACGTTTTTCACGATTACGATCACGAATCTCGGTTTTAAACTTCCGCTTAATGTTACTGGCTAAGAATGAATCGAAATCTATCTCTTTTTCTGAATCAAATCTTAATGCGGTATCTGATAACACACTTAAAGCGATACTGTAAAAGTCGTCATAATCTTTGTCCGATATACCTCCAATCTTTATCAACATTGGGTAGCATATCTTCTTGAGCCGATACATTTCATTATCACAGTACCATTCCAATATTTGTTGTATTTCCATTATGTAATTACTTTCCCTTCTTGATTTCTCTATATAATACCTCTCCGAAACTCAACTCATTATCGTTAATTTTCATATGCCGTGTCTCTGAACAACACTTCGGACAACGACAGAATTTCTCATGCTTGTCCTTTGAGAACGACATAACAACAACCATAGACGTATAACACCTTTTACAAATCACCATATGTATATCCTTTCTTTACAAATCAAACAGCTCGTTCATTACTCGTGGTTCATATGTACGCTTATCCATTTTCGACATGGTTTCCAAAATCTCATTTGTAACTGTATCAGAAATCTTTTTATCAAGAATAATGTTAAGAATTTGTATCTCATTTTTGATACTTCTTCTTTTTATTCTCCGTTCCTTTATCATCTTATATGCTTTCCATCCTTGTGCTGCATTAAGATTGCAAAATTCTATATAATGATTGATATCGGATAATTCCCTGTCTACAAAGCTAAGTTCTTCACACAATTCTTCTTTTCTATGTAATGCATCTGTTGCTAATCCATTAAGATCAGTTATTTTGTCAATCCATTTCTGGATATTTTCAGCAACCATAACTTTTTCGGTATTATTTTCCACTTCTGATTGTGTAATCTGCTTTACATTATCGGGTGGGGTATCAATTTTCTGGATATGAAATACTGATTTCAAGGCTTTGGGTAGCGAGTTATTATATAGATTATTGGCTGCTTTATTTGAAAATGTATCAGCCAATGCCTCGCAAGATGTTGGAACATATTTACCATTACGATTTCTCATAATCCAACGAGAACCGTCTGTAATTACATATTGTGCCAACGTAATCATCTCCTCTCTTTGTTTGATTTAGCAATGGATCATCAGAGACTTGAACTCTGAGCCTTTCGGTTATGAGCCGAATGCACTAACCAATTGTGCTAATGATCCAAGTCGCTGACACTATCGCAAGTTTATCAGGAAGTTCTATAGTATCAGCTTGTAATCCGTTAGTGGATCAGGCTATGGTAGAACTATAGCAACTACACATTTTGCTCTTACAATGATTAATTCTTGCGTTCTGCGATAGAATCCGGTCTGGAAGTATCGCATAGCAGGGCATATCAGATTCGAACTGACAAATTTCGCAGTCAAAGTGCGATGCCTTACCGCTTGGCGAATGCCCTATAATATTATTTCCATATTTAATTGTGTAACTTAGGAATTTTAATTGCAGAAAACGCTTGAAGCTTGACTTTCTTTCGAAATATATGTAAAATAAATTCAAGCGATATTTCGCTTCTGCAATGGCTTAATGCTGTTGTATGTATTTGGTTTGATAGAGTCAAGTAGAAAGCTGTTGGCGCAGCGTTTGAATCGCTTGGCTCTATCTTTTTTATTATTTACGAAAATTATAATACTCCAAACATTTGTTCTTGTCAACGCATTTCCAGAACATTCGTTCGAGATTTGTTCGTTTAATATTTTTATTATATAATACTTCAAGTCCTATAATCAGGACACTATTTGGGGAAACTTAATATTATGCACAATAAATTCCTGCACTCCATCCAGCGAAAGCAACCCAAAAAAGTCATTATCTTGATAATTAATTGTGTTTGCCCTATTTATTATTCGCTTTCCTTCATCAACAGTTATCTGTCTTGGTCTTGTATGGATAAAAGTCATACCGTTGAAGGAATCAACCCATATTTTACCAGGTGTTTCATCAATCATTTTTTTTGCTATTTCTTTATCTACATACATTATTCCATTACCTCCTCAAGCTTGTAGTCTGTTCCAAAAAATAAAGAATTAAAGCATACTTTATCTACCATTCTTTTATTTTTATCATCAGTAATAGTTCCAATTTTTGAGATCACTTCATCTTTTGAGATTGTTGTGATCTGCTCACCTAACGCCATAGAATATAATGTTAATCCATTATTTTCGTTTGCTTGAATACATCCATGACAAGGCATGTTTGTCTTTTTAATCTTACTTGTCAAAGGCATCACTGTTATAATCGGAGCATATTTCGTACCCAATGGATTACTTACTATTACATAAGGTCTTTCATTCGCTTGTACTGAATTTCCTTCATAATTAATTTTTGCCTTTATTATGTCGTATCTCTGTAAATCCATATGTACTCCTCCTCTCTTTTGTGTTTATGTACTTGTGGATTACCTTTGATACTTCGCATTATAGCAAGTTGTCATCAACTTGTCAATGGGTTTATGTCAGTTTTTTAAAATAATTGACATATAGTTTGCAACAACTTATAATCAACTTATATTAATAAAGGAGATATTTACTATGCCACAAGGAAAAATCAAGGATGAAAACACAAGGGTTATGGTGCTTCTTTCTAAAGATATAAAAGAAAAGGCAGCCAGAATTGCAACAGCGGATGGACGCTCGTTATCTGGTTGGATTCGTAACCTCGTAACAAATGAAGTTAATAAGTTTGACGACACTAAGAAATAGTGTCGTTTACATATTACACAAACTCTACAAGATCAAATGGTTTAACTTCCATCGCATTTGCTACAAGTTCTAATACTGCCAGATCTGGAACTGCACTTCCATTTTCCCATTTGCTGATCGTGCTTGGTGCAACAACTGCTAATTCTGCAAGTCCTCTTACTGTTATTTTCTTTTCGTTTCTAATCTTCTTTCCAATATATTTAACCATTTACATATTCTCCAATATTTTTTTCATTCCGACTGATCCATTTGCATAATTATTAATCGTTGTATTTACACTACTATGCCCCAACTGTTGCTGCACGAACGCAAGATTCCCATTTCTGTTCATTACACTAGCATAATAATGTCTCATCATATGTGGAGTAATACCATTTCCATAATTCTCAAATATCTGTTTGATATTTCTCTCTGTTGTACGTGTACCATTTTTATTTACGAACACAGCTTCTTTGTCTACAATATTATTCAATGTATTTCTGTACTCTAGCCATTCTCTTAATGCTTTCAGAGCAGATCCAGTAAGATATACAGGTCTTTTTTCAGTTTCTCTTTGATATCCTTTTGGTAAAACCATAATATGTGACATATCATTAAGATCAATACATTCACTATTTTCATCTAAATGCAAATCTGATAAATCCAAGCCAGCAAGTTCAGACTCTCTTATTCCAGTTCCTCTTAAAACACGAAAAATAGCAATATTTCTATTCCTTACACATTCATCCTTTTTCCACATTATTTTTTCTTCCATATCATTAAGCTGATTTTCTGTTGGAAGTTTTTGTGTTAAGTTGTTTTTAGAAGATATCCCTTTATATTTTATTTGTTTACTAAAATCCTCCATACTGTTATAGAGTTCTCTCAATAAACATTCTCTATATGAATATACATTTTTTATAAAACTTTTTATAATATTCTTTCTTGTTTCCGTTGTGGTTGGCGACATTCCATTTGTTTCCTTATATCTAAGGTATGAACTAATATTTTGTGGTCGCAAGTCGCTAAAATCAGAAACTTCTATTTCAGAAATTGATTTCTTCTTGATAATATTACTTTCAATCAACCACTGTAAAAAATCTTTAATTGCCACTAAATAATTTAACGCTCCACTTTTGCTTTCCAATTCATTCAAGTAATCTCTTAAAAACTGTGGTGCGTTTAACTCATCCAACTTCCTATTAAGCTTTTCAGCATTTTTGTTTTGTACTTCAATTTTATAACACATAATTATCACTCCCTTGTGTAATCTGCTATCGCTTTTGCAATAGCTTTAGCTGCTCTTTTACTTTTTAATGATTTCTGAATAGATTCTGTATTCCAAAAGACATCACTAAACCCAGCTAACTCACCACCGCAATTCCAGTTTGGAATACTAAAGAATCCTCCATTTACATATTCTCCGAAAATCACACTATAATAATTTCCATTATACTCAACACCTATATGGTGAATATTTTCAACATAAGTATCACCATTATAACTGATTTTATAATTTTCCATGTTAATCAACCTCACTTTCCTACATACATATTCTCCGTTTGCCATTTAGGTAGCAGTTCATTATTCTCATCATAATATTTTGACTTAATTTTCTTTGCGTATTTCATTCGCTCATTAAAATCATCGCACCACCTAACTTCAAGATTTTTAGTTCTCATTTGCAACTTTGTACATAGACAGCACAAGTTTTTTACATGGTCTTTTTCTCTCATATTGGGTCTACGCATTTTATCTCCAACCTGATTTTTACTAAGACATCTTAAACAGATAAATTCACTTGATCTGTTTGTATTGTCATGTCGTTTACACATATTTATCACCTCATTTTCTGTAATAAAAAAGCAACCAGACCTTAATCTAGTTGCTTTGCTTACTATAATATTAAATTTATATTTCAATTACCAATTTACTTCCGAAACCAATCCAGCAGAAAACATCTCAGATGCATCTGACCATTTTTCTCCATCTTCAATATCATAGCTGATAATTGCAAGATAAACACCATTCAAGAATTCAGTTTCTCCTACATTTTCCATGTACTGTTTTGTGAAAGTTTCCATCAATTTTTGCTTAAAAGGCTCTATATTATCACCATTAAGCTCTTTCATCATCCATGTTTCTCTACCTTTGTAGATTCTATCTGGTAATTTACTGTTCTTTAAAACATGTTCCACCCATGCACCACAAATGAATCCCCATTCTTCAATGTTGTTTACACGGAATTCTTTCTTTTCTGCGCCTTCTTTTACTCTTTTAAGAAGATCTTTCTTTTCATTGTAATTCATATTTTGAACCCTCCTGTTATAATTATTTCCGTAAAACGGCACATCTCATGTTATGGTTTATAATTGTTTTTATTTTACCATATTTCTATGTAAAATAAAAGAAGCAGTTGGTTTGCTGCTTCCAATACTTATTTCAGTATTTGATTTGCTTTCAACAAGAAAGCAATTTTTCTTTGGATTATATCTTTTCTCTTAATTTATTACAAAAATCAGAGGAATCAAGTAATGAGCCGTCAAATATTTTTTTACCTTCTGATTCATATATTTTCAATGAACCATCGAATCCTATAACAGCATATTCTCCGTTATATTTATTCATATCTGAAAGTTTCCATTTAACAACTTTATACTGTGTACTGTCATCCATAAGATCACAATATCCATCATGTTCTAAAAGAGCAATTCCAAACATATAAACTATATTATCCATTATCTATTCACCTCCAAATTTTCAAAAGAAATCGTCATTTCTTAGTACCCATTACACATACAATAATACTTAACATCAGGTTCTCCACTAACATAACGATACCCCATTTCTTTTATTAGCCTTAGACCTGAATTATACTGCTTGTCATTTGTAAAGTTATCTTTTCTTGCCAATTCATTTATAATTGATTCCATTTGTGTTCTCCATCAATTCGGATTTTTATGTTGATAGTTTAATATTAAATTTTGTGTCTTTTGACATAATCCCAGGAATATGATTCCAATAGTCTTTGTCCAAATTGAAATGGAATTACTTGCTTATATCCCATTTTGATTAATTCTGTTACTCTTATTTTACATTTTTTAATATCATTTCCAAATTCAGCTAAAATCCATGGCTCATTTTCAGAAAAACTTGTGCTATCTTTATCTGCATATGCTATAGCGTAACTTCCTTGAATGCCATCCATCATTTATTATACCTCGCAATTCTCTTTCCAATCTCTTTATCACTTGGACACTTCTGTAACTGATTTATTGAAACATGTCGCTGTTCAATATAACCATCTTCCATTTCAAAATCAACATCCGCTTCCTCATTTGGATTTTCCCATGCATAATCTACAAATGTTCCAAACAATTCTAAATTTTTGTGAAACACTTTATCGCCTTTTTTAAATTCCATCTATACCACCTCTTCCAATCTTCCTAATAAATCATTCTTTACTTCAATTATCGCATTCAACCTACCTTTAATCTGTAAATCATATGGATTATCAGTATTTTTTAATAAATTCTCAAGCCTGTCAATTTCTGTATTAAGCTCACCAATATATTCTTTTACCTTTTTTCTCATATCTGGCTGATTTTCATATTGATTATTTATACTATTCATATTTTATCCTCCATCGAAAAAATTATTTTTCTTTCAATACATATCTATAAAATTTACTGAAATATATTGTTAAATATATATCATAAATATTCGATATTCTGTTTTTATTTTCATTTTTTTCAATTTTTTTTCTTTTCTTCTTATTACGACCTAACACAATAATTTTTTCTTCTCTATATGTAATGTTAATAAACCCCGTTTGTACCATTTTAACAAAAATATTTTCCATTAAACTAGTAGATACATTATATTTATAAGAATATTTTTCTTTAAATAATTGCCAGTTGTCTATACTAGGTGGCGAATTATGTTTGTCTGACCATTTCTTGTAATCTGCCAAAAAACATATTTCTCTATACGATAAAGTATTTAATATATCCAGATATTCTTCAAATACATTATTCTCAATACGTTCATCCATTAAATATCCATTTTTTATAAGATTGCCAAAGAATTTTACCTTATCATTAGTTGCAAGTCTTCTTACTGCTTCTAATGTTTTATTAAAATTAACAATGAACTCTACATCATTTACCATTTCTGTTGTAATATTATTTGTATCTGAAAAAATTATATCTATCAGTTCTTGTTCCTTCTTTTCTTGAAATTCGTTTAATAAAACTTCTGTTGTAGAGTCAATCATATCACCTATAACTGGAATTGATTTTAATGATGATAGAAGAACTGATTGCACAATTGGATTGCCTTTTATATCTTTCAGTTCGTTTACATTTTTCAAATCATTTTTAATGTCATCTATTTTATCCATAATATTTAATCTCCAAATACATTACATACTATTCCAAAATAAAGTTAAATTTCTTTACCTTATTCTGATTCAATATCAACTGGATTTTCCAATTTTAGAAACTCTTCTCTATGTTCTACCAATGACGCATTAGCAATTGCATTGATTTTGTTCTGACAGAATGACTCAATTTCTCCCTTTGCTTCCATAACCGTTTTATCCATCTGTTCATTAAACTGGTCTACAATAAATCCAATATTGCTTCCAATATCGTAATTTAACATGTTGAGCTTTTTTAAAATATTTTCTTTATCTGCCTTTGTAAGTGTCTTTTTTGAAGAAAACAATTCTGCAACTTCATTTATTAATTCTTTTGACTTTTCCATTGCCTTATCAGTCTGCTCTTTAAATTCTCCTGTAAATTGTTCTCTCTTGCTAACAAAATCACACGGAGGTATTTTCCCATCTTTTTCAGTATAGCAAATTGTTACTGGAATTCCTGTTCCTTGTCCAAAAGATGTAATTGCCTCAGCAAATTGTGAATAACTCATTTCAACTTTTACAATAGGCTTATCGCCAAAAATATCGTCACGATTTAATCCTCTTGTGATATCAGCATGTCTAAGTTCCATTGTAATTACATTACTATGTTCAATGCTGCTTCCGAATAATGGTGTCTTCCCACCATAAGCTCTGTTAAATAACAAAGTACCATAACTAGGATGACTTGTTTTTGTTCCAAATTTTGTCTCTTCTACTTTATATTCATTTTCCATATATTCCATTCTCCTTCCATAGTAAACTTAGATTTTATTGGATTATACATAATCCCAAGTTACATTATTCAAGATGTGTAATTTTTATTAAAGGGAATTATAATACTCAATAATATCTGCATCTGTAGCATAATAACCCTCTCAGCCTGAAACAGTATAAGATTTACCATTTTTAATATCAAATACAATTCCCTGAACTTCGTCTTTTGTTAATTTATATAAGCACTTAAATGTAATCATATTCATACCTCCCAAAGAAAACTTGGTTTACTTGGTTTATTCAATTGGCTCGTCTAATCTTTTTCCATATACATCCACATAACCGCCATAGGTATTTCCATTTTCTTCATACCAAAAATACCATTCTGTGTCTGTTATTCTCTTTACATTTATGTCAGATGTTTTTGTATTGTTTATCCATTTTTCCGCTTCTTTAATAGCAACATCTTTATTTGAATATATCCCAAGCACCCTTGCGTTTGCTTCTGGGTGTTCTCCTTTATTATTAATTGCTGTATGTACTACTGTATATAACATATTTGTAATCCTCCAATCTTTTTATTATTCTTCATCGTCATCCGTATCATTAATCATTTCTATAATATCATCAAGCGAAGTACAATCATCACAAGTCGGCTCATTGCAGATTTCTAACATCTTATTGTCAACATCAAAGTTAAAATAAATTCCATAATCAACCGCACTTGCATTGATACGGATATTCCAATTCCAAATGTCCTCAATTTCATCATTTACTTTATTTAAACAACATGATAATGCATCAATACTTCTATCAATATCTACAGAATATTTCATATATTTTCGCCTCCAATTTTTTATTATTTTTAACATCATATTTTCCATATTCATGTTCATATCCATCCCATAAATATGTTAATCTTCCATCTGGATATAAACTAATAAATGAACCTGTAATAACATCGCTGCATTCTTCTGAATGATAATACATTCCACCTTTTTCATGTTCATACATTTGCGTATATATATAACCATCCAAGTAAATTTCTTTTGGATATTCCATATAAATCACTCCAATCTTCCAATGAAACTATTATTTACTTAGAATATGTATTCTATATTATACAAATCAATCATCGTGCGTTTTTCAGTTGTACCTCTAAAGAAATTAAATTCCGTAGAATTCATTAATGGAGCGGTTTTTGCGAACTGTTCCAAAATTTTATTACTACATTCTTCTAATCCATTATTACCATAACATTCTGCCTTCAATTCACACCATGTAATTCCAACATTTTGAGGAACTGAAATGTATTCTTTAAAAATTTTAGGAATAATAACTCTTTTTATTTCTGATGGTTCAACTCTTTTTGTAATATATTCTATATAATCATCTACATGTGTATCTGTTTTACCAATTTTATTTTCCTTTGCTTCACATTGAATCTCCAACAATGCTGCACCATAATTAGGGAATGAGTTCTGTTTACCAATCGGGCTAAATAAATATACCTCCGATGTATCATTTTCTGCTCGTTTTCCTTCGTCCCAATTATTATTTCCACACTCATCCATGCTCAGAATTCCATTCTCAATTATGGACTTCAAATCACAAATATCTACGTTTTTGTATAATAGCATTATTATTTCTCCGTTTTAAATCCATTATTTTAATTAATAATATCTTTTAGTAAGTTCTTTATTATACTTCAACAATGCATCTCTTTCTATCTCATCAATTTGATTTCATTCTCATCACTCCAATCTATTTATTCTCTAAAACAATGTTAATACAAGGAATTCTATATGAGTAGTCTCTGTTTCCACCAAAATCGTGATCTGACATTCTAATCACAATTGTTTTATTCTTGTAATCATTTTCTTCATATTCAGAGTACGTTTCTGTAATATTAATCCCTCTAATTGTTTCTCCGATATTAAGAAATTTACCGATATTATCCTCTGTAACAGGAATATTAATATTCAGATATACAGACAAACTACTTCTGGAAAACTCAACAGCGTAATCAACATCATCTGGAAAATTCTTAATAATGTTTGAATATCCTTCAGACAATTTTTCAATTTTATCTATTTTCCTTTTATATGGCTCATATGTATCTTCCATATCTATGTCAATCACTTCGCAAATAAAACTATAATGATTTTGATATGTATTATAATCCATTAGATAATCTGAATTTACATCATCTCTAATTTCCTTAAAGTCATTCTCATCCACTTCATCCAAAAAAGTTTTCAAATTAGACTTAAAAATATTACTCCAATATTCTTTTGTTTCTATGTCTTTATTTTTGCAAATCGCATTTTCAAAAAATTCTGCTGTTAATTTGTCTTTTTTCATTTTAATCACCTCATTGACATATTTAATATTTAATGCTATTATATTTTTTGTGTTGGAAGATTAGGTTTAGTACCTTTTCGAATTACGTGACTAATTAAACAGAGAAGGTAATCCCTTCTCTGTTTTTATTTTACGCAATTCCTTCCCCATAGGTCGTTTAATACTTTCTGATCGCTTGGTAGATTCGAATAACTAATTCCAATAGTCTGTAACTTGTAGTATTCTTCTTTTGTAATGTCGATTCCATAATCGCCTTTAACAGTTTCTCTATAGCCGAATTTATCCTGGCATTCAGGTCTGAAGTACCATTTCTTATAAATTGGTTTATCTCCATGTTCCCATGCAAAAAGACAAGTAATTGTTCTACCAGTAGCAATCTCCGTTGTAACCGATCTTCCAAAATAAGGATTGTACTGCATATAAGCTAATTTGCCTCTTTCAATTGCATCTTGCTTTTCACGTTCACTCATTTCGAATAACTGCTGTGTACCCCTCCCATAAGAAGTGTCATACACTTTACTACTGTTTACACCAACAGTTGAATACAATTTAACTCCGTTTCTATCAGTAGTTTCAACCCTCTTTACTCGCTCTCCATTGATGTAATCATTGCACAATCTGTCCATATAATGCACGTTCCCATTTTCATCAACTCTACGAGTAGTTTTCTTCATATCATAATTATCTTTAGATGCCTTTGCAGCACTTCCTGCATAAATTCCTAAGAATGCTAATAGTCCTCCGAACATATTCATCAACCTCTTTTCTCTTCTATATTATTTTCGCCATTTATCCATTTCATCTACCGACTTCTTGTTGAGATTATTATACATATCTTGTCTCTTACGAGATTCTTCCTTTTGATTCGCTTTCCAAGGAAGATAAATACAGAAGTATCCTGCAATCAAACATCCAATTAACTGTGCCATAATAATTACCTCCGTTATAATTGTTTACGTTCCTATTACTGTTATTTTAATTTTATCATACAATCTTAAATTTTGCACTATATATCCAAGTATTAAAATGATCCATATTTAGTAACTTTAATACATCCTCAAAGCCTTTAATGATATCCGTTGCAAACAAAAACCCTTTACTGTATCCCTCGTAATTATTATTAGGAATAATTGTAAGATACTTTCCATTCTTATGTACTTCGTGTCCTCTTTTAGACATTTCCTTCTTAAAATCTTTGTAATTAAACATAGTAATTACCATTCCTTTCCATAAAAATAAGAGATTGGATATCCCAACCTCTTATATATTCTCCAAGTAAATTTCCGTTTCATGTTAATCAAGTATGAATCGGTTTTCTTTTACGTTACTTACTCTATAAATTCCATTTATCTCTTGCAAAGAATAATAAGTAGTATTATTTCTTATATACTTATTGGTGATTTTACAAGTAACTAATCTGCTCCATTTTTCTGTTACATAAACAGATATTTTTACTGTGTCACCTATTTTATAATCCATTCCAATCACTCCTATCTAAATCACAATTCCAATACTTACTCATAGTTTCTACATATATCCATTACTGTATCTATCACATTTAGTTTAGAATCAATTCCATAACCACTCATTAAGTCAAAAGAACTGTTATCTTTGGTATAAACTAAATCGCAATAATGATGCCATCCATCTTCTTCATCATAAGCAAAAGTAATTTCAAGATTTATACCATCGACTATTTTGCATTGCCAAGGTCGTTCATCAAAACTTTCGGGTTTATTACCTTCTCCATTCCATAAAGCAGGATTCATATCATTAAAAAATCCATTTACAATTCTCGTGGCTTTTTCTCTTGTCATATTCTAAGCCTCCATTCTGTCAAGAAATCATCGTTTCATTTCTCTGCTAGTATGTCATTAATGTGTTTTGCATACGAAATAATCTCATCAATCTTATATTTAATTTTCTCTGTATGTGTTTCGCCATCTTCTATTTTGTCGATAAGCTTTCCAATATAACTTACTGTTGTACGAATGCTCTGTTGGTAGAAGGATAAGCTTTCTACCTCGTCTGATGTTAAAGTATATAATTTCTGCATATATATTTCTCCAATCCTAAAATTATCATTTCATGTCCAAATTTATTTTTATCATTTCCATTGCGTTTTCTTTGATTTCATGACGTACCTTTTGTAATTCAACCCATGTTATTGTTTCTTTCATAAAACAATCATCATAATTACAGCACATATATTCTGTGACGGTATCAATAATATTCATTATTGCTTCATCACTCATTACTGTTCCAATCTTTTTCATAGGTTCATCTAGTGACATCTTATAAATTTTATTATCCTGTATATGGTAAAGTCCGTTATTCATAATATTCTCCATCCTTCACAGTAAATCATGTTTCATTTATTCATCAAGAATACCTATCATAGATGGTATCTGACACACTTTTAGCTCACCATCAAATAATTCTCTATGTTCTCTGGATTCAAAATATCTTTTTGCTTTATTATAGGCATCTTTTTTTGAATCTGCTTTTACTTCAATCATTCTATCGTGGAATATTGCTATATAATTTCCATCTTTAATTCTTACCATAATACATCTCTCCTTATGACAAATCCTGAGTATTGTAAATCCTCATTTCATTTGTCTTATCAAATTTGCATAATATCTACCTATGCCACGCCCATTATCAAATTTCTGATATTTATGAAACTTAATCGGATTAGCTTTTATCAATTCAAGTACATCATCAGGGAAATTATTTTTATTGGCAATTTCTAGCATCTTTTTATTCGCAAATTCCTCTGTGCATGAACCAAAAGGGCAACCAATAGAATTCACTCCCCATGATTTTTCTGTGATATTGATAATTTCTGTAATATCCGACATTTTCACTACCTCCAATCTTACCATTCACCTTAATACAATTAACTCTGCTTCTTCTACATATTTTCTTGCAGCATCGTATCCATTTCTATTAAATTCGCCTTCAATACTAAGCCAAAGTGAATCTAAAAAATTTGGAATAGATGCGAAATCCTTATTTGGATATTTTTCTCTATATCGTTTATATGCTATTTTATACAATTCATCTACTAAATCACGTTTCATCATATATCCTCCAATCTTCCAAAGAAACTCTTGTTTACTTGCCTATTAAATAACAAATCTAATAATTCCGTTTCCATTAGGTAAATTCATAAATTCACCTATACCACCATGATATAATTTCCGTGCTTCTGTTCTTGTATAACCACATCCATCACACCAATCTGAACAAAAATCTTCCCAACCTGAATACCATGCACATATTTCTGCTCTGATATTGTATCTATTTGCATGGGATTCTATCTTCTGTTTGATTTTATTAGTAAGTTTTATATACTGACTTAAATATTCTTCACTTTTCTTGTCCATAAAATCACTCCAATCTTAAAATGAAATTGCTATTTCTTCCTATTAAATAATTTAATTGCAAAATTATAATCTGCCTCATTTGAAATAACAACTTCTCTATTTTCTGAAAATAGTTCATCTGGGAACCAATCAATATTATTATCTTCAAGGATACACATTTCTTTTTGTGTAACATTTTCAATAATATATTCTTTCATATCACTCAACCTCACTTTTCATTTCTAATCTTATCTAACTGTTTCTTTAATTTCCCATCGTTGATTTCAACTTCATACCCTAAAAGATAAGACATAATATCACTTGCTCTTTTATTGCTCCTTGTAATACAAACAGGCATTCCGTCAACTGAAATAACTGTTTTATATGTACTGTTATACTGCTTTACTCTTGTCTGCGTAATTTTCATTTCCATCACTCCAATCTATGCTTCATAATCAAATTCGCTTAATCCTGTATCAGTTACATAAGCCTGTATAGCTTCAATTTCTGAGTCAAAATTTCCATTATTTATTCTGTAGCTACTATCTTCATCTTCAATTTCACAATCGTAGTGTGCAAAAATTGATGCAAGTAAATTATTCATTGATGTTTTTGGTTTATATCCTTGCTCTCTAATCCACACTGCCATGTAATCACAATCGCACCATTTCTCTTTTGTATATGTACTATAATCTTTTTCTTCCGTCCATTTGCCCGTCCACTGATCTACCACGTCAATCACTCTCCAATCTCTTTTGCAATTTCTTTTCGTGTTCCTCTAATTAAGCAACCTTCAGTATCATGTTTTCTCAAAATATCCCAAATTGCATTTTCTTCAGCTTCGGTAAGACTAAATCCTTCCCAATAACCGAAGTCATCTTTACCATGCTCGATTACAATTCCTGCTATTCTACACATACTCATACTTCCTTGTAGTCTTCTAGTAGCTCATTTAGGTTGCCTTTTCTCCACCGATGAAGTTTCCCATCACCGGTATAATTTCTAACAACTCCAACCTTACGACCAGCAACTTTCTGGTCATGCTCTATGTATTGACGGACAGAATTGTGATAATGTCCGTCATTGTGTACCTCGATGTATTTCCGTTTATTTCTCTTGTTTTGATATGTTCTTATTTTCATTTTAATATCCCTCCAATCGACACCATCTGTTCTCATCAATCTGTTTCCATGCCGTAGGATTTAAACTGTATAGCTCCTTTTTGAATAACTCATCATATCTTTTATCCATCTGACCTTTAGTATCAAACAGTTCCTCATGGTCTAAGTTTCCTTTATCTAAACCAGACAGTTTATATATTCGCAACTTATACATATTAATCACTCCTTAACTATTTTTAAATTTCCATAACATTTTCCGCACATTGAGTAATTCCTATCACACGACACACAAGAATCCCAATATCTATTATCTTTCTTGTATCCTTTTGGAAAAATAACTTCTCCTATTTCATTTAATTTTGGTATTTCTCTTTTACATTCATTCCCGTCATAATGACAAAAATAAGCTAATCTCATACTAATCACTCTCCTTCAAATTAGGACACAAACCAAGACCACCATCAATTTCAGGCAATCTTCTATATGCATCTCTATGAATGCAATCTTCCTTCATACATCTTTGGCAACAGCATTTCTTGTATTCCTCGTAACTCATTTTATAATTAGTCTCTTTGAATCTCTCTTCTGTCATCATAATTACTACACCTCCAATGCTTTCTGTACTTTCTCATTAAACTCACCATATAAAGATTTCCATTTCTCAATCATTTCTTTTGTAGGTTCACCAATAAGATTGTATCTTTCTTGCCTATATTCTTCGGGATCTTCACAACATTCTGTTACAAACACAGCAGTTCCAAATTTATCTGCATCACATCCAAAACCACCAGTTGCAAGTACAATTTGATATTTTGCATCTCTAAATTCTGGTTTGAAAAAATCTGGTTTAATTACTACTAACTTGCCTTCAATATTGTCACTTAATGGTTTACATTCGCTTCTATCAATTATTGTTTTCATTATCGTTTACCTCCTTCGCCCAATCTGGTTCAATTCCTCTTGCTCTCCATTCTATTACAGAAACTTTGTAGCCTTCGTTTTCTGGAAATTTTTCTTTTAATAATTTGTAAACCCGTTTTGCTTCCCAATCGTATGTAAGCTGTCCTTGTTCTGTTGCGAATAAATATTTGCCATCTTTTGACACATTTATTCTTGTATAATCAACCATTTTACTTGCCTCACTTTCTAAATAAACAGTTCTTTCCTTTGGAATTATGCCTTTTGACTATACATAATTAAATCATAAGATAAATTATATAAAAGCCTGTCTTTAATAACATTTGACTTATATATTCCATCTAACTTACTAGGATAATTTTGTGTATTAAAATCTCCTTTATATTGCATAACTGCACTTATCATTGCTTCCATAGGTGATAAGGTGTAGATTGTTTCTTTAACAAACTCACCTTTTCTTGCATCGAATAACATCACTACACTTTTCATTTAAGACACCTCTTTCCAATCAACTACCTGCTTATATCCATCTGCCTGTAAGATATGAATTTCTTCATCCTTATCAAGTTCGTAATGATTTCTGAAAAATTCTTTTAATCCATCTTCTCTCTCTGCTCTCCATAGTTCATCATGAGTGATTACATCTCCAAATTCTTCCTCGTCCATTGTCACGGTAATATCAGAGATCTTTCCAAAATACATTGCTTCAAGTAAATCTGTGTCCACATCTCCCTTGACAATGTAATCTTGCCAATCTCCCTGGTTATACCCTCTGATTGTTCCGGTTTTAAAGGTGTATTCTGGATAAAGAAGTCTAATTACATCAACAAGAATATCTTCTATACATCTGCATTTATCATACATTTCTTTTAATTTTGCATTCACTTCATCAGATACATCCGTTGGATATTCGTCATAACAATCAATATCATCCAAAATCTCTTTTGCTTTCTGATACCATTCTGCCTCCGTGCATCCTGTAAAATCTCTATTGCCTGTAAGAACAACCTGTTCATCGAAGTTTTCACAACCACAATAATCTTTCCAGCCCTGATTGCTATTGTACAGCCACCATGTTCCATCGCCTGTGTTATCTATTTTGATTTCTACCATATCAACCAACCTCGCTTTCTATGCTATCTGCCTTACTATATCTTCAATGTTCCCATTCATTACAATCACAGCATCTTTGTTATCAGGATGTTCACTCATAAAATCTCTCAATCCTTCAAACTGTTTATTATCTGCATTTTCAATCATCTGCCTTACATCTTTATTGTGCAGCTTAATCAGATAAACCTTTTCATAATACTGTTTGAATAACAGATTTTTCTTTTCACAATACTGCTTAATTAAATCAATCTGTCTCTGTTCCTTTTCTCTGATTGCTTCAACCCTTGCTTTCTCATTAGCTTCTGCTTGTTCTTTTCGCTTACGATTTCCAATCAGATGATTAAATAATGAGTTTGTTTCACACAGATTCTTAATAACTGCATTATCAATGTCATATGCATCAGGATTATCTTTGTCAATCCACCATAAGAAGTTATCAATTGTCCTGTTGAAATTCTCTTCAAAGATACATCTGTTACCAAGATTTCTGTTGTAGATTTCCTCTCCGTTTCGCTCAATCCGTAATGATGTATATACATTTTCATCTGGTTTATTATTGTAGATAGTCCATTCATATCTATCCTGTCTGCCATATACGGTTAATCCGTATGCACTGTATAACTGTTTCTCTTCATTCTTTAAATATAAAAGTCCCATTTTACTTGCCTCCATAGTTCAAATCTAAATTTGTATATTTTGCCCATTTCCCTGTATAAACACCATTCATTCTTTCTTCAAAAGTTCTCTTTCTCATTCCATACATTTCTGTTGCAACTTTAAACATGTCATAAACAAGATCCTTTTCCGTATCAATAATCATAAAATCTTTTGGATTTTTCACATTGTCCAATACATACTGCATGAAATCTCTGAATGTAATTAGTCTGTTTGTTGTACACCATACAAGAATTTTGTTTTTGTCTTTGGTGTCTCTTGTTACAAATTTCATCAACTGCATTTCACATTCTCCTTCCTAATAAATAAGACAGACACTTTTGTTTGCGTCTGCCTTATTATTCTCTGTATTACTCTTCTACTTCACCAAATTCTGCAATATAATCTTCTGCATCTGCATAACGTTCCATCCATTCTTTTGCTTCATTTTCACTTAATGGAACAAACTCACTACCGCCACTACTTCCATTACTTCCACACGATCTTGCGTATTTACTCAACGCTCCACCCATTCCGTACAGGAAATATTCACCTGTTTTCTTTTTGTAAAGTGTTTCTTCGCAATAATTAAAATCACCAAAATTATATGAATTACTCCATGTTGCGACCTCTTTTGCTGTTTCTATATTATACATTTTCCCATTAATAATTTTCTTCATAGTTATCACCTTTTATCTTTCTAAAATTTCACTGTAAATTACAATTTACTTTGCTTTTTCATTCTGAAATACAATGTCTGATATTTCTTTTATTAATCTTTCAGCATCATTAACTCGCCTTGCTAAAACATCATCTGTACAAAAATCCCATTGTTCATCTTCATTTACCTTTTTTATTATCTGTAATGACTGAGATAATAACGTGTTAATACTTCCTAATGCTTTTAATGTATTATCTTTATCAATAATATGTTTTGCCATATAATCACGCTCCTACCTACTAATTTTCATACCACTGAAATGCACAATCATACATCATTTTGCCTGTTATCTGATCTTTAAATGTAGGGCAATGCCAAGCCATTCTATAATCATGTACCTTACACCATTCTTCAATTACCTTTGTTGTAAGTGGTGTTACATATACATATAAATCAGATTCATACGAAGGATGATACATTTCTTCTTTCGGATAACCTGCTTCAATTAACATTTCCATTAATGTTTTCTGCATAATTTTCCTCCTATGCTTAATCCCAATTAAATTCTAATTGTGGAAATGCTTTTTCCAACTCTATAGAACTTTCACAAATATAGTCACCTATAATTTTGTCATTCTTATAGATATTCCCACGATATTCACCACTATTCGGATAGAACATAATACTAATTTTATCAGCTTCTTCTTTTACGTCTCCATACCACATATCTACTTGAACTTTTTCATTTTTCTCTTGTCGCATAATTCTCAACCTCCCCACTTTCTAATCTCAATACTAAATCAAGCACTTTATCTCTATACTTAATCATCTGTACTGCTTTTCTAAGAGTTTCCTTTTCTCCAAATTCGTCAGGAATAATATCAATTCCATACTCTACAAGCTGTTTTTCTGCCTCATACATTAAATCTTTTGCATTCGCTTCTGGAATATAATCCTTCCCTCTTGAATCTGCTATACCTGCTTTGACATATTCTGGATAGCATAAATCAATGAATCGTGGAAATTCATTATCTAAGTCCATCATATATGTATGGTCAGGATCAAGGATGCGTTCAGGCTTACCACTTCCCCCTCTCTTTCCCATCCTTTCTGCAATATCTTCTGTCTCATAAAATTCATTCTCTGCAAGAACTTTTCTCTGAATCTCTTCTGCGTTTGCTTTAATTGTTTCATATAATGCCTTTGCATTAAAATAATTACTCTTTAATTTTCCAAGTAAAACCTTGTCATATTTAATCTGTGGTAACATAACTAATCCCTTCTTGCCCTTAGCATCTGTTCTCTGTATTCTTTAATCTGTTCCATTGTCAACCATTCTGGTTTTTCATCTTCTGCAAATGAGTTCCATAATTTTTCCATTTCATCACAATGTTCTTCAACCGACTTGTAATACAGATGTCCTTCATATCCATTTCCATTACCCAAGAAATAATCACAATCCATTTTATATCTACTAAGCATCATGTAATCCATTTCTCTTGGATGTCTCACAAATGGTTCATCACATACAACTTCTTCTGTGACAAGTTCGTTTGGCTCGCCACAAATCTCACCGCATTCAGTTCTATAAGCCCCTGTATATAATGCAAGTCCATTTCTTCCGTTGTTTTCATCAAAATATAACTTTCCGTTTTCATCTTCATAACAAGGAACTTCCATATAACCACCAAATCCAACATATTTTACTTTTAACATATTAATCAGCCTACCTTTCTAATCATCAATTAAATGCTCAACATCTGCCTTTTCTGTTAATGGAATAGGTGTATCAAGCGTTCCCATACAGTAATCATAATCCCACCAATCTTCATCATATCCTGCTTGTAATGCTTCAATAATGTGATTAGCAAGAAGATAATTTCCTTCATCTATCTTTAAATTTTGCAAATTCTTTTAATCTATCAAGTGTTGTAATCTCGTCTAACTCTTCATTAAGCTGACTCATTACATCTTCAAATGATTTCTCTTCAAATTCTGTCCTTGTCATACAATCACACCTTTCTAATTTCTTTTAACATATTCGCTTTGCACATCATTAAGTTCTCTTTCATATCCTCAATTCGTATATCCATAAACTCTTTGAGTGCCTTATCAAATTGTTTTTCTGTAATGTCATGACCATAATTTGCAATCACAACATCCATAACTTCTCTATATGAAAAGCCATTAAATAATGTGTCATTTTCATGTATTGGTGAGTTATAAGTAAACTCTTTTCCATTCCGTGAATCCATTTCAGGATCATATAACCATTTGCTCATATTAAACCTCCTCTACAATTCCGTTTTTTGTGTTACTCCAATGGTACTTCTTTCCATTCTCCACATTCTCAAAGATTACTGAATATGAAAATGTTTCAAATGGTGTGAACACTTCTTCGTTGCAAGTTGTCGGTGACTTCTCTGTATTCCAATCAATACCAAGCTTTCCATTATCTTCATGAACTGTGAATATAGTTCCATAGTTCCGTGTCTTAATCTCTCTGTTACATGTGTCATACATGTGCACTTTTACTTTGTCATTTACCTTCAACATTCTGTATTCCTCCTTGTAATAAAATAGGCAGCTAGGTATTTATTCTCCTAACTGCCTTTATAATCGACTATTAAATTTCGTTATATGAAATATACCAATCTCCACTATAATTCATATAATAAAATCCATTTTTGCAACATCTAATTAATGTAGCATTATGATTTCTGCACCATTCATTAGCAATAATTTCTTTTCCCAATTTGTCTTCACTCCTTTAAATTGTATTCTTCCCAATGTTCTTCCCAATCTCTTCCATACAAATCCATGCATCTGTATTTGAAGAAATTTAGAGTTGTTTCCTTGTCCAATTCTTCGCCATTTACCGAAAATGGATCGTGAATACATCCATTATTCACCTTAAAAATCTCAATCAAATCATACTCCAAAGCTCTCTTATAAGCTTCTCTTTCGTCAATTCCATTCTGTCTTGTCCAAAACTTTACACAGTCTGCATGATATTTTTCAAGTTTTATCTGGGAATCATTTGCATTTAACATATAGTTGCCTCCTATAAATTTATTGCATTTCCGTTATCATCATATTCAATCGGTGCAATATGAACTGCATAACCGATTTCTTTTTCTTTGTCGTAAATCTCCATTGTGCCACCTGCACAAAATTCAAATGAGAACCGCTTATCATCCGATTCAATCAGCTTAATCAAGTGATCCGTAAGTTCACTTAAGTTCCGTGCATCTTCTTTTAACTTTTCAATACTTGTCATTTTGCTTCACTCCTTTTCATAAATCTCTAATTTATGTAACAAATCAAACATTGCTACATATCTACCCTGATTCCGTTCTTTGAGTTTATCATTGTCGTTCTGCATTGCATCATCATAATCTTTATTTACTTTTCTAAATTCCTCTGCAATAATTTCAAGAATTTCATCCTTTGTCTTTTCACATGTATATCTACTCATTTCCATCACTCCGTTCCCTATAATTTTCAAATCCAATTCCACCACTATAATTAATAATCATTTGTATATAATATGGTAAAAATTCCGTTCCTTTTTCAATCATATGTTCTTTCTCCTTCCATATTATGAAATCTTAGTTTCAATTCCAATCTTCTAATTTATAACCACGAACTAATAAGTCATAAATTGTATCATCAAAGAATTTTTTGATAGGGATTTCTATTTTTCTTCTTTCGCTTTTTCCACCTTCCAAGTCTCTATTTTTAAAGTGTTGCTTATTTAATCTGACTATGGTTGTACCTTCATTATTTAAAAAGTAAGAATACACAATATATTCTTGCTTACACTGTTTAGCTAATGAAACCCATCTATGTTCTTTAAAGTAATCTTTTATTTTGCCCATTTCTTCATTCATTATCGTTTCCTCCAATCTTCCTTTGAAATGCGAATTTACTCTGCTTCTACTTCATATATTTTCCAATCAATATTGTATGAATCCGTCTGAATGTTCGCATTATATTCATCAATGGACGCTTCATCTCCTTCTTCTACTAAATTCTCATATCTGCTTTTCATTTCATCATAAGCTTCTATATAAGAATCATATGTGTCCGGTTCATTTATATTTTGATTTTCAACCTCTATTAAAATCCATTTACTCATTTTCTCTTACCTCCAATCAATAGGAAACACGCATTTATTATGCTTCTTTAAACTCCTCTTTTGGATCAACAAACTCTATCTTCTGAACCCAGATTGTACACCCGTATTCCTCTTTCAGATGTTTGTATGCAAGTTTTGCACTCTCTTTATTATCTACAGTGCGAAGATGCTCTAAACTTCCATCTGTGTTATAACAACCTAATCTGTACTTCATGATTCTATCCTCCTTCTTATGAAATATCCATTTTCTATTCTTCAACCTTAACATTCTCAATATGTTCAATCTCTGGATAACTATCCATATCAATCACATAATCAATGTGATGCTCCCACTTTTTAATTTCTTTTACATCCGCATTATCATTTAAAACAACGGTCATTGTTACTTTTACTTTTTTCATGCTATCACCCTTTACCTTTCATTATGAAATATCTGTTTACTCTGCTATTACATTCATCGAGATAATAAAATCCTTATCTTCCTGCTCATTATCTTTTAGGGACAATTAAATTTCCTGTTAATGTAACTTCGATTCCGTTTTCATACTTTCTAAGACTTCCCTTTTCAACCTCAAAATCATTATATTTAAAAAAAATACTATCTCTCCCATTGTATTCAGCTACAATTTTTCCATCCAACCATACATAGACATTTTCATTTTCGCTTATATATGATAATAAATCATCTAATCGCATAAATTATACCCTTCGCTTTCTTCTGCCTCTTTCAAACTCTCTTCATCTACAATGCAGTAACAACCAAGTGCATCTCCAACTCTGTCATTATCAACTCCAAGCGATGTAACAATTTCGTTGAATGTGCTTTCGCTATAATCTTCCCTGTAAATTTCAAGGTATTTCTGACCTTTGGTTACATAGTGTTCTTCAGTTTTGCCTCTAAAATAATCTAAAGCATTTTGCAAGCAATCGGCTTTTCTCTTTGCATTATTCCAATAAGTAAAATATGTTCCATGCGCCCACTGCTGATCCTCTGGCTGTGCAGGATCGTAACCACTTACAACCGCATACTGTGTATCACTTTCGCTTTGCAGTAATGCATGGTCATCTTTCCGTAAAATCTCAATCCATTTCATGCTTATACCTCCTGTTCAATCACTTCCACTTCTTCGCTTGATCCTATGAGCATTAAATCTTTCATTGGACAATTTTTATTCAAACAATCTGCCTTAAATATGAATCCATCATTTGATGTACAGATCCATTCTTCTTTCATATGTTTGAATTTTGTTCCCACTTTAATATCTCTTGTCTGCATAATTTATACCTCCACCAAATTGTTCTCTTTTATAAGTCTTTCACGAACCATTCTGTTTAAGTCCTTATTCACAGTGATAATTTTATGAGAAGTTCGATTCATATAAATGAAATGACTTCCCTTGCACCGTGTAAATCTATAACCATTCCGTAACAGAATCGGTTCGAATTCTCTTAATTGTTTTGTCTTTCTATATGCCATAATTCATCTATCCTTTCCTTATTATAATGTGTTTGCCCGTATAGCCTGATAGCGCAGCTTAGTTTCATTTTTACCGATGTTTCATATTGATCACTCGCTTTCTAATTGTTTATTCTCCACTCATTTGCTAATTTCTGCGGAAAGTATATCGTATAATTCAGCATTGCTTTTTACTGGAACTACTTTGCTTTCATAGAACACTGCTCCTTTACAGTTTTCTAACAATTTCACTTCCATATCATTCCCAAAGTTTGCATACAATCTTTTCATTACATCAAAGTTTCTGATTGTAAATACGTTCTTTTCTGAACCAGTCCAATCAAGATTCTTCATCAACTTGATAATACTTTCCATTAAATCTGCATTTTTGTTTGCCAATCTCAGAGCATTTGACGAAGCCTTCATTTTGCCTACTGGATTATCAATAATATGCTCATCTGCTGTAATCTGAATATTGTTTTCCTCGCAAATTTCTTTTAAAGCAATGTAATCGTGTTCTCCGTTTTCAATGGCTGCTCTATACATATCATTAACAGTCATATCTTTTCGTCCTGCCTTCTGTCCTAAGAAAATCCGTCTTGCTTCTTTCTCATCACAATCAAGAACTTCAACAATAATCATCAACTGTTTGCTCAACATAACATTTCTAAGAATTGCCGCTATCAATCTATGCGCACCATCAGCAACATAAAGCTTTCCATTTTTCACATATACTTTAATAGGATCATATTTGTTACTGTTGTAATTAGTGCCAATTTCTTCTGCCTTTGCAAAATCAGTATCTCTCTGCCATGTAGGAATATGTATGAATGTTGGGTTAATCTGAATATATGTTTTTCCTGCGAACGCTGTAGGCTGTTCAAGTTTAGATTCAACCTCATTTGTTTCCTGTTCTTCACTTTCCTTCCGGTGCTCAAGAATAAAACTTTCTGTTTCTCTTGGCATTCTCAACCGTTTATCACCTAACCGTTTCCTTGCGTTGCATACGGTCTTGCTTTCTCCGTTTCTAAAATTATAATCAACACTTTTGATTTCAATATCTCCTTTGTTGATTTTTAAAATCATACAAATCTTGTCTGCTACTTTATCACTTGGGTTCGCTGCACCAATTTCATATTTCTCTATTGAAGACTTAGACATACCAACTTTTGAGGCAAGTTCAGCCCGTGATAATCCTTTCTCCATTCTGATTTCGCTTAATTTCCTTCCGTTAATTTTACACATAATTTTTACCTTTACCTTTCTTGTTTTAATTTTTTGCATTAAAATAGCGACCACATTATTTCGTAGTCGCTTTGATTTCTCTTGCCTTTACCATTGCATTATTCATTTCAATGCAAATTCCACGACAATTTCTGCGTTCTCCACATCGCTTGCATAGTGAAACGAACAATGTTTCCTTAATTTCCCTTGCCATTTAGACCTCTTCTCTCTCTAAAAGTGTTTCGTAATATTGGCTTTCGCTTTCAAAAAGCTGGTATTTTCCATTGATCCAACCCATATAACCATCCGGTACTTCATATCCTTTCATTTATTTTTTCGCCTCTCTTTCTGTTCTCCTTGCTAAATTATTTTCGCTGTCTGGGCAGATTCCCATAGCTAATAATGCATCTTTCGCTGTACATCCTGTAATAATCGCATAAAATAATGCGTCCCATGATGCCTGATTATCCCGTAATGTTCTCGCCATGATTTTCACTCTCCCTTCTATAACAGTCCACATGCGGCTAATAATTTCTTTGCAAATGGATGCTTATTTGCTTCCAATTTGCGTTTCAACTCTCTGTTGTAACGCTCCTCAAAATAATCACGCTCTGATTGTGCGATTTCTGCTTCTGGACGATTATCAATAACATCATAACCATCCTTAATGATAATTATCATTTGACTTTTCTCCTCCTTCTGTACTAAAAAAGCGATGCTAACGTCTGTGCTAACATCGCTTTACTCATGTTGTTGGTTTTGATACCATGGTTTCGTTTTACTTCTGCCCGGACTGAATAGATCCGTGACGGTTTACTTGCCTTTGCAATTTCGTAGTCACAATAGGCATTGTGGATTTGTTTTGCTTTCTCTGACATTGTGAGCCTCCTCCTTATTATTTACCACTCTGCACCACTATATCTGACCTGTAAGATAATATCATCAGTTACCTTTTCCGTTCCGTTACTATCCATGAGCATAGATACTATGTCTCCATCTTCATAGTCTTCACAGCCACGAAATTTCCATTTGTTTCCGCTATAATCCTGTACAATGACAACGTTTTTCTTTTTGTTTACCTTTGTTACTTTCGCTGTCAAAGGATATGTTTTGTTTTTATCTAAATCTTTAAGATGCGGAAGTTTCTCACAGATTTTTGAATACGAATATCCATCTGCCTTATTGAACTGCTTTGTTGTATCGCCAAGCTCAAAGCAGAGGTATCCATATTTGTCATAGAAATAACCAGCAATGTCACAGATTGGGATTGCATTTGTGATACTGATCTGCTTTGGAGTTGAGGCATTGACTGTTTGCGTTGGTTGCATTGTGCCTACTGTGTAGGATGTAAGGATTGTTGCTGTTGCAAGAACGAGTGACAATATTTTCTTTTTCATATTTGTTCTCCTTTTCTGATTGTTTTTGGGTATAAAAATAGCACCCGAAAATTGGGTGCTTGGTGGGTGCTGTGTTTTGCAAATTATTCTTCATCAAAATCATAATTTGCGTCTATATCTTCAAACTGCTCGTTATAATACTTACGAGCTTCTGAACAACGGAGTTCATAGTTACTTCCGTTTGCTGGATAACCTTCAGCTTCGCATTGTTCGGCTATCTCCTGGCATTCATCTTGATATGCCTTTTCAAGTTCGCAGATCTTATCTATATCTGCCTTTGTATATACTCCTGCTTCAAGCATAGAGTTACGCATTTCGTCTATATTATTTGACATAGTTGTATCCTCCTTATTTTTGTAATTCTTTTTTCTTTGCCATCAATTCCGCAATTTGTGCGTCAATTGAGGCGATTTGTTCGTTTGTCTTGTTATATTCTGCATCTGGTATCCATTCCATAATTTCGGATGGTTGGACACAGAGATATTCGCAGATACGGTTTAATGTGTCTGTTTTAAATACTTCATTTTTACTTATTTTAGATACAACATTTGTACTGATTCCTGTATCTTTGCAAAGTTGTGTTTTTGTTATTTTGCGTTCATCTAATAGTGTGTCAAGTTTATAATATACTATCATACAATTTTCGCCTCCCTTTAATATATACAAAGATAGCATATTATTTGACTTTTTTCAAGTGCTATCTTGATAATGCACACTATAAAAGAGCAGACTTTTTTGCGTTGATCTGCTCTTCTAACTATGCACTATTCTTTTATTGTGTCAAGTTCCGTTACATTTACACCCAAAGCGGATAAAATGACTTTTAAATCTCTGTAACGTGTTTTCATGGATTTATATAATGCGCTTTCTTTTTCTGCCATTTCCATCCATTCCTGTAAGCGTGAAAATTCTTCTACGCAAATTTTTATTGTTTCCTGATTATTCATTTCCTCCATCCTTCCACCGCCTTCCTAGTTATAGTATAGCGGATTTATTGCGTGTTTACAAGTTAAGTTAATTTGATTTCTTATTGTTTTTCTTTTCAGGTTCAACATATGTATATTTATAAGCATCCACCTTGAGTGCGTTTTTATCTTTCATAAGCTGTGCTAATGCACGCATAAAGCTATTTTTGAATGTAGTTTTAGCCTTATAAGATAACGCATTGCCTGTCTTAAATAACTGTTTATTGCTACTATTTTTATAGCCTACTGCTACAGTCATAAAGTTAATAAGTGTAGGTGTAGCCTCAATTTTCTGAGCAGAGAACCATTCTTTTATAGCTTTTTTAAACTCTTCCTCTGATGTGGTATAAGCAAAGTATAATTCATCTGTGATGAGTTCATAGCATGACTTAATGCGCTCGTCATAATCCTTTTTGAATGTGTCATACTGAGCTTGGTACTTCTCTACATCTGCTAAATACATAGCCTGAGCCTCGGCATCATCTTTCTTGAGTTCTGCCCACTCCTGGCTAATCCGTAAGTTATTCTGAAGAATAAGCTTCTTGTCTGCCATCTGATTGATTGCAACCCAGAATTTAGCCATAGTTTCAGTAAAGTCCTTTGATGAAGTCATAAACTGAACCTTTACAGATGCTGTGTTAATAGTAGCTTTTTTTGTTGTGTTTTTCGTTGTACTCATAATAGTACCTCCTTAGATTTATATAGTTGTAGTGTAATTTTGTTACAATAGGCATATAGCCTTAATACTTGTGTGGGAATCGAACCCAATACATGCCCTTAATTCTTGCATGGTCACAAGCAATCCCTAATCCCGTGGATGGATTATCCATACAGACAACGTCTGCCCCTTGCTTTCAAAGGTTTACACGGTTTTGCTAATCTTAAAAGAACGGTATAAAATATTTAAAATCTTTCACAGTTCAGATAGTTTTTCGAGCATACTCTAAACTTGTCATATACTCCGCTGTGGCAGATTGTGGACTCATATTCCTATACACAGTTACCGTGCACTACTTTTTTGAGATGGGATGGAGAACCCATTCTATAACAAGCCTATGTACTATCATAGTTTAGTTATTTTAATTATTTATTTGTCAAGGTACAAATTTTTTGCTTAAGTTCACGGATGAACTTTTGCGATTGTATCAGTTCCCACGGATGAGAAAAGATAATATTTGTGTGGATTTTTTGCATGAAATATGCTAGAATATGTAATGCGTAAAGGTTAGTATTTCATGCTATCCACTATGTAAGGGTGTAAGGTGTGCTAGACTTTGCACCCTATTTTATAGGTTGCTACCCTATATATAAGCTATAAGTTTGAACATTTAAGTCAATCACTTGACTTGTTTAAAGTGTATCATGTTGCTTGTTTGTTGTCAAGTGTTTTTTAGGATTGCTTGCAAAGAAGTTTAAAATTTTATTACTTCCTAGTTATTTACTTGACTTGATACAAGTATAACAGATGTTCTTTTACTTGTCAATAGTCAATTTCTAATTTCTTAAAAATTGTTTTATTCTCTTGACTTGACTATATATTATCATGTTATTTGTCTAAAGTCAAGTATTATTTTTCAAAAAATACGATAAGATTATAGCCAAACATATGTTCGAGTATGTTCTGTTCAAACACTCCAGATCTGATTTTATCGAACATTTGTTCTATACGGAAACAGTGTATAATATATATCTATTATCCACTGTTTTTACATAACCCGGGGTAGTTAAAACTAATTAGATGGGCTGGAAATGCAATAAACCTTATAGCTGATTCATCCACACACCAACTCAAAAATCTAACCCTTCCCAATATTCAAAATCCCAACAAAATCAAGCAAAATCTCAATTTCCCCATTTCAAACCAGTTATCGTACCCCATATCGTCAAAACCCACTAAAATCAAGTATTTCACCCACTTCACAACCAAAAAATAAAAATCTCATTTCACCAAAAATCCACCCACAATTCCAAAAACTTCCTTATTTATAGGTACTTTCACCGATAACGATTTTCATCTAATAATCACTCAATTTATCATCCACACCACTAAACAATAACTCACAACACCTTTTTCTAGCCAGAAATCTAATAACTGGACTGTACACAGAATATTTAAATCACATCGCCCTATACTTCCTTGCCTAACAAATTTTACTCATTAAAATTACGTATACAACAGTAAATAGAATGAATATATGCGTAAACATAAAAATAGTCCCTTGATAGGGACGGTATTTCTGACGTTATGAAGAAATAATTTTAGGTAGACTTACCTAAATTCAACCAATAAAAAGGACTATAGCTAATAAAGCTATAGTCCTATAATTCAATTATTTATAGATTATATAGTATTCACGTTTTGAAATATTGTTTCTTTCAATGAAAGTAGCTGCTTTTTCATCAGATATTTTTATTTTTTCATTTGCTGGAACAATAATACAAGTTCTGATCCATTCGTTATATACCACATTTCCATTTGAATCATAATACATTGCATATAAATCAAATGATTGGGTTTTATGATTTGAATTGTTTATAAATGCAATATCTTTTATTATATATCTATCAGAATCTCCAATATATTCATCTGATATATTCATATCTACATCTGTAGGATAATCGCATTTTATCGCACTTTCAATTGTTATATCCATTTGTTGACTATAAATTTTAGAACTAGAACCTTGATTTTCAATATATGCATATAATGGATATGAAATATCGCTATGTGAATTTATTTTAAATGATCTTATTATTTTCGATAGATAATATCCATTATTATCGTGGAACTGAGCATTAAATCTAAGTTGAACGGGAAAATCATTATTATTGTGAAAAATCAGCCTACAAGCTTTACCATTACAAACATTTTCATATTTCTCAACTTCATAAATTATATTATCTTTACCATCTAAATTCTTCACTGTAACAATACACTTTTTATTTATATTTTTATATTTGGCATGAATTTCAGTTTTTCCAGAACTAATACCAGTCACTTTACCGTTTTTATCTACTTTTGCAATATTAGGATTATAAGAATTCCATCTAATGCCCTTTTTAACACCACTTACTTTCAATTTAAAAGTATCACCAACATAAATTGTTTTTTTAGTGTAGTTCAATTTGATTTTCGCTGCTTGTACATTTGAAGGCGAAATAATCGTCAACATCATCACAAATGATAATACAACAGCAAGTGATTTAATAATTTTCTTCATAAACAATTCCTCCTTTAAAATTAGATATATTCATTTTACTACCAAAAGAACAATAGTGCAATAATTACATTTTTATAAAGAGACAATAATACATCAAAGGAGGAATTAAATATGATACAAGAAAACGAAATACCAAAATATCTCAAGTCAACAAAAAGCAACATCTCAAAGAGCAATCGCAAATCTAAACATAAACATCAATATGAAGAATGCTTAATTCAAAATAAGTGGAATTTTAAAAGCAATGCATTTACTCAAGAAGAAAAAGAACGTATACATACTTCATTAAGCAGTTATTGTACTATCTGTGGAAAAATTGGAGGAATAATTAAAAATAGTAAATATCAGAAAGAAATTGACGTATTACAGAAACAAAGACAAACAGGAAATAATTTTTGGATAAGTATATCAAGTGAAGAAATTTATGAAATGTATCATGATAAGCTGCCAGTATTCTTTGTAGATGATATGTTTGGAAAGTTTGTTGATTTGAAACAGAATGATAATTTAGATGGAGAATAAAACTATAGGTACATCATATATGTACCCAAATGAAACCATCAATCCAAAACACCATGTACCTAAATTAACCAATAACAACCAACCAATAAATTATGGAGTTTGTATGTAGCGTTAGCGAAATACAAACGGAATATTCTTCTCTTGATAATATGAGTCTATATAGATATAGACTGCACAAAATTGATAGCTGGGATGTACCCAAATGAAGTAAATTTTCACTTTTGGGTACATGCTGTATGTACCTAAATGAATTTTTAACAATTTCATGCAAGTGCAACTTTTAATGTTTTTGTGAATTCAAATGGAGAATATACTATTGAACCACTTATCGCACTCTCATCTCACAAATTGTAACTGTAAATTATGTTTTAGAAGAAAGGAAAGAAAATGCAACAATTTAATATTGATGAATTAAAACCACATCCAAGGAATAACGAATTCTTTGATGATATTAGTGGAGAAAAATGGGAAGAACTTTTGGAATCTATACGAAAACGTATCAAGGATAATAAACGTGGAAATATAGAACCTATCATTATCACACAAGATAAAGTAATCGTATCAGGACATCAACGTGTAAGAGCTTTTAAAGAGTTGAAAATACCTACCATAGAAGCAGAAATTCGTATTTATAAATCAGAAGATGAAGTATTACTTGATTTACTTGAATCCAACATTCGTAGGCGTGGCGAAATCGGTGGATCTGCTAAAAAAGTAGGTAAACGAATTAAAGAGTTAGAAAGATTGTATGGAATTGAAAAAGGGAATAATCAATATGGATACGAAAAAAATTCGCATCCAAAAATAACACAAGAACAATTAGCTTCTCAAATGGATATGGATGTTAGGACTCTTCAGAATTATAAGATGCTTGCTGATATGATACCAGAATTAGATGAATTGGTCACCACAGGAATTGTAACTAAAACTACTGCCCTTGCTATAATGCGTAATTTATCTGAAGATGAACAGATTGAACTCATCTCTTCTATGGACACTACTAAGAAAATAACAAAGAATGAAGTTCAAAAATATATCAATGAGATAAAACAGCTTAAAGAAAATCCCCCTATACCATCCGATTATGAGTCTACGAAACGTGAACTACAAGATTATAAAAAAGATTATAAAAATCTTATGACTCAGTTTGATGAAAAGGTTTCAGAATTACAATCTTTAAGGAAACAAATAGAGAATATGAAAATAACAGAACCAACTGAGCAATATAACAAAAAGCTTAAAGATTCAACAATATTCTTCTGTTCTAAAGTGGCAGACTTTATTGAAAAGACAGGCGGTTATGTTTGGCTTACAGACCATTTGAATGAATTGCCAGATTACGAGAAAAAATCTTATATAAGTGCTGTAAATGCAGTTTATTCATGGGCAGATACTTTATTAAAGAATATTAACAACTAAATTTAGGAGGACTAATAATGAACGAAATGGCAAATTACAATGGAAACAATGAGAATTTTGATATGCAGCAGTTAATGAATATTACTGGGCAGACAGCTATGAATGTAAATAATATGAGTAAACAGCTAGGGGTTGTTGCAACAGCAGTTAATTCATTAACAGATGATGTTAATACAATGAAGGAAGATATTATTCAGCTAAAAGAAAATGAGGAAATTACTACAACTCAGCAGGAAATGATTATTGAACTAGCTAGAAAACGAGTGATAATTATCATTGGTGATGATCCGTTAGAAATCAAAAAGTACTTCAAAATTTTTATTCAGAGGTTATACAAAGATACAAGACAGAATGCTGGATTAGGTTCAAAAATAGCAAGAACCAAGAAATGTGATTATCAGAGATGTGTTGATTACATAGAGGCATGGCTTCCAAGTTGTGGGTGTGCTGAATTAAGAGCAAAAGCAGACGCAAACGCAAAGGCTCGTTTAGAAGCAAGAAAATTAGGTTATGCATCCTGATAAGTAGTGAGGTGATACGTTTTGCCAAACTATGTAAAAATACCACGAGAAATCATTTATGACAAGGATCTCTCATCTAAACGTGTGATAATCTTCTCATATCTTTGTGCAAGGCGCTCACTTGATGATACAGTGGCATTTTCTACAACAGAACTTTGCCACTGGTCTAAATTGAAACCCAATTACAGAGATGGAAAGATAAATCAGAAATATTATGAAGTTCTATTACTTCTCTCTCATTATGGATACTTTGAATCGTGTCCAGATTTTGAGAAAAGTCTAAAAGAAAAGACCAATTCGGTCAAATACCAACAAGTAAAACTTAATATAGAAAAATTCGATGTACCTGACAAGTTTGGAATTATTTATTTTGATGAGTTGAATGTAATATTAAATTTCAAAGAAGAATTGAAGGATAAAGAGATTGATACTGCAAGAATATCATCAGCTTATATCTTACTTGTACTCTCTTATATTCGTGTTAATTTGAATCGAATGGATGGTAAGCCACTATGTTGTTATAGATATTTTAAGACTATTTCAGAAGATATTGGACTTTCTGAGAGATATATTAGTCGTATAGTTGATATTTTGAAAGCACTAAAAATTGTGAAATGTCAGCCTATGAAGAGAGAAATATATATTAAGGATGGCAAAGAAAAATATGCTACTACTCCAAAGGTGTTTGCTGATTACAGACATTTTATTCATGATGAACATGGACAAAGGATTGATAAAGAATATAGTCCTGATAAAGAAATAAAAAAACAGATAGAGCTTTTGGAGAATAATAAAATATAGGAACTATAAACACAGCACTTAAAAGGAGCTGATTACAATGAATAAAATTTTAAAAATCAAAGGAGAACAATTAAATGAACAAAACAGTAACAATCGAATCAAAGAATCATAAGTACGCAAATACATACGGTGGGCTTATCTGTCAGTCCGATTTTTGTACTGACTATGAAGGAAGTAAAAATATTGCAGATAAAATCGCTTCTGCTTGGAGATTTGATAGATCATGTAACATGCAAATGAAAAATAGTATTAGAAGTTATAAAGAAAAGGTTACAAATAATAAAAATAACTGAGATACCATTTCTAGCTGAGAATTTATTATTCTGACAGTGCACAGAAAATTCTACACCATTCGGTGAACAAATACTCGCCTAAAAATTATAACTGAAAAATTTACACAACTGTATTAAAGGAGAATGGAATAACTATATGTGTAGTCTATGTAACAGATATGATGGTACGCACGATCCACGATGTCCTTACTATTCTCCTACTCGCCCAAGAATAACTTGCTGCTATTGCAACGAAGGGATTTATCAAGGTGAAAGGTATCTTGATAATGAACAAGGAGAATATATACATGAGGATTGCGTTGGATCTGCTGGAATTAATTGGATGATTAATTGGTTAGGATTTAGATATGAAACGGAGGAGAACGATGAATAAGATTATTAGAAAAATCAAGAAGATGTTCTGTAAATCTGGACAAGTATATAAGGTAAATATCAAAGACATTATTATATCAGAAGAATTCAGGGCTACTCACCCTAGATTCAAGAAAATGGTACAAAAACGTGAATTTTACCGTAAGAATAATATGTATGAGTCGCAGGTTATACTCAACAGAGATTTTATGCTGATAGATGGATATACTACATATTTGCTCTGTTTAGAGAATGGTGAAAAATATGTTGATGTTTATTTTATGGATTAGGAATAAATAGAAATTTCATTAGGAGAATATATAAGTGTAAAGAAAATTTTATTAAAGGAGGATTTATATGGTCAATTATGAACCAGAGTTAATGTACGCATTGGATTCTAAAAGTGAATATGCCGATTGGAAGAATGTTTACAATGTAAGTGGCAGTGACGTACTTTATTGTCCTATTTGTTTAGGAAGAGTCAAACTTTGGAATGGACAAGATCCAAATAAAGCATACAAAAAGCAAAGATGTTTTCATCATATTGATGGAATGTGTTCACAAGAAAGTAGAATCCATTTTGCTTATAAAACATGGTTACTTGAGCAAGGAAGTAAATTTAAAGTTGGAGAAATTATATATGAAGTTGTTAACTCAGAAATTGAAAAGACGTTTCATACTAAATTTGGTGACTACCGCCCTGATATTACTGTAGAAACCACAGAAGGGAAAAGTTTTTATATTGAAATAGCAGATACAAACAAGAAAACTGATGACTATATTGAAAAATGGGACGAACTTGGATGCGATGTTTTGGAATTAGACGTAAATGACCAGCTAATAAAAGCAACAACAGCAGAGATTCCAGAATTTGATATCATTTACTCCTCTTCTACTGGTGAATGTTATATTAAACATTATACGAGGCAAGATTATGATGATTTAATTACAGAAAGAAAGATTTATTGGAAGCGAAATGATCTTATTAGATATAAAATTCAATGGGAACGATTGGACTGGTTTTGGAGAAAACTTCAAGATTTTTATTCTGGAAATTCTAAAATTGATGTTTTAATTGAAGCATTTAAGCAGATGGATTCAGAAGACCAACGTTTCGTATGTAAAAGAATGAGAGGTAAACATACTTCATTAAGATATGAATTAGAGAATAATTATACTGATAATGAAGATAAAGAGAAAGCAAATATTAATCATATTAGTAAAACGATTAGAGAAATTAATAAAGAATTTTATTTATCAACAACTAATGGTTATCCATATTTATGTAGAGATCATCATTCTGTAGAATTTAGGAAAAGTTTGTATGTAGCCTATATATACGAGATAAACAAATCAACAACTCCTGCGGATGTATATAATTATTTTTATGAATATATAAAAAGCTATTTAGAAGAAGAAAAAGAACGAAAGCTGAAACAAGAAAAATTAAAATTGGATATTCAAAACCAATATGAACCAATTTTGTCGTTTTACAATGAGAAAGTTAATAACTGTAAATATAAAACTTGGAAAATGAGATATTGGATGGATAATCGTTTTAATTATTCATGTGAAATTGTTTTATTTGATTATTCTTACGCATCCAGTTTTACATTACAAACGAATTTATCAAAAGATAAAAACGATCTATATGAAGAAATAAGAGAAAGTATCTTAGAAAGAATGGTGTATTTAAAGATTAAAGCCAAAGATGCAATAAACAAAGAAATTAGAATTATGGAGGAATATTAGAATGACAAATAATACAGGAGTTTACATACCATCTATTGATGCAAAGGATATTTATTTATCAGCACATTACATTGAGGAAAATCCAGAAGGATATAATTTAAAACTCAAAGATGGACAGTATAATTTACGAAAATTTATCAATACACTTGATTACAGTTTGGATCTTATAGAATTAAAAGATATTTACTATAAAAAATTTAGAAAACATGATTTTTCATTTAGAATTAAAGAACACGACTACTCTGTGAATGTAATTAATCTCACATTCAAGTATTCTGTTAAAGCATGGAATCAGATGAATAAAAACACTTTTGTTAGACTTGGATATGACTATAGAGAATTATTATTCGAAGATGGTATTGCCAAAAATAGCAAAGGTGAAATCGTTGGGATTAAGACGAATGAAAAAATCGAAAATCCGATTGATGTACCAAAACCATTTGTTAAAAAGCAGGTAAATATTTATGATAAAAAGGATAAATCTATTATTAAAGAGATTCAAACTCAGTACCACAAAAAGGGTGAACCTAAGACTATAAAGACAAATGCAGAACTTAGAACTGAGTTGTATAAAGATGGATTTATATGTAATGGTATTAAATATTGTCGTATGAAACGTTCTACTGGTTCAGCAAGAGTTGGTAAATGTCTTTTTATCAGAGAAGATTTATATGAATCAATTTTAAAGTTCAGTTCAGGTGGTCTTAAATACAATCAAGGTGATCCAATTGATTTAGCAGCATATGAGGGATATATTGCTCTCCCATCAAGCAGCATTATTGATACCATTCAAATTAAACCAGAAAATATTCTTTTAATTGATGATTATGATAGTGTGTTTAACGAGGATGTAATCGAGACTCATGATGAAGACGGATGGCTTAAAACCACTGAAAAGAATTGTAAAATCACAAATACAATTTGGGATGGTCAGTCTCTTATGGATATATCTCTATTTGGTGATTATTCAGAATATGGTATGCTTCTACTTAGAAATCTAATGTTCAAGTCTTGTTGTTTCAACTGCAATATCCAACAATGGTTCAAAGATAATAATATAACAGATGTATCTCAGCTCAACGGTAAAACAAGAGCTACGTGCATTGAAGATGTAAAGTTAATTACTACACCTAACAGTATTAAATATTTGAAATTTAGTACATGGGATGAATGGCTTGACCATTTATATCCTGATTTTGGTGTTGTAAAGCATGATAAAAAAACTCACTTCTTTGGTGGTCGTTTAGTACAGACTCATTATCAATTACTCAATACTCTTCAGATGTCAAAAGATGAAGTAAGGGAATTTTTGCAGGAATCGCTCGACTTTGCACAAATGCTTAGAGATAGACCAGAAGTTGTACGCTATTACATTAAATATCCTGATATTGATGAAATGTCACCTATGGATAAGCCTATGAGTAGTAAGAATGATGTAGTTTATAACTTAATGTGTGTGAATGATAATTTCACCAAGACAAAATATTATCAAGACTTTTTACACGATTTATTGGCATCATATTATAAGAATCTTAAAAATGGACATATTTATGTAAATGGCAATTACTCTACTCTTCTTGGTAATCCAATAGAGATGTTGCAGCAATCAATTGGTAAGTTTGAAGGAAAAAGTCAGATTGGAATTGGTAATATACATAGTACACGCTTTGAATATAATAAAACTCTTCTTGCTAGTCGTTCACCTCATGTTACAATCGGAAACATTTGGCTTCCATATAATACGGAGAATAAATTGATAGATTGTTATCTTAATCTTACAAATGAGATTGTGTGTATTAATTCTATCGGAGAAAATGTATTACAGAGACTATCGGGTGCTGACTTTGATAGTGATACAGTAATGTTGACAGATAATGAAAAACTCATTCGTGCAGCTGAAAGAAATTACCACTTATTCAAAACTCCAACATCGTTTGTAAGCTCAACAAAAGTTAAAAGATATTATACGCCTGAACAACAAGCAGATCTTGATATTAAAACATCTGTAAATAAAATTGGTGAAATTGTCAATCTGTCGCAAGAGTTAAATTCTTTGCTTTGGGACAAGATGTACCATGGAGCAACTTACAACGACATAAAAGAATTGTATTATGATATATGTCAATTAGATGTAATGTCTGGAATCGAAATTGATAAGGCAAAAAAAGAATTTATCATCAATAATGGTAAAGAGCTAGATAAGTTACGTGAAAAGTATGATGAGTTTGTGCGTGAATATGAAGAGAATGAAGAAGGCGAATTAGTAAGAGGCAAAAAGCGTATGCCACACTTCTTCTCTCATATTTCTAAACAAAAGGGATATTACAATCCTGATAAGAAACATTATTGTAAATGTCATACTTCAATGGATTATTTGCAGACAATTATTAATGGATTTAAAATCAAGAATCCTTATAAAAAAGATTGGCTTCCTTTTGTATCTATATTAGACAACTCTTTATTTAGGACATCTAGCATAAATCAAAAACAGATAAATCGAATTTATAGTATTTTAAAGAAATACATAAATGAAAGGAAAAATATATTCGCCATTGATTCTGACTCAAAAGAAGAACGAAATGATAAAGCAAATAAGCTTAAAGTTGATTTAATTGCAGATATTGAATCAGAAACAATTGGTTTTTCAACATTATATCGTTTACTTTCTTCTCTTGAAGATAAAGAAAATTCTCAAATCAAAAATCTTTTATTAGAAGTTTTGTATCTTTGTGGTAATGATAGTTTTAATAAAGCTATTATCCAATCTAAAAATGAAATTCTCCAATTAGAAGATAATGGATCTGACATTAAATTATTTAATATTGGGTTTAAAATTACAAAAAAACAAGTAAATTCGGAAATCGAGTAAGTCTCAGATAACGAATTTCGTGACCAAATTTATTTTACATAGGAGAGGGTAGTTTTCTACTTATTATTTTTTTATGATTACTACCCTACTTCATTGTATTTCAAAGGAGTGATTTACAATACAACAAGAAAAAAAATATTACAATCAACGATTTATAATAAATCAAATTCAAAACGATACAGGCTGCTCTGCAAGAGATATTGGAAGAATATTATCGTCTTTGCGAGATTTGGTAAAGGATAAACTTAGTGATAGTGAAGATAGCGAATTAAAAATATTCCCTGGACTAAAAGTAACTTCAAGATATATACCAACTGAGCAGTCTAATCTTAATTTCTGTAATAATGGAACAATCAATTCAGATTTTCTATTATATCTTAATGGTGAATTCAGCCATAGATTCAAAGAAGAAATAAAACAATTACATAAAGCAAAACAATGAAATCAGCTTTTCTTGGCTGATAAAACAGAGAATATATAATTGTCGGAAGACATTAGAACAACGTCCTATACGGACGCAATATAACACAAATTAAGTTCAGAACAGTGATTTAGATCTCGTATCATACTGAGGCAATAAAGTCCATAGAGACAATGTATGTGGTGCAAGCAGCCATAACTGCTAACTTTAATGTTAGGTTGGTAAACCTACGGATAATCAGCTTATTTGGTGAACTGATAAAATCTAGGAGATTCCATCGCTACTAATTCATTGGCGGTTCTGAACAATTCTAAAGATCATTTCTAAGATTGGTACATATTCATATTGTACTCCTCTTCTTATATGTGTCGGTGACTGTGCACAATTCTTGCAGCATGGTTACCGATTATTCTCAAATATATTATTGCTGGTAGCAGACTGGATGTTTGAGGGAGTTCTGTAAACTCTCGTAAGCTTGGTTCGATTCCAAGGCATAGCAACTCGGTTGGCTTGACAACCATTAAGATAGCATATCGTGAGGTATGTAAAGATAGTCTTACACGCTATCGCTGTAGAAATACAGTCATTTCAAGCAAAACTGACATATCGGAGTCTCAAAAGGACTCGTTTCGTATCGGTAACGAAGTAAATCCTATACGGAAATAGTATCATGAAATAAGGGATGATAAGCACATTCAGGGGCGACCGCTGAGAATGTTGTTTTTGACCGCAAATCAAATAATCCATGCAAACTTATGAAGATATGACGATGAATCAGGAGGATATATAGTCTGAGTGCTTATTACACGATGGCGGTATCCATTTATGTGAGTGAACTGGCAACAGCCTAATTAGCTTGTGTGAACGTTTAGTAGGGATGATAACCGAAAGATATGATGGTGTGGAGTATTCTTATTCTCAAAAGGAATTGGAGCTTCTGGTGTTGCACATCATCTGTATGAATAACTTTCTATGTATGTGATTTAATAACAATTGATAGCAAAAATCAAAAATTATTGGATGAATAATTCTTATCAAATTATATAAAAATATTACAGCGAAAGTCAACATCTATGCGTATTGAAAGCGGTTTAATAGTGTAATCTTTGGATAATACACTCACTGAGAAGTCTCGCAAGGCTTTAAAGTGTTTGGTCGAATCTGCACAGTTCTCTTAGCGGAGATTTATGGCAAGGCATTGTCGATGGAATGAGGACATCAGAGTAGATACGTAGAAATAGAGATCAGCCACTCTATAAACAAGGCAATCGTGGGAAATACTATATGTGTGCATTAGCAGCATATGGTGGATAACGAGAGAATATATAATGCTCGTAAAGATTTCTGAATGTGCGTATAATCTCAGCGCATGTAAAATGTAAGGATCTCATACTTCGGTATGGGATTTTTTATTTTGGAACTTAGCTCAGTCTGGCAGAGCACCTGGCTTATATCCAGTTTGTCGTGGGTTCAAATCCTACAGTTCCAACTACTATCCTACTCTATCGTAGGAAATAAATTAAAGGATGTGAAAATTATTTTATTAATTAACAAAACAGAAGCTTTTGCAATGAGGAAACTTGTTGGAAATGAGAATGTGAAAAAGACTTATAGTGGTCATGCAAAATACTATCTGGTTGAGTCTTATCAGAATTTAAAGGCTTTAAGCAATTATAGAAAAAGTAAAATCGTTGGATAGAGACGAAATCTAAAATGAAAGGTGGTCGGAAACCATCGGTACAATAAAATTTTATGATACTAACGCTATTTTAAAATTACAGGACAAAATATTTGAGAAAGATTTTATCATAAGTTCTGTAACATTACAAGAATTAGAGCATATTAAAGTATCTCGAAACAAAGATGATCAGGTAAAGTATGAAGCACGAAAAGCTTTGCACCTACTTGATGATAATTCGGATAAATATGAAGTTGTTGTATATGATAACGCAATTGAAAATTACATACTTGAGAAAAATATGGAAATAACACCTGATACTAAAATAGTTGGTAGTTGTGCATTTATAAATACAATGAAGGATGTTATTTTTGTTACAGATGATATTGCTTGTAAAATGATTGCAAGTAAGATATTTAATCTTATTGTAAAAGGTGTAAACGATGAGCCAGTAGATGATTATAGTGGATTTATCGAGAAGACACTTTCAGAGTCAGAAATGGCTTATTTTTACGAGCATTTACATGAAAATATCTATGGATTACTCGAAAATGAGTATCTTATCTTAAAAGATTTTAATAATCATGTCGTTGATACTCTCGTTTGGCGAGAAGGAATGTATCAAAACATTAAATTTCCTAATATTAAATCAGATTACTTTGGTACAGTCAAACCTCTTAATGGAGACATTTATCAGCAAATGGCTTTGAATAGTTTCTCTAATAATCAGATCACTATGATTAAGGGTTCTGCTGGTACAGGAAAATCATATCTTGCGGTTGGATATATGATGTGGTTACTCGAAAAACACAAGATTGATAAAATTGTGATTTTTGCTAACCCAACTCCTACTATGAATTCGGCTAAGATTGGATTTCTGCCAGGAACACAGCTAGATAAGCTCGTTGATTCAAGTATTGGTAATATGCTTGCAGGAAAACTTGGAGACAAGTTTATGATTGAACAGTTTGTGTCAAGAAATAAACTTTCTATATTGCCGATGTGTGATATTCGAGGATTTGATACAAGTGGTTTAAATTGTGCAGTTTATATTACAGAGGCGCAGAATTTAGATATATCACTCATGAAACTTGCATTACAGAGAATTGGAGAAGATTCAATCTGTATTATAGATGGCGACTATAACACTCAGGTCGATCTCAATCAATATGCAGGCAATAATAATGGTATGAGAAGAATGTCTGAGGTATTCAGAGGACATGATTTCTATGGAGAAATTGAATTACAGAACATCTACAGAAGTAAGATTGCTGCTGTAGCTGATGACATGTAAAATATTATGAAATTGGAGGCTAAATGCCTATGAATAAAGATTATTTACAGTTAGAGTTTGATAGTTTAGGAAATGAAGCAAATTATAAACTTGCAGATCCGACTCTTGTTGATTATTATAAGCGATTAAATAATCGTGAAATTCTCATCAATCAAGATATTGATGACGGAATTGTAGAATGGACTCAGGAAATAGTTGAATGGAATAGAGAAGACAAGGATATAGCAATTGCCGAAAGAAAGCCAATTAAGATTTGGATTAATTCAAATGGTGGTTCTCTCAACGCAATAAACGAGCTTATTAATATCTGTAATCTTTCTAAGACACCAGTTTATGCTATTGGAATGGGAAAATGTTACTCCGCAGGAGGGCTTTTGCTTATGGGTATCCCAATGGGCAACAGATATATTTTGTCATCTACTGAAGCACTTATTCATGATGGCTCTACAGGTAGTTACGGAGACACCGGTAAGGTACTTGATGATTTAGAGAGAACTAAGAAAATTGAGGAAGACACAAAACAGTTTATTTTAAGTCATACAAAGATTATTGAGAGTGAATATGATAAAAATTATCGTAAAAATTGGTGGCTAGACGCTAACGAGATTATTGAAAAAGGTGTAGCTGACCACATTATTACAGATATTGAGGAATTATTTTAAGGAGGGCGCACTGCTCTCCTATTTTATTGGAGAAAAAGGAGAAAATATGGTAGATAGTAAAATTAAGAAAGCAACTGTTAGTGCGGCTAAAAAGAATATCACAGCAAGTGGAGTAAGAATTGAAAATGGAACTTTCGTTGACGATGAAGGTTCTATTGTAGATCGTATTGCTGAGAAGTTACCAAAAGGTACAACTATCTTTGATATTAAAATCAGTATTGAGATTTCAGATGAAGAGTCTGAGTCTGCTGAATAGAGAGTAGGTGGATGTTATAATCGACTTACATAGATTAGAAAATGAAACAGATTTTGAATGGAAATTAAGATGTTGTCTTGCAAAGAAACGTAAAGAGACAGATATGGATTGGATTGAAATTCGAGATATGCTTGGATTGAACATTACACCAGATCAGCTCAGAAAACAGGCAGTCGGATATGAAGAATATGATAATTATATTCACAACTGCGAGGGTGCATCTGAAAGAATTTTATGTGTGTCAGATGTTCATATTCCGTTTAATTTACCTATTGATATTTTTACAAGCTATAAGGGAATTGTAGACACTTTAATAGTCAATGGTGATTTATTGGATTGTTTTTCATGTTCTGCATTTCCTAAAAAATTCAAAGTAAATCTTGATGAAGAACTTGTTTTAGGAAGACAGTATATTATTGATTTAATCAATCTGACTACACCTAAAAAGGTAATGTTTGTGATGGGAAATCATGAATACCGTATGCAAAGATACTGTTCTGATAGATTATCAAACGAATTACTTGGCATCATCCCAACAGATCCGCTAGGAATGATTGTAGACGATGGATTCAAAGTTAATGATGAAAGAAATAAAACCCAGACACAATACTCTTCTATTCGTGAAGTGTTTGAAGATTCAAATATTGAAATCGTTTATGATAAAGAATGGTGGATAAAAGAAGGTAATGTAATTTTCTGTCACCCATTAAATTATTCATCTGGTATGTTAAAAACAACAGAAAAGGCAGTCAATTATTTCTTGCGTGTAGATCGCACATTCACTGGAATCGTAATGGCTCATACACACAAAGTAGGAAGTTTTACTCAAGGTGGAATAAAAATGTATGAGCAAGGTTGCGTGTGTGATTTGGATAAGCTAGATTATAACAACGGTAAACTTATAATTCCAAATCAGAACGGGTTTATGTATCTTGCATTGGATTCAAATGGTGACATTATTGATTCCAAGACAAGAATTATTACTAATTTCAAGACAAAGTAGACCAAGTACGAGTGACTTGGTTTTTATATTATGCATAAGTAACTATGAAAATTGGGCTAATTTTCTATTTTAATTAGTCCGATTGTATAGAAATTGTGATGTTACTGTCACAATTGTATGTATCAGAGGGAGTGTACTCAAATGAGACGCTACCCTCTTTTGTATTAAAAAATAGCAAATGGTTGAGAAAAAGGAGAAAATTAAAATGACAAAGAACGAAGTATTAAAGGCAGTATCAAATAAGGTTGAGGGAGCTTCACAGAAGGACATCGCAGTTATTCTTGATGCTTTTGCTGATGTAATCACAGAGACATTAGTTTCAGATCACAATGAGTCAGTTGCAGTTGGAAAGCTTGGAAAATTTAAGGTTAAGACAGTTCCAGAGCGTAGAGGAAAAATTATGATGGGTGATCGCAAGGGTGAGGAGTATGTAACTCCACAGCATGATGAGATTTGCTTTAAGATGTCAAAGTCTGCAAAACAGCTCTAATTCTAAGGTGGTGAAAATATATTGAAAACATTTGGTTTTACAGATACAAATGATTTTGCTGAATTTTTAGCAGATACTTTTGACAAGCTGGATGTTTGTACAAGAGATTATGACGATGATTGTTCAGAAATTGTAGTTGTGGCTAAGTATGATGTGATGAAAGATGTTCTTAATTCTGTTATTAAGAATACGAATTTTAAACTTGCTTCTTGTAACGATTTGAATGATCCTTATTTGGACGGTTATGATGATGCATTTATTCTTAGTATTGATTCTGAAATGAATGTATGTGTTCGGGCTGCCAAGTATGAGGGAAATGATACTTATATCAATATGGATGAGACAGACATTGTATTTATTCATGGAGATGTAAGTTCAGCTTTTGTTATGGACAATAAAGATTCTGGATGCATTATTCATGAATTCAACATTGGTGAGGACGATGAAGATGTAGACGATGATTGTGATGGTAATTGTAAGAATTGCAGTTGCAGTGACGTAAGTGATGATTCTCATAAGAATATTACATTTGATAAAGATGAAAATGGAAATATTCACGGATTTACTTCTGTTAAAAGTGATGTTAATGGATATGAAAAGCGTGAATTTTATTCTAGTAAGCCGATTGATTTAAGTGATTTTGACGAATATAATTCGGTTGGAAGATTATTTGATTTGCTTGATTTTATTTTTTAAATTTTTGGAGTGTGTGGTTTATACTGCACACTCTTTTTGTATCCTCTCATAGACCACTAAAGATGTGGGGCAGACTGTAAATCTGTCGTCTTCGGATCGGCTTGGAGCATTACCAAGTGGGAGGACTTTTGATGTTTCAAAGTTTGGAAACAGAGAATAAATATATGTACTCATGATTGGTGTCATAACTGATTGTGGGATTTATGGAACAGTAGGTACTTGGAGTAGCTACCAAGTATATGAGAACCTATGCCTCTCTTCTACTGTTCTATTTTTAGTTGTTGGCATAGGGAAAGGCATAGGTGGAAAATATGAAAAAAGCCAAACAAAGAGAATTTAATATCCAGGATTACGACTATTATGTAAGGGAATATATTCAAAAAAGTGAAGAATTAGGCAACCCAATAAAATATGATTTATTGCGGAAAGAGCCATTTAACTTACCTGATGGTAGATGGTATATAAATAATTGTCCAGATAAATCAGTTAAAACTTGGGCTGATTTTGTTGATTGGTGTGGTTTTGTAGCAAAAGGTAAAACACCGTCAAAGGATAAAATGATAAAACTGATTTACAAATTACAGTCAGAAAAAGATAGAGCTTTAATGTATGATGATTTTAGAGGAAGAGGTTGCTATCATCCACCATTAGAAGTGATTAAAACTTATTGGGGAACTATTAATAATATGAAAAAGGAACTTGGATTAGAAATAATTCAAGAGTCCATGTTGGATAGAACTTTAACAAAAGATGAATTAGATCAAATGATAAAAGACATATGTAAATATGTAAAAGATGATAATAGAAATTTTATTACTACATCTGAAATAGACAGTGTTCATGAATGGTTGAATGCAGATTCTTTGCAAAGAACAATTAAAAAATTTTATAATTGTAATCTGCAAACATTATTGGCAAATGAAGGAATTTCTTTAGGCAGGAGAGGTCGAGGTATCACGTTTGATTTTAGTGATGGTGAACATGTTACAAGCCAATTTGAATATATATTTTCAAAATATCTTAGAGAATTTGGATTAAGATATGGAATAGATTATTTTCGAGATGTAAAATATTCATCTTTTGTTCCATCTTATCACAGAAATATGAATTGTGATTATTTAATTCATATTAAGGATAATGATATTTATATTGAAATTGCAGGTGTAATTGAGGCATATAAAAATTATTTCTTTTCAAATAAGCAGATCACGAGCAGTAAATCTAAAGAAACATATCGTAAAGACCTATCTAAGAAACAAAAAATGTTTAAAGAAAATAATATTCATTATTATATTTTATTCCCTTGTGATTTGACAAAAGATAATACATATAACATTTTAAATAATGATTCTATAGAACTCAGAAAAAGCATTGAATCTTTTATCAAGAATAATATAGATTGGGATAAGGTGTCTAAAATAGGCGAATTAAAATATAGTGAAGAAATAAAATGGGGAAGAAACATTATAGATTATAGTGAAGCAGTTTAGTTATTACTACTACTGCTTCTTTTTATATGTGAAAGGAAGTGAGATTATTGAATGGTAAAATAGCAGATAAATTAGATCCAGTTACAGATGAGGAATGGGCAGAGGTTAATGAGTTTAATAGAAATATGGTTGAAGATTACCTCAGTAATCAGACTCATCTTTCACCACATAGTTTACATGCTTATAGGTCTGCATTAAAGATATTCTTCGTATGGGTTAAAAATAATCTGAATAACAAAAACTGCATAGAAATTAGAAAGAAAGAATTTCTTCGTTATATGAATTTTCTTGCTAATCGTGGACTATCTGAAGCTGCGATTAAATTTAAAAAGTCTTCTGTCAGTGCATTGAATAAATTTATCGAGAATTTCTATGATGAGGACTATCCTATGTTCCGCAATTATGTAACTGCGGAGATGCAAGTACCAAAAACAGGCAAGGTTTTCGCAAAAGAACCATTGACTCCTGATGAAATGGATCATTTATGTTCAGTATTAGCTGAACGTGAAGAATGGCAAAAATTAGCATATGTAAAGTTTACATATTCTACTGGATGTAGACATGCAGAGAGCTTACAGTTGCTTAAAGAGGTTATTAATTATGAGCCTAAAAGGAAAATTGTAACAATTGTCGATGAGGATGGCAAAGAACAAGAAGTAGAATCTGTATCTTATAAAACACATGAAATTCGCTGCAAGGGACGTAGTGCCGTTGGTAAGGTTAGGAAATTGCAGTTTGGACAAGATGTAATGGACACATTAAAGAAATGGCTTGAAGTGCGTGGCGATGATGATTGCCCTTATATGTTTGTCGTAAAAACTAAAGATGGTTCAAAGGTGCGACAGATTGGATATAGTGCATTCAATGATTGGTGTATAAATGAATTTTCTGAAATTGTTGGTAGGAGAACGACTCCACATAACTTCCGAAGAAGCAGGGCGACCAATCTTGTATGTTATGACCATCGTGCATTGGAAACAGCACAGAAGCTTTTGGGACACGAATCTTCCGAAACAACTCAGATGTATGTAATTCGTGAAGATACAGAGGATGCCGATGAAGCTTTCGTCTAATACTTCGTCTAATTCAGAGAATAATAAAATATATAAAGATTAGGTTGCGCCTTTACAGGCATATTGGATAGTGGTATTCAATAGCGTAAAACCTATGTCAACGTAAACCGACATTAATTTCCTAATCTTTTTTACTTTTAAATGGAGAATAATTATAAGCCGAATGCTCTGAGTTATGCACTCATCAAGGTTCTGTGAAAATCAGACGGACTAACAGACCGATAGAACTGTATTATCCCAATAAAGCCCTTATAAACAGGCACGAAAGGTATATATAAAAAGGTGACGATAATGTAGAGAATAAATAAATGAAGTGATCAACAGCTACTCGTAAAGCTGTATATGAAAGCACGAGGTAAAAATATTGAGTTAGTTGCTACTCTAAAAAGTACCTTCGCTACTGATCATTTGCGTTGTAATAATATAGTGTCCAAATATCGAAGCTAGATTCTTAACAGCCATCTTCGAGGCACACTATATCACATCTTGGCATTTCTACGTCCTTTAGATTGTAAGTCCTACTACTATTCTGTTTAGACTCTTGTAGCCAAGCAGTATCTTGGTGATATGATTACAATACATATGAATAACAAGAATCGTTTTCTGATGGATTATGTGCATTATTAGGATTGTGTGTTATTATATCGAGTCGAGTGCGCACGAATAACATGAATAGTATAACCTTCTCTCCTACCGACATCTAGGACAATCGGTTACTCTCAGCCTTAGAAATGAGAAGATGTTCGTGCTTCTCTACGTTAATGAGAACCTTAATTGACGGATAAGAGTCATTAAACCTTATCGAGAGGTCTTTGCTCCGAAGACTGAAATATGTGGAGGATAATTAGAAAGCATGAATTAGGTTGCTGATAAGCGACCATATTCTAAATAACTGGATGTGTACAGTCCAATATCAGCTAGTTAGTGCTTTATGCTGATATTCCAAAGAATAAACGGGTGATAATGACTTTACCAGAATTGCAAATCTGGGTTTGTGATGGTTTTTCGAAACCCGTTTGCCATCTTTAATATGGATCGTTCGCCTAGTTGGTTATGGCACTACCCTGTCACGGTAGAATAACATGTGTTCAAGTCCCATACGAGTCAGCTAGAGATACTTGACTTTATATTTTTCAAAGCACTCTGTAAAGGTTATGAAAAATAATTATGGCTCTATGGTATAAAGGTAATTATATCCGACTGTCTATCGGAAGATTTGGGTTCGATTCCCAATAGAGTCGCTGTGTTAGTAGCTTAGTAGGTTAAAGCGTCAGATTGTGGTTCTGAATATCGTGGGTTCAAATCTCACCTAACACCTAACGATTAAAAGGAAAACGAAAAAAATAAAAGAAAGGAGTATGTATAATGGCAAGTAGATTATCTATTGAAAATGATAGATTAAAAGTCGGTCAAGTAAAACGAGTAACATCGAATAATGGAAATAAAATTGATTCTATTACTCTTCTACTTAATGAATCTGTGGAAGTTTTATTTGCACCAAATGGAAACACATTGGAATTTACGGTATCAAATCCAAATATTGATATGAGCAATTTGGACTGTACTATTGATAAAGATACTTTAAGAGACTTAGTAATCAGTTTCAAAGATGCATACAACCAAATAATTGCAAACGAAAGTGAGGGTACAAATTCATGAAATTAAATATTAGCAAAACTATTGATGAAAATATTATTGGTGTAGATATTTCTGTCGCAGAATTAGGTACATCTGATACTGATGCGGCTACTGAAAAAGATATGTTACATAATTTTGTCAGAACAATCGAATATTCTAAGATATCCTTTAAATCTAATATGAAAGCTGACTCTAATGGAGATCCAGTTACAACTGATAATGAAGTTGATAATTCAACTATTATCTCTGTTGAATTAAAAGATATTATCAACCAGTCATTTGTTGTAGATGAAAACCTTCACATTACATTCTCTATAGATGTTACAAAGATTCCAGAATCAGAAGTCAAAGCACCTTTTGATAGTGTTGAGAAACTGGGTATGGCAAAAGTTGAACTCTTCGCTACCAAGATTCAGGAAGAAATTGGTAAGAAGCTTGCTGAGATTCGTGCTTTAAATACTAAGTTTGAAGGTAAAACAGAAGTTATTCTGTAAAATAATGGGTGGTACTTTTCCACCCTAAATATGGGGCATTAGTCAAAAGGTAAGACAATGGATTTTCATTCCATGAGTATCGGTTCGAGTCCGATATGCCCTGTTTCGTCCTTTGCGGTCTTTGGACTGGTACTGTAGAAACAATAGGATGCGTCCTATGCAGCCTAGATGAAAGCTCGGAGTTTGAGGACTCAATGAGAAAGACAATATTATTTTGGGATTTTATTGAATATCAATTTTCTTAGCTTAAGTTGGTATTTATCGTAATGAGAATTCCAATCAAATTCTTTTGTGTTATTTAAAATCGTTTCTTTGAGATTTTCAAGTTGTTGTTTATCAGTTTTATGTTTCATTATTGGTGGCAATTCATTTATCTCATTTTCGTAAAATAATATAGTCGCAATAATACAATTTTTATTAGGAAATAGCAAAACTAATTCTTGTTTAGTTCCCAATACAATTTTGGTAACGGCTACTACTCTATTTGTGATCATAGCTTTGCGAAGAAGCTCATATGAGATTTCTGACTCCATTTCAGGAATTAGATAGTATGATTTATCTATAAGTAACTCAGATATTTCTTTTGATTTACAGAAATATTCTATAGAAAGCATTCTATCTTGATCTGTTGTTATAGAGTCTATATCAGACTGCTCCAATATAACATATTTATCCTCTGCATATCTGTAACCTTTTACAATATCTTCATTGTGAATTTCCTTATTGCAGGATGGGCAGAATTTGATGTAACGCACCCTCTCTTTGGAATCTTTACAGAGTTGGTTAAGTTCTATGGAGTTGTTATGTGATACTTTTATCATTTTTACAGGAATGTATAAGTCTTTAAATTTGATTGCGGTTTTATATGATGCGTTCATAAGTGTTCTCCTTTGATGGTTTTAGATTAGCATGTGGAGAAATTTTAAAAATATTATCTGGATATAATTCAGTTTAGTAGAATGCATGATTTTGGATCATGATGCCACATGTTAAAGTCCTGTTATTCAGATTGAAGAAAGAGCCGTTTCCTTTGGAGATGGCTCTTTTGTTATGTAGTATTGGCAGAGTTGGTATTGCACCTGATTGCTAATCAGAGGTCATCGTTTATTCGGTGCATAGGTTCAAGTCCTATATACTACGCTCATGCCGTGTGTCCGATTGGTCGAGGGTGCTGTCTTGAAAACAGTCTGGATGTAAAAGTCTTTGGGGTTCGAATCCCTAACACGGCGTATGCACCTATCTTTTGGCAAGAATGAAGTCTCCAAAACTTCTAACCTGTGTTCGATGCGCAGTGGGTGTGCTAAGTGAAGTAAATTGCACTTTCATTGGAAATTTAATATTGGAAAGTTTGAGAAGTCATTTCGTATGAAGTGGCTTCTTTTTGTGTTGAAATAAAAGGAAAGAAGGTGAAACAATGGCTAATTTAAGACAAGCCAAAACTGATGATGAGGTCAAAAAGTTAACAGTAAATAATGTAAAAGGTGCGTATCATGATTTAGCCATTGACTACAACCATTTACTAGATTTGGATTATATCTATTGTCCTCATTGTGGAAAATGGAAATCAACTAAAGGTAATGGAAATTTTTATAAATCTAACAAAAGTAAAAGCGGATTTGAGCATTTTGCGTGTAAGGCTTGTATTTTAGATTTATGTACTGACGTAGATCCTAAAACTGGCATTAGAACAGACAATAGAGAAAAAACAATTAACACTTTTAGACAGCTTGATTGGAAATTTAGCGAAAGTGATTATAACGCACAGTTACAAGCTATTAATGAAGGTGTTGGTGAAAAAGTTCGTGGAACGGCTGTTCAAAATCTTATTGTAATGGTAGCTTCTCTTCCACAGTACAATAACACTTCCTATAAAGACTCTGAATTTTCTATTGATGATATAGATAATAATCCTGAAACAAATACAAGGATTGTTCAAAAAACACTCAAAACAGCAAGAAAAAGATTTGGAAATAACTATAATAATGAAGAACTTATGTATCTTGAGACGGAATACCAAGACTGGACGACACGTTATCCATGTGAAAATAAATCCCAGGAACTTTTATTTAAACGAGTATGTTGCAAGGAACTTGAGATAGATAATGCTCAGAAAAATGGCAAGGATACAAAAGATTTAGATGCTACTTTACAGAATCTGCTAGGAAGTTTAAATATCAAACCTAATCAAAAAACTGCATCTGAATTAACTGATAATCTTACATTTGGGCAGCTTATTGATAAATGGGAACAAGAAAAACCAATTCCAGAACCAGAAGGTGAATTTAAAGATCCTGATAAAATTGGACTTTTAATTGATGTATTCTTTAAGGGGCATCTCTCTAAAATGATGGGATTGAAAAATGCATTTTCTTCTACTTATGAAAAGTTCATTTCTAAATATACTGTCAAAAAGCCTGAGTATGATGAAGATACTGATTCAGAAGCATTATTTGATAAAATCTTTGGTCAGAAAGCTGAAGAGGAGGTATAATTTATGCCTCAATTAAAAACTCAGACTGAGATAGAAAAAGATAAACAACAAAAGATAATGGAAACTGTTGCTTGGAGAGCAGGATATTATCGTAACAACCCACATAGGTATGTCATTGATGTACTGGGATTATCTCTTAAATGGTTTCAGCAAATTCTCTTGTGGTGCATGATGCATTACAATTTTGTTATGTATCTTGCAGCAAGAGGTCAAGGAAAAACATATCTTACCGCCCTCTTCTGTTGTGTAAGATGTATTTTATTTCCTGGTACAAAAATAGTTGTTAGTTCTGGAACTTTAAAACAGGCTAACGAAGTCTTGTTGAAAATACAAGATGATTTCATGAAACAATCTTCCATATTACGTTCTGAAATAGAAAAATGTAATATTGGTCAAAATGACGCTTCTATTTATTTCAAAAATGGTTCATGGATAAAAACAAGAACCAGTTCAGAAAATTCAAGATCAGCCAGAGCAAATTGCATAGTTGTTGATGAATTTCGTATGGTCGATGAAACAGTTATCAATACTGTATTGCGTAAATTCTTAACAAGTCCAAGACAGCCAAAATATTTACAAAAACCCGAATATGCTCATATGCAGGAAAGAAACAAAGAAATATATATGTCCAGTGCATATTTTAAAAGTTCATGGGCTTATAGAAAAGCGCAAAGTTACACTCTTAATTTCTTTGATGACACAAAAAAATATTTCATATGTGGATTACCTTATCAGGTATCGGTGCGTGAAGGATTACTCTCTCGTTCTCAGCTTGAAGATGAAATGAGTGAAGCTGATTACAATGAACTTGTTCAGCAGATGGAAATGGAATGTCTATGGTTTGGTGATACAGATGGTAGTTTGTTTAAATTTGATGAATTAACTGCTCGTAGAAGACTTCGCAAAGCATTTCCACCATTGAGTTTCTGTAATGACAAAATAACAATTCCGAAATTAACATCTACTGGTAAAAGAATTCTATCTATTGACGTTGCTCTTATGCAATCTACGAAAAAGAAAAAAAATGATGCCTCTGCTATTTTTATTAACGACTTAATTCAAGTAAATGATACTGCATATCAATCAAATTTCGTATATGGTGAAACTTTTGAAGGCTTGAAAACAGACGAATTAGGAATGATTGTTATGAAATATTTTTATGAGTATCAATGTACAGATTTAGTTTTAGATACAAACGGAATTGGCTTGGGAGTATATGATTTTATTACCAAGGATCAAGTTTGCCAAGAAAACGGTAAAAGATATCAGGCAATGACTTGTATAAATGATAAAGATATGGCTGAACGATGCAAAGTTCGTGATGCTAATAAAGTTGTTTGGTCTGTAAAAGCTAATGCTAATTTTAATAATGAGATATGTGTATTACTTAGAAATGGTATACAGAATGGAAAAATTAATTTTCTTATTTCTGAACAGGATGCGGATAGCTCATTAAAAGAAACATATAAGGGATATTTCAAAATGTCTCCAACAGAACAAGCAAAATTGAAAATGTCTTATGTGCAAACAACGTTTGCCGTTTACGAATTGATTAAATTGGATCATGAAGTTAAAAACGGAAATATCAAGGTTAAAGAAGTCGAAGGTATGAGGAAAGATAGATATTCTTCTATTGCCTATTCTTATTGGTGTGCTTGTCAATTGGAATTAAAATTAAAACCTAAGACACAAGATACACAATCATTAGTTTCAAAACTTACAATCCGTAAAGCAAAATATAATTAAGGAGGTGCATTATCAAATATGCCTAGACCTAAGAAAGTAGATGCAAATTCTAATGCACCTGCTAAAGTAAATAATTCGCAGAAGAAAACTACTTCTTCTACTCCAAAACAACCAACCGCAAACGAAATGCGTGAATGGTATGAGAAAAATAAAAGCAGACTTGAACGTTATGAAGATGCAACAAGTGCAATTACAAGTCTTCGAGATATTCAGAAATCATCCAGATATACGTCAATCAGTAACTACTCAAAGGAAGATGTAAAAACATACATAAAGAATATCTCTTCTAATGAAAAGAATCTACGAAGTTTATCTCGTTATCTTTATTATCGTTCAGAAATCTATTATCGTCTTTGTAAATATTATGCAAATCAGATTGATCTTACAATTCGTAATATAGTTCCCCCATTTATGATCTCAGGCGAAAATGATGTACAATCCACTTTGCAAAAGTATCAAGAAACAGTTGATATAGTTGACACTCTAGGATTGAATTATGAATTTCGTAAAGCTGCGTCTATCACTTTAAGAGAAGATGTATTTTATGGATGTGCTTATTATACAGAAGGACAAGGAATGTTTGTTCTTCCATTAGATCCAGATTATATGAAAATAGCAGGTATGTTTCCTGATGGTTCATTTGCAGGAGCTATGGACATGAGTTATTTCCGTAGCCATCAGGAGCTTCTTGAATATTGGGGTGAACCATTCAATAGTATGTGGAGTACATATCAGAGTACAAATGAAAAATATCAGCTAATTCCAGAAGAATATAATGTATGTATTAAATTTAGGTCTGAAGACTGGGAAACCATCGTTCCCGTGCTTACACCTATATTCTTATCATTGATTGACCTTATGGATGCTTCTGATTATCAAGCAGTTCAACAGGCAGCTAATATATATAAATTAGTATGGCTTGAAATGAAGACAATGGGTAATGATGTAGATGATTGGGCTGTAAATCCAGATATAATGATTCAGTATTTCAATCGTATGCTTGAAGAAGCATTACCACCATATATCTCTGCTGCTATTGTTCCTGGTGAATTACACGAGATAAGTTTTCCAGATGATGCAACTGGCGATGTTACAAAAGTTGAAAAAGCAACAAAGGAAATTCTTAATACCGCTGGTGGTGCTCAGATATTAAACCTAAATTCTGCATCGAATTCTAGTGCTTTTAAATATGGTGTACTTGCAGATTCTACATTTTCTATTTCAACTCTTATTCCACAGATCCAAGCGATTGTAAATCGACTTTTATCTAGTTGGATATCTGAACCTTGTAAAGTTAAATTCTTTGATGTCTCTATTTATCAGAAAGATGATTTTAGAAAATCAATCTTGGAATCATGCACTAATGGATTGCCAAACAAAATTCTTTATAACACATTGAATGGTGTGTCTGAAAAAGATACGTTATCTATGAACTTTTTGGAAGAAGACTGTTTGCAACTTAGTTCAAAATTCAAGCCACTATCTAGCACTTATACTCAGACAGGTAATGATAAAGGCGGTGGTCAAGAGAAGGATGATTCGGAACTTACAGATGCTGGACTTCGCACGAGAGACGAGAATCTCAATAATAAATAAAGGAGGTGTCTTAATATGAAATACAATTTTATTAAAACATCCGACAAGGAGACAAAGGAAAAACTTCTTAAAGAAGGTTTTAAACTGGTATCTCAAGATGGGAACGTGGCAACATTTTTGAATAACCACCCTCTCACTTTTGAAAATACAAATAATAAAATTCAGCATAGCAATGTGCTTACATTCTAACCACTCTCCTACTTTGAGTGGTATATCAACAAAGAAAGGAGGAATAGGTTAAATAATGCAAAAAAAGAAGAAAAGACGAATTATGTCTATTGATGAGCTGTATGAGTTCTGTTTAAAGAATAATTTTGCTCATTTTGATAGTAATGAATTTGGTAAAGAACTTATGGTTCGTATGAATGGTAATTTTGAAAAAACTTCCAAAGATGAAGATAAACATAAAGAATCTCTTACTCCATTCGTTAGTCGTGCATTTCACGATCATGTCAATCTCAATAAGTCGGAAATCTCCGAAGAATCTTTCAATGAAAATGTCCCATCAGCAAACTTTCGCCCAATTTTAGCACATATCACTACCAACTCAGATAATGAATTAGATTTCGGTAGCCATGATTATTATGTGACTACTGACAAAGATGGTAATGACAAAGTTGTATATGAAGAACAGCCTATCGGTGTTATTGATGGTACTAAGACCACTATTGAATATGATGAAGACGCTGGCGTAAATCGTGCAGTTTTGCATGGTTATTTATACGATGAGTATTGTCAGGACGCTATTGAGATTCTTAATAGACGTGGAACTGTAGATTGTTCGGTGGAATTATGTATTAGGGAGTTATCATTTAATACTGCTAATAAAACATTGCAGTTAGATGATTTTTATGTATCAGGTCTTACTCTTCTGTCAAAGGATGTATCCCCTGGTATGGCAGGAAGTAATTTTAAAATTGAAGATTTCGCTGTAAATGCGGAAACAGTAACATTTAACACAGACAATAAATTGGTTGAAACTTTAGAGAAATTAACCAATATTCTTGAGAGTTTTGATATAAATCAAAAATCAAAGGAAGGAGGAACAAATAACAAAATGACAAAATTTGAAGAGTTGCTTACCAAATATGGTAAGACTGCTGAAGATGTAACATTCAATTATGCAGAAATGTCAGATGAGGAACTTGAAGCAAAATTCGCTGAGATGTTCGATGATGACGATTCAGAAGGAGACAATTCAGGTAGCGGAGAATCTGGTGAGCCTTCCAATGATGGAGAAGGTGATGGCGAAGGAGCTTCTGATCCAGATGGCGATGAAGGAGAAAGTCAGACTTTTGAAAAGATTGTTCGTACATATGAAATCAGTCATGAAGATACAAGATATGCACTTTATAATCTGTTAGCACCATACGAAGAGTCAGATAACGATTATTACTATATATCAAATGTATTTGATTCTTATTTTGTATATGAGGGTTGGTGTACTGATAAAATCTACCGCCAGAATTATACAAAAGATGGAGACAATGTTTCATTTGATGGTGAGCGTATAGAATTATTCCGTGAGCTTTTGACAGCAAGTGAGAAAGCTGAACTTGAATCTATGCGTTCTAATTACGCTGCCCTTAAGGAATTCAAAGAGATAGCAGAAAAGAATGAACTTCATGCACAGAAAGAAGCTATTATCAATGCTGATAATTATTCTGTTCTTACAGAGAAAGATTCAGAAGGAAATTATGTAAATGCTGATTTCGCTGAATTAGTAAAGACTATGGATAATTATTCTGTAGAAGACTTTGAAACAAAAGTAAAGGTTATGCATTCAGATTATATGTCTGCACATGCGAACTTCTCTTCTGTTGACACAAAGAAAAACACAAATTCAGTTAAAATACTTACAAATATGAATAAGAAATCAAAGCCTAAGAAAAACTATGGCAGCTTGTTTGATTAAAAAAACCGAATATAACTTCATTTCATATAGAACGCTTTATGCGTTCTTTTTTATTGCAAAAAACAAAATTTAAGGAGGAAAACATAATGGCAATTAAGTACACAGTTGAAAAACATACTGTATGCAATCCTGGAAATCTTATTGCAGAGAATTATGGCGAGCACATGGTTTCTCTCAATATTACAAGTGCTACAGATAACGGAAGAATCGTCAAAGTAGGCGATATGGAGACATTAGACAAATACAAGGTAGAGGCAGCAACAACTATTGGTGCTTACATCTTTGACAAAAATGCAGATGGTACATGGCTTGTAGTTGTAACAAGTGTACCTGATGATCTTACTGCCCTTATTTATCAGAAGCCAATCATCAATGAGGAATCGCCTCGTGCTCTCACTTCTCTTTCTAATTTCTATAACGATCCTGAAGATGGTGCAGTTCGTGGATATATTCTTCATGCGTTAGATCGTTTTAGTCTTTCAGACGAGGGATTCGATGGAACTCCTGTAAAGGGTGCAAAAATCACACAGATTTCTGACGGAAAATTAAAAATCGGTGAGTAATTAGAAAGGAGGAAAAATACAATGTTAAGATTTAGTACAGACAATTTAAGAAAAGTATTTGCTGATGAAGATAAATACAAGAACTTTAAGAAACTTACATATGACTTAAATCATGGAAATGATATTTATGAATATGACGAGGATGGAAATCAGAGAAAGATTTCTAAGAAAGAAGCTAACAATGCAGTTAGAAAAATTCTTATGGAGGTTTGTGACCTCACAGAAGAAGATTTAAAGTCTAACAAGCTTCGTAAACGTGCAGAAGCACAGCATCAGAATGAAGTATTTGAACTCATTGAGTCTGATATTGATTTTAAGGTAGAGACAGGATTTCAGGAGAATGAATGGTTTCAGAATTATGTTGATATGAGAAATATTGCATTAGGTGATGATGAGGAATACTGGACAAAAGATAAGATTATGCTTGTTGTTGCAGAGATTTCTGGTGGACATCATGACCTTACCATGCAGAACTTAAATGAGGGTACATCTCACAAACTTCACACTAGAAAATATGGTATGAAGATTGGTAAAGACATTGATCTCATTCTGCTTGGACGTGTTGACTTTACAGAGCTTACAGATAAAATTGCTGAAGCATTTGCGTATAAAGTAATGGAGCTTTGCTTCGCTGGTGTTTATGGCGCAACAGATAAGTTACCAAACAAGTCTCAGTTTGTTAAAACTGGTGCATTATCTGCTTCTACTAAGGAATCATTTGATACTCTTATCGAAGATGTTGGTGCAGCAAATGGTGCAGATGTTGTAATTATGGGTACAAAAACAGCCCTTAAGAAACTTAATGCTCTTGCAGATGTTGATTGGAGAAGTGATTCTCAGAAAGAATCTGTTGCAACTACAGGTCGTCTTGGAAATTATGAGGGAACTGAACTTATTGAGATTCCACAGAGATTTGCATTAAATGATGTTACAAAGAAACTTATTCCTAATGATAAGTTGCTTATCTTTGCAAAGAATCAGGAGAAGTTTGTATGGTTTACTGATAAGGGTGAGACAGAAATTACTGAGGCTGGTCAGCAGAAGGGAGATTTAGCAGACGACTTCCAGACATATGAAGTACAGCGTGAGTTTGGAGTTGCTGTTGAACTTCCACAGTATATGGGTGTTTGGTCATTCTCTTAAAATGACCTTAGTAAATTTGAGTGGCTAGTTAATCTAGTCACTCTTTTTATATTGGAAAGAAAGGAAAAAGAATTATGCCATATCAGAAGAAAACAACTACGAAAACTGATGAAACAAAGAATGTAGAAAATAGCGCAACAAATAAATCAGAAAAAAGGAAATTCTCACAGGACGAACTTATTCCGTGTTTATCAATTACACCAGGAGAAATGTTCTTTGTTGGAAATAAGTCGAAAGATTTATATACTTTTGCAGATATTGATGATGTAGTTGATATTGAGTTTAGAGATCTCGATTATGCTGCTAGATCAAAAGATTCTATGATGTTTAAACCGAGATTTATTGTACAGGACAAGGACTTTATAAAATTACATCCTGCTCTTGACGAAATTTATTCAGCTCTACACACAACGGCTGATTTAAAAGCAATTTTAAAAATGACTCCATCCCAGATGGAAAAAGTTATCCCTACTCTCCCAGTTGGAGCGCAGGACGCATTGAAAACTATCGCTGCAACTATGGTTGATGAAGGAGAACTTGATTCTGTTAAGAGAATTCAAACACTTGATTCTATTTTTGGAACAGAGTTACTTTTAAAATTGAATATGTAGTAAAGGAGGCTCACAATGACGCTTCCATACGAAACAATTTTTTCACGAACAAGAGGGCGTATTTCAGATATGAAAGAACTTTCTCTTGACGAAAACGATCTTAATGAAGCATGGACTGAACGCTTACACATGGTTGCAGGTGATGAACGAGTTATTAGAAAATTCGCTTCATTTAATATGGATGATGAAATCCAACAGATTGAATTTGAGATGCAATATCCTGTTAGCGATTTTGCAGATAATGAATATGTAATAGGATTGTTCACTCTTGGAATGACAATTGAATGGTTAAAACCACAGGTTGACTCTGCAAAATTTACTGCTAGAGCTTTAGGGACAAAAGAAGAAAAAAACATGCAGAATCCATATAAAGATATGCAAAGTAGATTGGATACATTACAGCATGAATTTAGTAGAAAACTTGCAAGTCATGGATATATTAATAATTCATATGTACGAGGTGAATAACTATGAAATATATATATGGTTCGTTCACCAAAAGACAAATTAAAGAAGCTGCACTTGCAATGCATAACGATGTCCATAAGTTATTACTTTATAAGGATAATCGAATAGAAGAAAAAATATTTGAGAATGACGAAGCTTTTCTTATATTTTTCCAGAATGTCATGTTTAAATTTAGTGGAACAAAGACTCTATTTAATAACAATGGAATTATGGTCACATTAATGGCTACTTTGCAAGCTGCTTATGACGAAGTTACATCCGATGAGTTTGATTACATGACATTTCGTAGGGCTATTTTAGATAGTCACAATTACATTAAGCAGATGTTTGAAGGAGGTGTTGATGATGCCAAGCTTACAGACAGCACGGCGAATCGCTAACGCCAAAACAAATAATGCGAAAACTTTAGGTCAAATTTATAAAGAAGAATCTGATTTTTTGATGGAAGAAACTTGGGATAACAGTATTGCTTCCAAGACTTGTTACATCTATGACCATTTTCATGACGATTTTTTCACAGATGAACATGGAATTACACGTTCACTTGCTGAAGGTATGACATACGAAAACACCAATAAGACAAAGATAGATGCAAAGTTTATTATTAAATCTTATCAGTCAATGGATAAAGATCAAGTGGAATACTATCTTATGTTTCGTCCAAGTCAGCCTGTAATATTCAATGAAGGTGATGACCTTTATTATTATGAGACTGATTTTAGAAAACGCTATGGAGCGACATTTCCGATAGGGCTTTTCGTGGACGTTCCAGATGATAGAGGAGTTTATCATAAATGGATTATTTGCCGTGATGAACCAGCTAATCAGTTTCCTAAGTATCTGATTTTGCCAGTAAATTACGAACTTACATGGATTGAAAAATCTAATGATAAGCGTATTAAGAGACGTATGTGGTGTTGTTTAAGACAACAGAATTCGTATACTATAGGAACTTACACAGACAGATATTTTACACACACAGATAATCAGGATAAGATATGGTTGCCAATGAACTCTATTACAGAGAAGTTTTGGTACACTTCTGAAGATTCTAAAAATATGCGTGTTGTAGTAAGTGCTTTAACAGAACATCCTACAGTATGGACAGTGACCAAGGTTGAAAATTCAATGCCATTTGGTATTCAAAAACTTACTATATATACGGCATTTTGGAATGAGCATACTGATTATGTCAATCTTGAAACAGGCGAAATGTATGCGAACTATTTCGATTCAGAAATCGCCCCAACTGATCCATCTACTCCAACTGTTCCCCCATCTTCTATCACAGCAAGAATTTCAGCATCCACTTCAATTATTAAAGTTGGTGGCTCTTATAAAAATCTTACAGTAAATCTATTCAACGATTCCAATGAAGATATTACAACTGAATATGCTGATGCAACCTTTACATGGACTTGCTCTATTGATAATGAAGACTGGACTGATAAAGTTACATGGCGAGCTGGCACAGAGTACAACCAAAAGAAAGTAAAGTTTCCTAATAACACTTCTGTTATTGGAAAAATATTATCTGTTAAGTGTGAAATTGTTAAGGATAGCTTGCCGATTGAATCTGAAATTTTGTCGTTAGAATTAACTGAATAGGAGGTGTTTTATGGCAGAAAAATTAGTTACAAAGAATGATTTGTTAAATAAGCTTCGTGCATATAGAGCTACCCCTGATGATGATGTAATTATATACAAGCAAAAAATCAAGAATGCTTTGTTATCAAATCCATGTTTGTTATACGCTCTCAATGATAAAAAGTTAGAATCTGAATTGTTCGACAAAAATGGAAACATCAATTGGGAATGGAATGAAGATACCAAGCAATATGAACCTCTTGGTGAATGGGATAGATATTTTGGAAGTGATTCTCTTATTCGTCCATTTTTATTTATTCCAGATACACAGACAACAGTTAAATGTTATGTGTGTTATCAAGTAGGGTTTAGAGATACAGTTAGATGTAATTCAGGATTAAAAGATGCGTTGATTGATTTTGCAATTTTTGTTCATGGTGATGATCGTATAGATAAACTTACTGGTATTCCAAGACACGATCTCATTGGTTCTATTATTAGAGAACGGTTTGCATGGTCTAATATTTTTGGTATGCAAGCTCATCTTGCACAAAATTATGAACAAACAGTTGATAATAATTACGTAGCTCGTTATCTCACATTCCAACTCACAGATTTAAACAGTAAGATTCAAACACCCTATGGTGGAAAATCACAAATGATGAATTACAGTGTAAGGCGGTGATTATTTGGATGTATTAGAGACATTAAATAATCTTCAATCTGCTGCTGAAGAAGATATAAAAAAGAAACAAGAAAAAAGTCATAATCCAGAATACCATTTTGACAAACTAAAAATGTATTTTGGTGAGGATTATACAATAAATGGTATAACTATTTCAATTCCAACCATAGGAGATATTTTAAATATTGGTGAATCAAAATTTTACCAAGCAATCTCTCCTTTTCTGAGTAATTCTACATCTATTCGAGTTCTTCTTTATGATGTGTTTAAAAAGGATTGGAACAAAACAAAAGATATTGAAGTGTTTTATATCTTATATCAATTGCTCGAAGATAAAGAGCCGTTAAAGCTACTATTCAAAGATTTTAGTTTTGATGGTTTTGAGCTGATTCAAGCAAGAAAAAATGTTGACGATCCAGAATACAATCATCTTGCGCTTTTAAATCAAGATAAAAATATGATTATTTATGATGACGAATATATGGAAATTGCCGAATTTATTAGAGCGATGATGAATGTTCATCCAAAGGTTGAAAGGGCAAAAGGTAAAACAACAAAACAATGGATTTTACAAGAAGATAGAATGAAAGCAGAACAAGATGATAAAAAGAAGGGCGCATCGACTCTTTTACCACTTGTTTCGAGTTGTATAAATCATCCTGGGTTTAAATATAAGTTGGAAGAATTAAAACAAGTGAATATATGTCAATTTATGGATTCTGTAAACAGAATTCAAAAATACGAACAGGGAACGGCTGCATTACATGGGATCTATGGTGGTATGGTGTCAGCCAAAGATATTCCCGAATACTTAATCAATTTTATGGGCGATATTTAATCGCTCATTTTTTATTGCATAAAAATAACAATTTTAAAGGAGGAAAATAATTATGGCATTTAAATTAGGTGACGTAATCGTAGATAGACTTCAGTTTGGTTACGGTGCAAAGTCTAATGGTACACCTCTGTATGCCTTAACACAGCTTACACAGGCAAATATTGATATTACTGCTGACTCAACAGATATCAATGATAAGGATGGAAACCTTGTATATCGTAAGTATACAGGTAAGAAAGGTGAGGTTACTGCAACTAATGCATTCCTTAACCTTGCTGTTGTAGAAACTATTTCTGCTACTGATGCTGAAATTGCAACCGCAGATAAAGGTATTGTTATGCCGATGATTCAGATCGTAAAAGCTGGCGAGACATTAGACATCACAGGATATGTAGATGGATCAATTCATGTAAATGCTCTTTCTACAAAAGGTTCTATGGGTAAGGACGAATTTAAGAAAGGATCTGCTGCTTCTGCTACTGAATATGCAATTAAGCATACCGATGCTTCTGGTGAGCCAGACAATACACCTGCGAGTGATGTATTAACACCGCCTATCGCAGATGGTGAAACTCAGTATATTGTCAAGTATAAGAAGACAATTAAGAGCGGAGCAAAGATTACTAATTCAGGTAAAAAGTTTCCTAAGTCTCATGAGCTGTTCTTCAAAGCACTTGTAGTAGATAAGTGTGAAACTGATGTATTAAAAGCAGCTATCATTCATATCCCTTCATTTATGCCAAGTCCTGAATTCTCACTTGCATTACAGGGTGGTGATTCTCAGACGATGGATTATAAGGGTTCTATGATGTTAAATGCTTGCTCTACAGATGGAGAACTTTTCTCTATTTATTATATTGATGAGGAAGAGGATGACATCGAATTATAAGAACACGTGGGGCAGTTAAATTACTGCCCTATTCTTACAGGGAGGAATAATGTCAAAAAAAGAATTGAGAACTTGTGTGCTTTGCGGTAAGACTTATTCATTTTGTCCAGTTTGTAATCCAGAAGATCGTTTGAAGCCAACATGGTATTTTTGTTGGTGCTCAGATAATTGCCATGAAATTGACGAAGTGACTTCTGCTTTTGAAGATGGACGCATGACAGATATCGAAGCAAAAGCAAAATTAGAAAAATTAGATTTAAGCAGAAAAGAATACTTTGGCGAAAGTTATAAGAATTCTATTGCTTCTATCATGAAGGCAAAAGCACAAGTTATTAAGAAAGAAAATAAAAAGACGGAGGCTAAATCTGTCAAAAAGGATATTGTTACAAAAGCCGAAAAAGAGGCTGAAAGTAATGTTGAATAGTGATTTTAAATAAGGGATTATAACATACCACTATTCAATGTTAGAATCCCTATTTTTTACGCTATTTACGTGAGGAATAAAAGGAATGATAATTGAAAGTAATTTAAAACCAAGGAATTATACCGAAAAAGAAGTTGTTCGTATATATAATCGAGATCAACAAACTTTTTACATCGACTCTAATGTTTATCCAGTGGATGTATATACGAGTTATAGCCCCAAATGTGAAAAGAAAATTATAATAATGACTTTTATTAGAAACGACACAAAAGACGTTTATAAGAAATGGTGTAATCATGAATTAATATAGGAAGGAGGAAACTATTATGATAGTAACTGAAAAAGATATTGCATTGTGTGGTCATGGATCAGGAACACCGTCTACTAAAAATATGTATACATACCTTGAAAGCAGATACAAAAGCATTGCTCCAAACGGAAAACATAAGGGAGCTATTGCAGTAAGACGATTAAAAAAAATTACTGATTCTGGACGAAAAAAGTTTCATGACACATATAAAACTATTCTAGGTCGGAACTCATATAATCAGTCGTTACGATCATATGCATATACTCCATATAAGGGGAAGTATTATTCAGACTGCTCTTCTAGTGGATGTGCTACGTTTAAGAAAATTGGATATAATGTACCATTATTAAACACGGCAGGAATTTATACAAGTTCATTGTTTGAAACTGTTCCAGTAAAGATTAAAAATGGTCATATTACAAATCCTGAAATTTTAAAGGTCGGAGATGCAATATTGTTTGTTGGATCTGATCCGTCTCGTCCAAAACAAATCGGGCATGTTGAGTATATCTATTCTATCAACAAAGAAACAACCACAACAAAACCATCTTTTACTTCTACAAGCAATTCAGCTTATTATCCAAAATGTAATAAATCATATACAACACTTACAAAAGCCTTAGATTCTGTACATATTGATTCTTCTAAGGAAGCTAGAGCAAAGATTGCAAAGGCAAACGGAATTAAAAATTATCAGTTCACGGCAGAACAGAATAATCAGATGTTGATTCTTCTGAAGGCTGGAAAATTAAAAAAGTTTAAATAAAAGGAGGAAAAATTATGGATGTAACATTTTTAACAAATTTTGCAGTGCCAATTATTGTTGGTATTTGCTTATGTATTGGCTATGTATTAAAAAATCTTGTAACAACAGATACAATCAATAAATATATTCCGTTAATTATGGCAATAATTGGAGTCGTGTTGAATGCATGGATGAATATGAGTTTTACACCTGAGATTTTGCTTGGTGGTTTAGTATCTGGACTAGCTTCTACGGGATTATACGAAGTATTTAAAAATTTTATTAAATCAGAAAAGTAGAAAGATCATAGGTAATAAAAATGACTGAAATTGAAAATTTACTCAGTTTTGATTTTGCGCCTTGGCTTATGGGATTGTTTATTATCATCTTAGGAATTGATAAAATTATTTTTTTATTCGGAAAGATAAAAAAGACTCTTAGGATAAAATTTGGATTTGAAGAAGACAAAGAAACAATTGAAGACAGAATAACCACTTTAGAAAAACATGATAATTGGCAATATAAAGAAATATCAAAAATATCTCAAGGTGTTGACGATATTAAAGATACGTTAGTGCAAAAAGAGATTAAAGATAAAGCAAAGACCGTTGCAACTCTTAGAAATCAACTTTATGACTTACATGGGAAATTCACAGAACGTGGTTATATAGATAAATCAGGAATAAAAACCTTCCTTGAATTAGGGAATATTTATGAAGATGCTGGTGGCGATGATATTTACCATGATAAATTAAAACCAGAAGTATTATGTTTGCCAATAAAAGAAGTTGAAAAAAAATAACTGTATTTTTATATTATACCACAAAAATTACCAATTCTGGTTAATATTTTCTTATGTATTATATGAATATACAAAATAATTCTAAGCATACTACATTACATGAAGAATAAAGTTGGTGAATATAGGTATAAACAGAATATATCAATATCAGAATTGTCCAAGAGATGCGGACTATCTTCTACTGCTATTTCTAATTTAGAAAATGGATATACTTCTGATATTTTATTATCTCATGCAGTCGCTTTATCTCTTGCGTTACATGTAGACTTATATGAATTATTTTGCATAAAAAGATAAAGGAGATGTATGCCTATGGGAATGTATTACAATGTAATTTGTGAAGAAATCGAAATAACAGGTGGAAAAGTAATTCATATTGACAAGAATTTAGGGAATATGAATGATGTCCATAAACTTGTCTGTGAAAATATCAGCAAATATCCAAACGCCAAATGGGAACTTTATTCTATGATTATTAACAACTAACCAAGTACATATAACAATTAAATATAAGAATTAAGAAAGAGCGGTTTCTTCGGAAGCTGCTCTTTTGCTATGTAAAAATGTGTATATGAAATTCTAATGTTTTGATATGTATGTTTTTGCATACGAAGATGAGAAGTCATTAGGCTCATCTTATAGAGTAGCGAATAGATGGAGTAATTAACCATTGAAGCAATTTCCTCAGTTGCGTTCGCTACTCTTCTATTATATTGAGGAATAAAATATTGGAGGAAATTTAAAATGAAAAACGAAATTCAGGAATTTGTAAATGAAAAATTAGGATTAAAAGTTAGATGTGTTCAAAATGAAGATGGAAGTATTTCTGTCAACATCGGGGACGCAGCTATTGGGTTAGGGATGATAAAAAGAGATTACAAAAAGGGAAAAGAATACATAAGACCTAATATGTCTGGTATAAATTCACATTTAAAATCTTTCGGAATTTCGGATTCCGAAAAAACTAAAGATGATTATTTGCATGAATCTTATATTTATCTATTGGCTATGAAAGCATCAAATCCTTTAGCTCAAAAATTCCAAATGTGGCTCGCAACAGAAGTTATCCCTTCTATTAGAAAACATGGTGCATTTATTGCAGATAGCGAAAATATTGATGAGAAATATGTATTAAATGAACTTAAATTTAGTCAGAAAAGAACAATTAAGACATTTGCAAATGCGGATGTAAATGAAATTAAAAAACTCTATGATGAGTTCAAAGAATATGTAGACTCTGAATATAAATATAAATCTTCTGATAGACTAGCAAGGTACAAGTCTGTAGAAAAAGGACTACAACAGTTACACGATAGACTTGCAAAAGAAGATATTTCAAATGTTGGTGATTGTTATAATATCAGAAAATTAAAAGAAAAAGTTATTCTTGACAGAACAACACTAGAAAAACGTATTGGCGGCGGTATTCGTGCTGCAAAAACAAAAGAGATTGCTTCTTTAAAAGGAAGTGACTCTAATGAATAATTTAAAACTAATTTTAGATATGAATGTTGTAAATAGATATAATCAATATTATTTTTCACAACATCCGAAAGCGAAAAAGAAACAAATCGAACATCCATACCACCCATCTATAAATGTTTGGGCTATTAAACCAAGAATACAAATGAACGCCTTAAAACAATCATGGAAAACTTTCATTATATGGTGGATTAAGGATATAGGATTAGAGAATAAGAAATTAGACAATGTAAATATTGAATATGACATTTATCATCCAACAAAGAGACGAACAGATACCGATAATTACAGTCCAAAATTTATCCATGATGGATTTGTTGAGTCAGGTTTCTTAGTTGATGATGATAGAGAACATTTACATAGTCTAACTATTCGTTGTCATGTGGACAAGGAAAATCCACGTACAGAAATAACAATAAATATTTTAGATTAAAGGAGAAAAAGGAATATGAAACTTTTAGAATTTGTAGAGAAATACAATAACATGGCAAACCAGCAGTTAAAAGACAGATTTGTTAAAGAGAAAATCAAAATCACCCCATACATTTCAATCGTTAAGAAAGATGCCTATGCACAGTTAATCGTAAATAAAACAACATTTGAACAGGAAGCTTATGATGACAATGGAACAACAAAGTACCGCAAAACAGATAAGATTAGAATTAATTCTGTTGCTCAGTATGTACAGTTTTGTCGTGCCGTAATTGAGTTATATACCGACCTTGAGATTGATGAGAATGATAAAGGTTTTATTAATGGATATGATGCACTCAAATCTTCTGGTTTGCTTGATATTTTAATGGTTGGCTCTGATAAGGCTTATCCGCTTATCCCTATGAGTGAATTAAATGAGTTCAAGACCATTTTAACAATGAAACAGTCTGACACTCAGTTCAATGAGACAACTACTCAGGCGTTTATTAACAAACAGATTGATAGAATCTCTGATTTGGCAAATGCTACTCTCACACCACTTGTTGATGTTGTCAGCAAAAAACTTGATGAGATTCCAAAGGAGGATCTGGAAGACAAAATCCTTGAATTTACAAAGAAGGGTAATTTTAAAGAGGTGTAATGAATTTCAAATTTCTTATGAAATAAACAGGCTCTATGCGTGTCACAGCGTATAGAGCTTTTCTTGTGGAGAGTGGTAATACTGCTCTCCTATTTTAGTGAATAAATAGTGAAAATTTTGGAGGTGATGAAATGGCAAAAAATATGTATGCAGATTTTAAAAAGAAGTTAGACAGAATTGAAAATCATATTGCAGAAGAAGTCGCACCACAAGCAAATGAACTTCTAAAAGAATCTGTCAGATATTCATTGATAGATTGGTACAACGACTATACTCCACAGTCTTATGAAAGAACATACAACTTCATGAAAATTCTTGATTCTACAAAAACAAGAGGTAAAGGGAACGTTCTTCGTTTTTCGGTTGATTCAGGCGCAATGGATTCATATGTCGGTTGGTTTGGTCAGAGTTTACAGCCAAATACAGCTTTCGACTATATGTTTATGGACGGAGAACATGGTCATGGAAAATGGATGATGCGTCAATCATTACCTCCATATATGTATGTTGAACGAGATATTGAAAGTGGATTTGGTGGTCGCTTAGACAAAATTATAAATAACAGAATAGAACAAATTTTGAGAAAGTGAGGTAGAAAATGCCAGGTACATATCAGTATGATGTAGAAATCAAATCGAATGTAGCAAAACTACTTTCAGATATGAAACAAGTCCAAGACAGATTAGATACTGTTGAAGGCAAAGAATATAAAATCAAATTAAATGTCGATGAAAAGAAATTATCCAGTGTAATTTCTAATCTCGAAAAAATGCTTGACTCTCTTGGTAAAGGAACAGGTGATTTTAAACAGTTTGAGAATTTATCAAAAGAATTGTCAAGTATTGTATCAGAAGTACAAAGTTTAAGTAAAGCTTTTGGTAAAGTAGATGATTCTGGTGCTAAAACACTACTCTCTTCTATCCAGAACATTGATAAGTCACTTTCTGAACTGAGTCAGAATATTCTCAATGTTAATAAAAACATGAATAATATGGGTGGCAATACGAGTGGTGCTGTCAAACAAGTGGAGAATATTAGTAATGCATATCAAGATGCTGCTAAAGAAGCTGAGAAGTTGGCTGATGCACAGAGTAAGATTGGACAGAAAACGAATATTTCATCTGCTTCTACAGAATCTGTTACCAATTCCATCAAAGAAGAAAATAATGTATTAGAACAGAACACTCAGAAAGTTAAGGAAAATACACAGGCAAAAGAACAGAATGCAAATGTAAATCTTAATAAGTATGATAAACGGTTAGATTCATATAACGGCAAAATTGACAAATATAAAACAACTATTGACAGATTCAACGATGGTGGTTGGACAAGTGATACATATTTAAAAAATGTACAGGCTGTCAAGAATGCCGTTAATGAGTATGAAACTCTGCTTAATGAATTAAAGGGCAAAGATGCTAGTTTGGTGACAAGTGATGATATCAACCGATTAGATAACTATGAAAAGAAAATCAAAGATACTATCGCTACTGTCACTAATATGTCAGCTTCTGAAAAGGGATACAACTTTGTTTCAGGTCAGAAAGAGTTAGACAAGATTCATAAGCTTCTCAATGAAAATAGCAAGATGTCTTCTGAGGCAAAAGCTAAAATCAAAGCTTACTATGCAGAAATTGAAAGTGGTAATCCTAGTATGAGTCTTGACAAGATTCATGGTGAAATCTTAAAGATTTATAATGCTGAAGTTGAAGCTGGTCGTGCTGGTAGAACATTGTGGGACACTTTAAAGAATAGCGGATTCCATCAGATTGCTGCACAGATGGCAGGGATGGTTGGTGTTTATGATGTTATTAATCTGGGTAAAGAAGGTTTTAATGTTGTAAGAGAACTTAATACTGCTCTCACAGAAATGCGAAAAGTATCTGATGAGACTGTTCAAAGTTTAAAAAATTATCAGAATACAACATTTGATACAGCAGATGCGGTTGGTACAACTGCAAAACAGATACAGACAAGCACTGCCGACTATATGCGATTGGGTGAGTCGCTTGATGAAGCTTCCGAAAGTGCGAAAACAGCAAATGTACTCCTGAATGTATCTGAATTTAATAATATTGAAGATGCAACTAAGTCACTTGTTGCTATGGGACAAGCGTATAAAGACTTAGATAAAATGACCATTGTTGATAAGCTTAATGAAGTAGGTAATAATTATGCAATATCAACAGATGAATTAGCCACCGCCCTTCAAAAATCATCAGCTACTCTCTCACTCATGGGAAATACGATTGATGAGGCTGCAAGTTTAGTCACTACAGCAAATGCAACAATTCAGGACGCAGATAGTGTTTCAGCAGGTTTACGCACGATTTCTCTTAGATTGGTTGGTACAGAAGAAGCCGAAGAAGAGCTTTCTGCAATGGATGAGGAAGTAGATGCTTTCGTAAAAGCAACAAATTCAAAAAAACAACAGATAATCAAAGATTATACTGCCGTAGCTTCTAACAATTATCAAGGTTTTGATATTCTTGATAGTAATGGAAATTATAAAAATACATATCAAATCCTCCTCGGTATAGCCAAGGTCTATAAAGAGATTCAGGAACAAGATAAAAAACTGGGAACAAATCATGCCACAGCTTTAATTGAAGAATTAGCGGGCAAAAACCGTTCGAATATTGCTTCAGCGATACTGCAAGATCCGACACAGCTTGAAGCTGTTAAGAAATCTTCAGAAGAAGCATTGGGATCAGCAAAAAACGAATTAAACTCTTATCTTGATAGTATTGATGGTAAAATGGCACAGTTGGAGAATCGTGCGCAGGAGTTCTGGTTTAAGGTGATAGACTCCGAAACTATTAAGAATGGTATTGATTTATTATCCACTCTGCTTAAAGGTACTACTGATTTTGTAGATACAGTTGGATTATTACCAACTATTCTTACAGGAATTGGAGCAGCATTATCTTTTAAAAATGTCGGCATTGATACGTTAGTGGCGTATTAATCAAATCATTGTTATTGTTTTGAACGTACCGACATCATAGGGTTTCTAATGGATACGTTAGTTTGGACTATGATAAGTATGCTATACATACGATAAACGAAGACGCAATATGCGAGGAAGGCTGTAAAACTCATGGTACTACTCTATTATAAGGAAACTAAATAGACATAGTAAAAATTCATGAATTCAGTTGGTTCGCAGGGATAGACCTTTAAAATGGTAAGCCCTCAGAGAGTGACAACCGTTGGTGGTAGTTATATGAAACGATGCTACTATAATATGCATTCCGTACTCATGGCACGACATGTTAAATGATGTGAACTTATCTCATATCTCGTGTAAATCAGTTTGACCTCTCAGTTCCTAGAGGTAGATAAGATGGAACAAAACCAAGAAATCTTGATTTCAATCGAGTAAAATAGAGAATAATAAAATAGCACTACAACTGCTGTATTGTAGTGCTAAATTGTCTTTGAGATTACCAAAAATCAAAGACTCCCTATATTGTAACATTGGGGGTAGTACATAAAATTGGTCGGTATGTACAAATTTATTGTATCAAACATCAATGATTATTTCAATAGTAAAAAGAGAATAAATAAAGTAAAATAGAGGACAGTCGTGATGACCTGCCCTCAATTAAGGAATAAAAGGAAATAAATGACAAATACAGAAATAGAATTATTTACGAAAGATTTTTCTAGTCTTGGTGAACATTTGTGATAAAGACTTGGTTTGTGAGTCCGTATAGTCTTTGCACTTATTAACAGTATAACACTTTCCAATTGTATCAACTATGACACAAAGAAAATGACAGCCGTATACTAAAAGTCCACCACTTACAAGTATTTTAAATACTTCCAATTCTACCCTCCCTTCTTTGTAGTATTTCTTAAAGTTGGGAAATGTATTGCTCAGAACGAGCTGAATTTATTTCCGATCTGAATCGTGCCAAACTACAAATATGGCACTTCGTATGGTAAATACCGAGCATTCTGTCGTGCTATTGACCTGAGATACGATAACTCAAATACAGTTTGCTTGGTATTATATTACCATATATTTCCAACCACATAAATCCAGAACGTAAGTTTGTCGAATAATGCAGAAAGAAAAATATTCAAATTTTGAATAATTCTATTTACAAAATTTTACAATTATGCTATTGTGAAAATATAAAAATTTTTGTATTTTTAAGGAGGTAGCATGATGAAAAATTCTAGCAAAGAACGCACTTTACAATGGATAAATAACCAAAACAAGAAGGGAAATATATCGTTTAAACATCGTCTACAACGTCCGACTGGACAGTGGAATACTCGCATGAAGAGTCTGTTGATTCATAGCTTATTAAGTGGCATTCCAGTTAACCCAATCTATGTTGTAGAGGAAGAAAACATAATCTATCCGTTAGATGGTTCTCAGAGAACATCTACCTGTATTGATTATATCAATGATGTATTCTCATTGAGTAAAGATACTCCAAATGTATTCATATCTGTAAAAGAAAATGGAGAACAAATTATTAAGGAATATGAAATTGCAGGAAAGAAGTTCAAGAAACTTGATGACGAAGTAAAAGAAACACTTCTTGCTTGCACTTTAGAATTTTGCACATTATCTGATTATACGGATGAAGAAGTAAAAATCATGTTTGCTCGTCAGAATTCAGGGAAACCTTTGAATGGTAAATTGCTTCGTGTAGTGCATGAATCAGATGAGTTCAGTGAAAAGGTCTACTCTCTCGCTAATCATCCATTCATGGATAAAATCATGTCGAAGACACAGCGAAAGAATGGAACAGACAGAGATACAATTATCCAAGCTATGATGCTAATATCATCTAATCAAGAACAGGAGTTTACATCTTTTAGAACAAAAGATATTGATATTTATGTGGCTGATTATGCAGATCAGTATCTTGATAGAGCTGACACATTAAAAGAAGCTATGGATAGATTTAACGAATCATTTGATAGTGAAGTAAAAATTCCATCCACTTCTATTCCACAAATTTTATATAGTGGTTATAGAATCGTTAAAGACAAGAAATCATTCTCTCGTCTTGCAGAGAAGATATCTGAATTTATTGCAACATATGATTCTAATGAAGAATATAAACAATATGTTCAGAGTGGTACAGGAAGTCGTGAGAATGTTAAGGGACGCTTCGATTATTGGCGTGGAATTGTAAAAACATTACAGTAACAGATTTGAAGAGTAGTCGGTTGGCTACTCTTCTTTCATATTATATTTACATTCAAAATATTTATTTTTGAAATGAAACATAAATGATTTCCGTTGATTCTTCATGCTATGTAATAATTTTACAATTGGTATTACCATGTAAAGTCCAAGACTAACAATTGTACCGTAATTTTCAATAAAGGAAATGATTAAATTGATTTTGTTCATTAACTTGACCTCTCTTTCGTCTTCCTACTTATTAATGCACTTTTCTTAATGTATTTTCCCCACATTTTCTAAAACTTTTTCAAAACATACGTTCTGATAGTATTCTGTCGATTATTGGTATATAATGGTAATATTAAATACTAATGATTGGTGGATACTATGGTAAATTCAGATTATATATTATTTTTAGATGAAAGCGCAGAAACAAAAACAAATCCATATTTGTTACTTGGTGGTATTATAATATCAAGAAATGATTACAAAAAATTCTTGATACCCTCTATACAGAGTACAAAATCTATTTTAGGAAATTCTAACATCGTATTTCATTATACTGACATTCTTAAAAAGCAGAAAGATTTTAAGATTCTATGTTCAAATACTGATATGCAGACTAAGTTTTGGACTTCACTAAGAAAAAGTATTAATGAAACAGATTTTAAAGTAATAACTGCATATACTAATGTAAAGGAGTATCTTAAGGAATATCCTGAATTATCTCATGATATATATGAGATACTTTTCTCTTCTGTAATAAATAGTTATATACACTTTTTAATAAAAAATAAAGCTCGTGGGAGCATAGTATTTGAATCAAGAGAAGAAACACAGAATAGAAAAATACAAAAACATTATTTTAATATTCTACAAAATGGTACTAACATTTACATCCCAGAGGCGATTGATAAATATATAACCACAACGAGTTTTACTGTAAAAGAAGAAAACAGTATTGGATTACAAATGGCAGATATCGTTGCATATAATTGTATAAGATATATCAATGGATATAAAATTCAACATTCTATATGGAATGTTTTAGAACCAAAAATATATGATGGCTACAAAGAAAACATTAATTCGTATGGGCTAGTAAAATTATTCTAGCATTGACAACAAGTTTATTATTTGATATAATACCTATTACAAACAAGGAAATGGGTGTCCATTAGCCTTGACTTGTACCATATCAAACAGAAATGGGTGTCCATTAGCTGATAGGTATGTGACATCAGGAGGAACTTAAACAATTGTCTTTTGACATGCGTTTAACACATGAGGTAATACGGAGTCATATTTTTATGACTCCGTATTATTTTTGTATAAATAAAAAGACTCATCTTTCGATAAGTCTTTTATTGGCAACGTAAAATTATTTTAATATATTCTTATTTTCTAACTCAGAATATATTTGATTATAAGCCTTTTCAAACTCTCCCATTCTTTTGCCAAGAGGGTTATCGTATGATGTTTTTAACATTTGATTTTCCTTCATATATTCAAATGCTAGTTCATATGCCGCCTTACTTATACTTACGTCTCCCATATCCATCAACCTCCTTTGTATAAAATAATATTATATTTATAATCATATCACTTTATTAAAAGAAGGAATATTGTAAACATACGTTTTGTTAAGTATTGTCAAAATTTACCAAGTGCTACCACAATCATTGCATTTGTGTGTTTTACCAATTTTACTACTGGCAAGACCAAACACACCGACTGATACTGCTCTATTAACTGTGCCAATTTTTGTGACATTTGTTGAATGGCAATATGGACAATTGGTATTATGCTTAGTAGATTGCTTAATGGTATGTTGATTTATCCTATTAAAATATTCTTCATTTGATTCATTATTGCTATTTGTGATATGTTGGGCAAAATAATTTTTTGGCTTGTTTATAATAAAATCATTCACCATTTTATAGATAGGATCTTTCAATAATTTCTTTTTTGAAAACATATTGGCATTATTTATTTCTCGAATGATTTCTTTACATTCTTTTTCAGAAATAAAATCTATAGATTTACATTTATCACATTCTATATCTTTATCAAATAGCTCTCTTCCACATTTTGAACAATATTTCATAATTAATCTCCTTAATTTATATAACTCAAACATATATAGATTATTATATCATAGTACGATATTCAGAACAATAGACGAAAATGTTACAGGAAATGCAAACAAATATGGAATACGAAATTCAAGCTATGCAGACATAGCTAATGCTTATAATGTTGGAGGAATAAAAGGTGTTGGGAATTCCTTATCATCTTTTATAACATCAAAAGATTTAGACAATATTAAAGAATTCAATAGATTAGTTTCGGAAGAAGGTGTGTCTTCACAAACAGCATGGTATAAAACTATGCAGACAAGTTCGAGTGCAGCAAAGGAACTGTTTGATAATGAAGAAAATTTAATAAAGTCAGGAAATTCTGTAATACTTTCTGAAGAAACTATATCTAATGCGACAAATACTATGACATTTTCTGCTAAAGCAGGTCAAGTGGCTCTCAAAGGTCTTGCTCTTGCAGGAAATATGGTTGTCGGAATTTTAGCAGGATTCGTAATATCTAAAGCTATTGAAGGATTAGATAATCTGGTTCATGCAGCCGACAATGCAAAGGAATCAGCCGAAGGTTTTGCGAGTTCGTTCAGTTCAATGAACGATGAATTCAGTTCTAATGATAGCAAACTATCTGACTTACAAAAACAGTATGACGAATTATCCAAGGGTGTAAATTCATTAGGAGAAAATGTTAGCCTTACAACTGATCAATATGATGAATACAAACAGGTTGTATCTGAAATTTCAGACATGATGCCAAGTCTTCTTGCTCGGTATGATGATGAGGGTAACAAAATCGGTTTTGTTCAAGGTAAACTCAGTAATTTAAACGCTGAATATGATAAATACAAAAAGAACAAAGCAATGGATCTTGTTAATGGTGAAAATGATAACGGTGATTCCATCAAAGATGTATTTGATAATTACCAATATCAGACTGCACATACAGATGCAAATGGCAATGTTGTCGGCAAACGAAAGATGTTTGGTGATAGCAATTATGAAAAGATTTTAGCACTTCAGTCAGAAATTGACAGTGGTTATGATGGAATTTTTGGTCAAAACAAACTTACTAATGAAGATATCGAGAAAAAGACAGCATTAATTCAAAAGTATCAATCAGAAATTGATGCAAGCGTGTCAGCTATTCAAAATGCGCTGTCTGCTATTGCTCAGTCTGGTGACGAATATTATAAATTATCTGATCAAGAACAGCAATTTCTTGATACATATATAAATAGTCTGTCACAAGATTTTATAGATGAGAATAATCTCACCAACGAAACAACTGCTAGAACATTCATAAATAATCTTATTAATGATATCGAGTCTGGCAAGCCAGAAATAATGAAAGCTTATAATGATTTGTTCTCATTTAATATTGATGATACAGATCTTAGCCCAGAGGAAGTTCAAAAAAAGGTCAATAAATTAATTCAACAGCTTGCAAAAGCTTTAGGTGAAGATAATTGGCAAGATTTAAAGATAAGATTAGGATTTGAGTTTGTAGATGATAATGTAAAAGATTATGAAGATACAATCAATCGTTTTAATGATCCTGATAAAATCAAACAGTTTTTTAACACAGAAGGAATTAATACTTCTGATGAAGTTAAACAATTTAATGATTTAACAAAAGGAATTAATGATGCTGATAAAGCAATTCAGACATGGAACGAACACAAGAAAGAAGACAATGAAACACCGATTTCCTTCACTGATGCTCTCAATTCGTCTGAATACGCAGATATAAAAGAAAAGCTTCTCGATCTTGCAAAATCTGGTGAAATCACATCTGAAACGCTCTCTTCTACCCAAGAATATAATGCACTATTAGAAAAAGTTGGTATATCTGCTGAATCTGCAAAAGACCAAATTCTTGATATGCTTTCAGCGCAGGAACGACTTGCAGGTGCAGCACAGGGACTTAGCAAATTAAAATCTGCTTATGAAGAATTCAAGAATGAAGATATTGGTTTTGTAACGGCAGAAACTTTAGAGTCTTTACCGGATGTGTTTAAAAATCTTCCTGATTTTGATTTATTCAGTAAAATTGTTGGCAATCCTGAGAGCGGCAAGGAGAAAATTCAGCAAGCATTTAATGATATTGTCAAGTCATATCTTGCTGACCAAGAGACACTTCAAGGATTAGTTAATGCAGACAGTGCAACTATTCAGACTTATATCGCTAATCTAAAGCAGATGGGCATTACTAATGCAGAGGAGGTTATCAGAACTGCGAATGAGGCTTTGAATTCTGACAATGAAATGATTAATGCCGCTGAAAAAGAATATAACAAGTACCTTAAAGGTAAGCTTAAAGGTGGAGAAAAATTTTTAGAATCTACCGCTTCGAATAATTCAAAACTCAAAAATGCATTAGGAAGTACATATAAATCAGATTATGATAATTGGTGCGATTTACTTTCTAAGAAAGCTGATGCATATAACGAGTTTGTCAAAGCCATTGGTGGTTCGTATGATGATTCCAAAAATGTAGCTCAAAATCTTGTAGCGAACAATGGAGCATTTGGAGCAAATGAATATGCCGAAGCGCAAGCTGCATATGATAAATGGAAACAGACAAAAAAACAAGCGGATGATTTAAAGAATTCTTTAAAACTTGATTATTCGCAGATTACAACAGATTTTGGTGCAAATTGGAGTCCTACTACAAAAAAATCAAAATCTAAATCCAAAACAAAATCCGATGCTGCCGAAGTATTTGATTTTATTGAGATTAAACTCAATAACCTTGCAGACAAGGCTTCAAAAGCAAAGGATAGGATTGATGATCTTCTCACATTCGGTCAGAAGAAAAATCAAACCAAAAAAGCAATCGAAGCTACAACAAAGGCTATTACTGCACAGGAAAAGGCATACAAGAAATACATAGCATATGCCAATAAAACTGCGAAAAAACAGAATAGCAAAAAGACAACTTCATCATCCTCATCTTCTTCAGGTGGAAATGCTGTATATGATACTGCTACAGATTATCTTGGGCTGAAATATGTTTGGGGTGGTGCAAGTCTTACAAAAGGTGCGGATTGTTCTGGATTTACACAGCAGATTTATAAGAAGTTTGGTGTAAGTTTACCACACAAAGCATCATATCAAGCTAAGATGGGAACAAAGATCACTTCAAAAAGTGATTTGCAGGCTGGTGACTTAGTATTCTTTGGAAGCAAGAACAACATCACACATGTAGGTATTTATGGTGGAGACGGTAAGTTTATTGAGTCCCCTCATACTGGTGCATCTGTAAGAGTTTCCAAGCTTTCATCTCGTAAGGATTTTGTATCTGGTTCACGTTTTAGTGGAATAAGTGGTTCTACAAAGACAAGCGGAAAAAATGTAAAAAAGGTCAAAGGTGTATCATCCAAGACACTTGAACATTATAAGAGACTTATCCGTGAAGGAACACTTGGTTCAGATGGTATTGCTTCTATTAAGAATGAAAACCTGAAAAATGCATTAAAGGATTATCAGACCTATTATGAAAAAGCAAAAGCTTGCAAGGAACAGGTTGCCAGTCTTACGGATCAATTAAAGGATTTATATGAGACTTTAGCGAACAACCCGATTGACAATGCTTCTGATAAGATTGAAAAACTTGGAACTAAGATGGATATTCTGAATGCCAAGGTAGGTAATCTTACATTTAATCCAACAAAGAAAATCGGTACGTCTGATATTGACAGTCTGTATAAACAGATTATTAAAAACTATAATAGCCAGTTATCAGCTTCAAAAACTGCTTATACTGGTGCAACAAAGAGTTACAACTCAAATAAGAGTTCTCTTACAAAGTCTCTTAAAAAAACAAAAGCTAAAAACATTGGTCTTACTCAAAAGGAATTTAATTCTATTAAGAGTAATTTAAAATCCAATAAGTCAATTTCGTATAATCTTATTAACAAAATTGAAAATGACACTCTTAGGGAAAAGTGCATAGCACATAATGAATATCTTCTTGCAAAGAATACCGCAACTGATAATTATAATCAGGCTAAAGAGGATCATACCTCTAATGTGCGTCAGGCTAGGAAAGATCGCTTTGATAAGGTACAGGAACGATACGATAATAAAGCTGGGCTGATTGAGCAGAAAAAGAACGCTGTCTCTAATTCTCTTAGTATAGCTGAAGCAAAAGGTCAGTTGATTGGTGAGGCTTACTATACACGTCAGGCAAATGCCGTCAAATCTGACATGAAGCTTAAACAAGAAGAAGCTGGAAAACTTGCAAAGAAATTATCTACGATTAAGTTTGGTAGCAATGAATGGTATGAAGCTCAAGAAGCCTTAAATGGTGTCTATGAATCTATTCAACAGGATGAGCAGGAACTTGCAGAGTTTCAAAAGTCTATCAATGAATTGAAATTTGATCGTTTTGATGAGTTACTTAATAAGCTTGGAGACATCACAGACGAGACAGATTTCTTAATTGACATGCTCGATTCTGACAATCTGTTTGACAGTGATACAGGAATGATTACTGATGATGGTATTACTGCTATTGGACTTACTGCGCAGAATTATGATACATATCTTGCGGAGGCTCAAAAGTACAAAGATGCTATTGCTGATTTGAATGAGATGTATAAGAATGGCGAGATTAGTCTTACTGACTACAATTCGCAGTTAAGAACTTATCAGCAAGGTCAGCGTGATTCTATTAAGTCTGCAAATGAAGCAAAGAAGTCATTAGTTGCCTATGTAAAGCAAGGACTCGATGCGCAGAACGATGCTCTTTCTGATGCTATTGATAAGAAGAAAAAATTATTAGAAACTGAGAAGGATTTGCATGATTTTCAGTCAAAGATCGCTGATCAAAATAAGAATATCGCTAAAATTGAAAAACAAATTGCGGCACTGGAATCTGATGACTCTGAAGAGAATCGTAAAAAGTTGCAACAGCTCAAATCTAACCTTCAGGATGCACAGAAAGATAGAGAGGATACATTGTATGATCGCTCTATTTCCGACCAAGAGGATTCCCTCGATAAAATGCTTGAAAATAGCAAAAAGCAAGCAGAGGATTATTTAAAGGATACCAATAAAGTATTCTCCGATGCTCTCACATATGTAAATGCAAATTCTTCACAGGTTGCATCTAATATTGAGAAAATTGCAAAGGATACTGGATATGATATATCTTCGTACATTGTGAATGCTTGGGAAAAGGGTGGATCTGCTGTAGGTGATTATGCAAGTACATTATCTTCTAACATTCCAAATATTACCGCACAGCTTGGATTGATTGCATCTTCATGGCAATCTATTTGTGATGCTGCTGACAGAGCCGCTGAAGCAAGTGCCAAGTATGCAGAAACAAAAGTTACAGACACACAAGGTATTGGATCATCCAACGATTCAGGAACTTCAAGCGGAAACGGTTCTGGTTCTTCTGGTAATAACAATGCTGATAAACAACAAGAGTTGAATAAACTCAGAAAGAAAGCAAGTGATATTACAGAATGGATATCTAAGCATTCAGTATCGGCAACACACAAGAAATCGTATTACGGTGCTCTTAATCAGTATCTTTATGATAAACAGCATGGACAAGTTCTGAGTAAGGCTGATGAAATTGCCCTTGCGAAGAAACTTGGTGTATCTGTAAAAAGTGATTTGTCTGGTAAGAATGATAGAGAAAAAATTGCTTCAGCTCTCAAGAAACTTATAAAAGACGCTTCGTTCTCAACTGGCGGTGTGATTAAGGATCTTGTTAAACTTTCTGGTGAAGATGGTATTAGTTTCTTACAACGTGGTAAAGCTGTACTTTCTAAGGAACAAACACAAGCATTGTTGAATTTTAAGCCTGTTATTCCACAGATTGACTCTATTATTGGCAATTTGAAGAACATTCCTATTGAGAAAGTTTCATCACAATCTCCTACTTATCAAATTGATAATAGAACGATTGTTGAAGGCGTTGCCACCGATCAGATTGTTAAACAGATGGAAGGTGTTGCTCAGAAACAGGCTGAAAATGTTGTAAGAAAGATTAACCAAGCCACTTATGCTAAAGGTGTAAGAAGATAATTTATGGAGAGGATGTAATAGTCCTCTCCTATTTAAATGGAGGAAAATATATGTCAGAAGTGACTAATGAAAGAAAAGTAAGCATTCTCGAAAAACTACTTCTTGAACGTGATGAACAGATTCGGATGTTACAGGAAGAGAACACTGAATTAGAGAAAGAAATTGAAAGTTTTGGGAGTGATATTCAGGAATTACAGGATATTATTTCTGAGACACAAAAGTTAAATAGAGAGTTTTCTGGCACAAACAGAGAAATGAAAAAACTAAAAAAGAAATATGAAAAAGAAATGAAGAAAATGATGTAAAAAGAAAGGAGGTTACCATGACAATTCAAACTCGTGGTTTTACTTTTGATAGCATAACCTCCGATGAGCTTGGACTTATGGTGTGTGAATTCAATGGGAATACCTCATCTGAAACATCTGGTGGAAATATTGAATTTACCTTGATATCTGCTCCTATCAGAAATAGATGGTACAAAAGTGGAAATGCAAACTATTCAGAAGCGATTAAGTTTGAATTTCAAGTTATGAAACAGAATTTTGAGCCAATTGATTCATATGAATATTCTACTTATGCTAGATTATTACAAAGAAAAGATGATTACAAAGAATTTACAATCACAAAGTCTGATTATGATACAGTACATTTTTATGTGCAATTAAATATTTCACCGATTCAAGTCGGTGGCGATATTATGGGGCTTAATATTACAGGCACTACAGATTCTCCGTATGCTTATGGACAAATGATTACAAAGAAAATTTCTACTAAAAATGGTATTGGTATGTTAAAGTTCGCAGATATGAGTGATGAAATTGGTTATATTTATCCTGATGTTGAAATTGACGTTTCCAGTGCTTGCAATCTTAAAATTGTCAATGAAACATCGGGTGAAATTTTCAAGCTGAATAATTGCATCAATAATGAAGTTATAAAAATTGATGGAACAATCTTAGAAATCACTTCTACAGCTATATCCCATAAAATCTACAATGATACCAACTACAAGTTCCCACGTATTGTAAACGACTTAAATAAAAGGACAAATATATTTAAAATCGAGGGTAATTGCACTCTTACGATGAAATATAGACCAATAAGGAAGGTGGTGATCTGATGGCAGTTCAATCATTTAATTTATCAGTTGATTTTTTAAACAATCTTGAAAAACCAATTATTTACATTGCTAAAAAGGATAAGACTTTCCTTGGCGCAGTAAGTATCTACGATGATTTATCTCTTACTTTTAATCTAAATGCTTATCAGACTGCTTCTTTTAAAATCTATAGAGACATCAATGGCAAGAAATATGAACATTATGACGATTTTCAAGAAGACCGTTTAATTATGATTCAAGGTATTAGTTGGTATAAAATTCATGTGGAGACTAATATTGAGAATACAGGGATCTCAAAAAGTATTACAGCAAATTCATTAGAGTGTACATTGTGTAACAAGCGACTCATTGATTTTGAATGTAATACGGGCGAGATTCTATATGATGATTATGTGAAAACTATCTTCTGTGATCCTACCAATCCTAAAGGAAGTTTATTGCATCGAGTATTAAATGTTGCTCCGAGTTGGTCAGTTGGTCATGTAGATGCAACTCTTGCGAATAAACAGAGAAGTTTTGACGAGGACGATGTGGATGTATATTCATTCTTGACTGGTGATGTATCAGAAGCATTTAATTGCTTGTTTATTTTTGATACATTCAATATGACTGTAAATGCATATGACTTAGACAATTATGGTGATGATACTAATATATACGTTTCTATGGATAACTTGGCTCAGTCAATGACAGAAACTATTGATGAAAATAGTATTATCACATGCTACCGTGTAAATGGCGGTGATGGAATTTATATCAATGAAGTCAATCCAAATAGCACAAATAAAATTTACAATTTTGAGTATTATTTGCCTGAAATGGAAGAATCTATCCAGAATAAGGTAAAAGCATATAATGAGAAATATCAGTCTTTGAAACCACAATATGAAGAAATTATGAAACGTCTTGGTGTTCAGATTGGCGTAATCCAGGATCTCGAAACACGATTACCTGATAGTTTGGATTCTAAGGATTGGACTAAATATGGATTAGAGTTTTTGGATTCTAAGGTTAAATCATTCAAGAATATAGATGAAGTTTATTGTGCCCAAGGCATGAACAAACCAGACTCTTTTAACTATAATCTATATCAACAGAACCTTGAAAATTTGAATAGTGTTACTGCCGAATACAACAAAAGAAAAACCGAGGTTGATTCTGCTACAGAAGTTTATAATTCTATTATCGCAGAAAGAAATGCTGTTCAATCTCAGTTAGATATGGATAAATGGTTTACTAAGGATGAATGGAAAACACTTGATTCTTATGTTGTAGAAGAAACATATAGTAATGATAACTATATCACCACAGATAATACAACAGACACAGAAAGATTTGATATTGAGCGACAGTTATTTGATGTTGCATGGAAAGATTTATCTAAGAAATGTAGACCACAATACCAATACTCTTCTACTCTTTCTAATGTTCTTACTATTCCGCAATTCAAAGGATTTCTGAAATATTTTCAACTTGGCAATTTTATTAGAATGTCTACTGATTACGACACTGTTATTAAACTGAGACTAATTAGCTTCACGGTCGATTATAATGATACAAGTAAAATTGATGTAACATTCTCAGATGCTATTCGAGTTCATGATATTTACGAAGACGCTTCTAGTATTCAATCACAAGTTAATTCAGCCGCAATGAGTTTTCAATTCAATAAAGATCAATATGATAAGTCATCTAAACAATCTAATTGGGTTTCTGAGATGAGAAAATATGGATTAGACGTTGCTACTGTTCAAATTCATAATGCTAAAAATCAGAGTCAAACTTGGGATCAAACAGGCATGTCATTCAAGATGTGGAATGAACAAAGAAATGATTTTGATCCAGAACAGATTAAGATTATCAACAATCTTTTATGCTTTAGTGATGATGGATTTAATACTGTAAAGACAGCAATTGGTAAAATTCCGATTGATAAAAATGGAAATTATGCATATGGACTAAATGCAGAAGTTATTTTCGGTAAAGCAATTTTTGGCGAAAATCTTACTATTCAGAATGATACAGCCAAGTTTTTATTTGATAAAAATGGATTCTCTGCTACAAGTGGAAATAATTCGGTAAGGATTAATCCTGATAAATCAGGCGAACTATTCTCTATCTGTAAAGGATCAAATAAGCAATTCTATGTTGATGCAGATGGTAATGTTCATTTCACAGGAGATTTAAGCGGTGCTACGGGTACATTTAGTGGTCTTGTTAGTGGCGGTAGTATCAATATTGGTAATGGGACATTTATTGTGGACAGTAATGGTAATATGACTGCTAATAGCGGTAAATTCGGTGGAACGTTGGACGGTGCTACGGGTACATTTAGTGGAGCTATATATGCTTCCAATGGAACTATTGGTGGTTGGACTATTGGCGCAAATTCATTATATAGTAATTATGTAAATACAACGGCTGGTATTTTAAGTACGTCACTTTCTCCTGCCGGGTTAACGTTTCAAAAACAAAATAATTTTACCTTTATACTCAATCCATTAAATATTGGATGGGATATGAATGGTGAAATTTGTTCGTTAATACAGCAAAAATCTATAACAACACCTTTTATGTCTGTGAATGATTTACAGTTTGTTAGAACTAACAATCCAAAAATTATTTGCGAGGCAGGTATATTAACGTTTGACACGGTTAATAATGTACATTTTTCTAAAACTCCATATGTGGACAATTATCAGTCTTATCTTGCTAGAGAGGAATGGTGCAATGACAAATTTGCATTAAAAAATCATCTACACCCAGGCTATTTAACTTCTAGCTCTTTAAATGGATATACGACTAATACACATCTTGAAAGTAGATTAGACGATGTAAAGAATTGGGTTAGAAATAACTTTAAAAGAAAATAATTGAAAGGAAAATAAAATGGAACAAAAACAGAATAATACACAACCACTAGAAGTTGTTTCTTATGAGAAAGATAAGATTCAGCTTCTTTTTAATATACTAAATTCCATGTCTTTTACAGGAGTTCAGCAAGCACAAGGAATTGCACAGATTAGTGTAATTTTAAATAATCCAATTAAGCCTATTGAGAAGGAGAACTCAGAAAACAATGAGGTGAAATAATGTCATGCGAAGTTTTTAATAATTCAGACTTTGGTATGATTGAAGGTTGTCAACAGACATTCGAGGTCGATTTATATGACATTTTAGATACAGAATATCATATAGCGGCTTCTTCTTGTGAATGGCGTTTAGCAAAGTACGGAGAAACAGAGGTTTTGGCAACTGAATCAACAACCAAAGGCACAATTAAAATTACAGATAATGTAATTCAAATCACTATCCCATCTTCTGACACGTTAAATCTATTTGGTAAATTTACACATCAACTGATTATAACAGATAGACTTGGGAATCGTTTCGTTGCCGATCTCGGCAAAATCTCAATAAAACCTATGATCAAATAAATAAGGAGGATTCGTAATGATTAATACATACGAGAAGAATCAGATTTTAACTAATATCTTTCGTAATGGCGAAAAGACAATTTATATCGGAGTAAGCAAGACAGCTCCTACAGAAGCGGGAACAAACTGTACAGAGCCTACTGCTCCTAGTTACAAGCGTTTCTCAGCTAAGTGTGATTCTACTAACTGGAGTGAACCAAACGAAGGTGCAATCTCAAACTCTGTAGTATTCCGTTTTGACGAGGCTGCTGAATCATGGACTACGGCTGCTTCCCCTGTTACACATTGGGTGATTTTTGATGCAGAGACAGGTGGAAATATGATGTTCTATGGAGAGTTAATGAGGGCACAGGAAATTCCGGCAGGTGCAGTTCTTGAAATTCCAACAGAAGGGTTAACTACTACTGTACTGAACGCATAAAAGAAAACGAGGTGAAGTATGCGAATAAACTATCACATTTTATCATCCAAGATTTCGGATAGACAAACATTTCGTGAGTATATTCATGGTGCTTCACGATATACTCAGCTTGTTAATACGAGTTTTATTAAAATTAAGAACTCTATTAAAACAGCATTAAAAGCAATATTAAAGCCACGCACAAATAACGTGGCTTTTAATAATTCAAAATTTCTAACAAGAGTCTTGTTTTTGTTCCATGCAAAATCAAGAAATGAGATTAAATTTGATGATGATTCAACATTTTTAATTCGTGAAAATGTCAAAAATAAAGAAGAAAACACAATAAAGATAGAGAATAAAAATACTTCCTCTATAGTTTCTGAAAGAATTGAGTCAAAAAACGATTCTGATATTGTTGTACAGAACAATAACTCTTCTCTTTCATTAAGCGAAAAACTGAAAATTGATAATAATGAGATTCAGCTTAAGAACAACGAAGTTCATACGCAGATAGACATTTTTAATGAATCAAATGAAGATAATAAAATCAATTTTACAAATGGGAAGGTCAATATGTCTGCTTCTTATTTGATACGATTAAAAATGATGAGTGGATCATTAAATAGTTATTATAATCAAACAATCTCAGAAACAGGTAGAAAGAAAATAATTTAAAAGGAGGAAGTATATGTCAGAGATATTAAGTAACACTGGCGTTAAGTTGTGGGCTGAAACAGATTACAGCGAATTATGGTTGACTGTATTTGATCAACTTACAGGTCAAGGTGGTAAAAGCAATATTCGACTGATTGATGAGGCTATTGGCAAAATTAACGCCGCTCTTGACGGTTACAAATTTGAATTTTCCTCTGATGAGGATAGACTGTATATCTCTAAAGGAGATTCAAAGTTACCAGTTTCGTTAATTGATTCAAACGGTCACGTTGCATCAAAAGTTGACGGTACTACCATTACTATTGACGAAAGCGGTGTTGTAAAAGGAATTCCTGTAGATGATGCTTTATCAGAAGAATCAACAAATCCTTTACAGAATAAAGTGATTGCTGGCGAATTAAAAAGCATTAAATCTAAGATTGGAACAGATGAATCTGTAATAAAACAGAATACATCGAATATTACGAGCAATACGAAAAGAATTGAAGCTAATGAAACGGCGATTTCAACGCTTAATGGAACGGGAAATGGTTCGGTAAAAAAAGCAGTTTCGGATGGAATTGCAAAGGTTGTAGCTGGTGCACCTGAAGATTTTGATACATTAAAGGAAATGTCTGATTGGATTTCTACACATGAAACAAGTGCGTCTGCCATGAATAGTGCCATTAAGGATAATAAGAGTGCTATTACAGCATTACAGATTGGTAAAGCGGATAAGACGGAAATTCCAATAGTTCCAACAAATGTATCTGAGTTTACAAATGATGCAGGATATCTTACTGAACATCAAGATATCTCTAATCTTGTTGTAAAGGAAGAAGGTAAGGGATTATCTTCTAATGATTATACAAGCGAAGAAAAGACTAAGCTTGGTGGTGTTGGAACTTCGCAGGGAAGAAATATTATACCATATCCGTATTCTCAAACCACTAAAACTGTATATGGAGTAACATTTACAGATAATAAAGATGGTTCTATCGGTATTTCTGGAACGCAAGATGGCAGTACATCAAGACCTTATATGGGTGTTGGTATATGGTGGGGTACAGATAAAAAAGAGGGCAACATTAAAATTGATGTCAATACTTATTTTACTATTTCTGCTAATTGTAGCTCTGACAATGCAGGGATTCGCTATTACGTTTATGATGAAAGTGGTTCAAAATTAGCTGATAATATAGTTTATGGTACAGCGACAAAAACATTAAAATTTGATGTTGATACTTGGGTTGCTTTATGTATTGAAACTGTCGCTAATAGCGAAACTTATGATTGTATATGCAAACCTCAATTAGAGTTAGGTACTATTGCTCATGCTTATGAACCATCAATAGAGAGCAATGTAAATCTGAAAAAAGAAATTGACAAAACTTCGACTTTGCAAGGACAGAATCTAATACCTTATCCATATGACGGAACCGAAGGGAATACTAACGGTATCACTTGGACTGTAAACGATGACGGGTCTGTAACTGCTAATGGCACGGCTAGTAAAGAGGCACCGTATTCATTGATATATCCATATAATTTATCTACCATGAAATCGCTTCAGTTAGGAAATACCTATATTATTAGCGATGGGCTCACTGATGAACAGCATACAAACGTTGGCTATATGCAGCTTGTTCGTTATGATAAAAACAATCCTACCAATTGGAAGTACGGAGTTTCTTCAATGAAAGGAACTGAAATATATACAGCAAATGATGAGAATACTCTCCAGTATGGAATAAGGTTGATTATTCGAAACGGCGCAACTGCTAATAATATTACATTTAAGCCAATGCTTGAAGTAGGTACGATGTCGCATGAATATCAACCTACTACGATTAGCAATACTTCTTTAAATGAAAGATTATCAGATCAGCAAGGACAGAATCTAATACCTTATCCATATTATAGACCGGATAGTTATACGAATAACGGTATCACTTGGACAGTAAACGAAGATGGGTCTGTAACTGCTAACGGTACAGCTACGGCTACCGCGCACTATACTGTTTTTATAGGCAAGTTAGGATTAGAAATTGGAAAAAATTACGTGTTGACGATAACTACAGTCAAAGGGCAAGCGTCTTTATATTTAGCCAATAAAAACAAACAAAATATAAATACGGACATTGCTGCTTGCCGTACTGTTAATAATTCAACATTAAGTGTTATTTTTAAGTATTCGCAAACCGATGACTTTGATCGTGATGAACTTGGTTTATATATTGTAGCTGGTACTACTTTAACTAACTGTATTATAAAATTCCAGTTAGAACGTGGCACTATAAGACACGAATACCAGCCTACAACTCTTAGTAACCCTACGCTGAAAAAGGAGATCGGAAGCGCACTGCAACCGGAAAGTATCGTAAATAACCAGACAACGACTGTGGCGGGATTTGCACTGGACGCAAGGCAGGCGAACCCGAATATTGATGGATCGCTCGCAAAGCAGATAAGTGATTTAAACGACAGTTTAGGAACTTTCGATTTTATCCCAGATGGTAGCAATTTAAATTATTACACATCTGGAGTATATATGATTGGGGACACTAATAAATTAGAAAATTCGCCAGGTGCAAGTTGGTCAATTCTCATTGCATTTGGTTCTAATTTTATATATAGTGTTCAAATCGTTATAAGTGTGCTCGATAGCAAAAATAGTATATATGTAAGAACCAAAACTGAAACAAATGAATGGTGTCCTTGGTTTAAAAAATAAACAAAAAATACAAATTAAAGTGTTCTCCACTCAGACCATTCAGTTGCCCATGCACAGTTGCGTATTTTAATGTCAGTATTAAAACCGCTAATAAGGATTTGACAGCCGAAACATAGTGCATCGGATGATCCATGATTAAATCCAATTATAGTATCGCCAGTAGGAGATAAAAGAAAGTATACAGCAACTCCTTGTGTCAAATCTACAAAATATTTAGGTTTTTTATTTACTAACTCGACATCGTTTATAAACCTTACAGAAAAACGAACATCAAAATACAGATAGTTTCCTAAACTGCCGTTTAAGAAAATATATCGAACAAACATTCGAACGTAACTTATAAACCATTTTTATAGAAAGGAATTAAAAAACATGGATAAAATTATTTTAAAAGATCAGACCAGCTTCGAGGTTGCCGATGGTGCAAGCCTTGGAAACATCCAGATCAAAGCCGAGAACTTCGAAGCCATTAAAACGATCACGGATGCTTTTACTGCAGACAACATGCAGGAAGTTACATTTACACACAACGATGCAGTGTCGGGGGAATACACCGATCTGAAATCCGATGGGTTTACATACGCACCGAATACGGACGAGGCAGGTAAGGAAGATGGAACCTACACGGTTACTATCAGGCTGCGAACCAAAAATGAAATCGAAAAACGTCTGGATTCATTGGAAAAAGGTCACATTGCAAACGCTACTGCTATTGATTCAATCATCACAGATATTATTCCAGGTATGGAAGATACTGAAGGTGCTGAATAAATATATTTCAAAGGAGGATTTTAATATGGAAACATTTATGGCAACAAGAATTGAAGAAGCAAGAGAAATTAGTCTTGAAAAAGGACAGGCAAAGTACAGAGCATATTTCGTAAGAAAGAGTGCCGCAAAACTGTATGGACGTTATCAGGATACTGTAAATAGTATCTTGGAACTTGATGGATTCTCAGATTGTATTGTATCTGAATAATCTTATCTACAACTGAATATTGAATAACCGAACCTCCGTTCTAAAATCAATTCCATTTATTTCCAAATGGAGAATATATATGTAGAACATATAAATTTTGATTTAGGATGGAGGTATTTTTTACGTTATGGAAGAGAAATTTAGATTAGAATTATTATCAATGATTGACAGATTTGCAGATGATAATACTGTAATGATGATAGATGGATGTGTTTGTAGATTATTAAGAAAATATGATATAAATGAGAAACATACAGAATTGTGTGTACTTGAAAATGAGAATGAGAAAATTCTTAATACATATAGAGCTTCTTTGCGTCTTGAAGGTCGTTCACCCAGTACAATTTATCAGTATATGGATTCGATTAAGCACACGTTAGATGATCTTGGAAACAAAAATATAAAGGATATTACTACAAACGACATTAGATGGGCACTCTCATTGTATCAGCAAAGAGTTTCAAATACTACTGCTAATAATAGGAGAAAAAACCTTTCTGCGTTCTTTAGATGGTTGACTCTTGAAGAAATTATTCCAAAGAATCCTATGTTGAAAATCCATGAGATTAAGTCTCGATATGTCACAAAGAAACCATTCTCTGATGAAGATGTAGAAAAGCTTTTAGATAACTGCGATACAATTAAAAACCGTGAGGATATTGATTTTAAATCGGGCGAATGTACTGTTATCGGTAAGGGAAATAAAGAACGAACCGTTTATATATCTGAACGCTCTATGTATTATATCAAAGAATATATTATGACTAGAAAAGACAATCTTGAACCATTATTTTTAAATGATCATGGAACACGATTATCAAAGGAAAGCATTAGACAAAGATTACATAAAATTGGAGATGTGGCAAAAGTAAGTAATGTACATCCGCATAGATGTAGACGTACTTTGGCTACCGAATTAGCACGTAAGGGTATGCCAATTCAATATGTACAACAAATATTAGGACATGCTAAATTAGATACAACTATGATTTATTGTATTTGTGATAAGAAAAATGTTGAAAATGAGTTTAATAAAGTTATGTAATTGACATCGTATTGTTCATATACTCCAACAGGAAAAGAACAAAGCACACAAAAATAAAAATGAGTGTATGGAAACATTATGTATATACAAAGAACTTTTGTTCGACAATTTTGGTTAAACGGCAGTTTAGAGAATTATATAACGGCTAGGCAAGGATATTTTGGAACGTCTGGTGTATCTAGTTCATGGATACAAGCATCTGATTACCCGCAGAAGTATCAATATGCATATAAATTTCCTGATGTTGATGGTTACAAATTTCTTATTGGATTTACCAATATTAGATGGACAAACAGTGATAAGTATTATGATTACATGCTTCGAAATTACATACTCAATACTCAGTCTGATAAGGTTGAAATGTACTCTGGGCAAGGAACACCAGATTGTATAATGTATTTTTTTGGATTATACATTAAATCATGATTCTTTAAAATGCAAAATTTTAGGCGAATCCACCAGCACTAATAATAGTTGGTGTTTTAGTATCTTAGGCGCAAATATACGCGAAACTTCCATCTATTCTCTTAGGAGATTCAACGGTCTGGTTTGGATAATATATTGATAATTCGCCATTAGAATTTAAAACTAGCGGAACGGCATGCCCATCAATAGTAATAAAACTTAAATAGAAACTTCTTACTGGCGTATAGATTCCTGTTGCTAAAATTAAACCATGTGTAATTTTAGATGGAGTAATCTCAATAGATATCATAGATAAGTTTCCGCATTTATAATTTAAAACTTTGCCAGCGCCGTTTACGATTGTTACATTGGGATTTCCTTCAATTTTTAAACTGTCGTTTAAATAACATTATCGAATATGCGTTCGTATGCTTACAATAATTCTGTAGACATACGAATATGTATTCTGTTATAATGTCATAATATAGCAGAGGTGATAATATGAAACAAGGTGATGTTGCATGGATTATAGAAAACAATAGAACTGTTCGGGAATGTAAAATAATTCGTATTAGTGGGAATTTGGTGATTATACGTTTCACTGATGGGTGTGGTACTCAATTTCCTTTAAAACGCTTGTATGAGACTCAGGAAGATGCCTATAATGAATTAAGCTACAAATGATACTCTCTCACGGATTCAAGTTGAATATGACACAGAGAATAGACGAAAATGGAACGGACAAATGTTGTAATATGATGTAATAATAATTTAGGGACAAGTAGATGAATTTCTACCTGTCCCTATTTTTTACGATTTTGGATACATTTCATTTTTGAAGTTTTCAAGAATCAAATATATCTAAAATAAGGTTTGGTCTTTTGCACCAATTACTAAAATCTTGCACCAATTTGACACCAATCATACCATACAATACAGTATACTATAGGACAAAATAGTTAATAAAACAAAAATGGAAAGTATTGAAAACACTATAATATCAATACTTTCCACGTTTTTTTGCTCTGCTTTAATCAGCGGTAAAATTACTTAGCGTA